AGGAGGAGGAGGACCATCAGCACCAGCAGCAGGAGGAGGAGGAGGACCATCAGCACCAGCAGCAGCACCAGCACCAGCAGCAGCAGCAGCACCAGGAGGAGCAGAACGACGACCACGACCAGCGGGAAAAACACCAGCTGCATCATCATAAACAGCTGCGCGACCAGGATCGGCGGCGCGGCGAGCAGCAGGAGGAGCAGCAAAAGGAGCAGGTGGATCTTTAAAGCCAAGTTCAGCAGTTAAATTAGCAGGAGGACCGCGTATAAGTTGAGGAGGTGGTATAGGTGCACCTTTTTTTGTAAAAAAATCTAATAATCTGCGTATAAGACCACCACGATCTTTAGCAGCAGCTTCTTCAGCAACTCTAGCTTCTTTAGCAACTCTAGCTTCTTCAGCAACTCTAGCATTATCAGCTGCTATAACAGCATCAGCCTTTTTAGCATCTTCAGCAACTCTAACTTCATCAAGCTCAGCAAGCGCATCAAAATCATCAAAATCATCAAGATCATTATCTGAATATAATTTTTTAAATTCATTACTAGGACTATCAAAAACTTTATTATGCGGAGATTCTATTTTTTTACTAAATTTTTCTACTTGGCTTTTAACACCTGCATTACTACCATCATCACTATTATCATTAAAAGCTTTTACTGCTTCATTATATTCATTCGTTAGTTTATATTTGCTACTTATAAAATATTCTAATGTTTTATCTAAAGCTTGATTAATATATCCCACTAATTTTAATTTATGTTGCATTACTAAGTTTTTATACAGATCACTATTTACAAATTCATAATCAGTAACAACGATATCAGGATTTAATACTGATTCATTATGCATGGTATATAAAAACTTACAAATTTTTTTTATAAAATATATTATTATAAAGGCAATATCTTTATCATCTATTTTATCATTTATATCTTTTTGATATGCTGGAATACATCTAAATATTAATATCATTATAAAAATTACAATAAAATTGGCTCTTTTACTTTTAATTAGTTTATCAGCATAAAAAAGAGTTCTTTTTTCGGATGTAGATACATCAGCATATATGGGATTTTTATTCTTATAATAGCTATTAATAGCTTTTCTTAATGTATTAATATCAAACTCATTTAAGAAAAAATTATTTCCCTCTTGAAATTTACAACGTTGTTCAATAGTATTTAATATTTTAAAGGCTTCATCAATTCTAGTACTAATTTCTGGTGTTATATATCCATATCCGCCAAAAATTATTTTTTTTAATTGTATAAAATGTTTTTCTCTGTTATAAATATTTAATAAATTAGAATGAATTATATTATCGTTTTTTAATTTATATAGTAATGTATATATATTAGCTAAATAATCGAATTTTAAATTATTTTTTTTCATTTTAGTGATAATTTTATTTAATTCTAATTTCAATATTCTATGGTTTTCATATATTGATAATAATGTTATTAATATTTTTATATCATTACTAATAACAGATTTCATATTATCTATTGTTTTGTTTTTATTGAATTTTATTAGATTGGTATTTGCCAATATATTAAAGCGTTTTAATTCTTTAATATGAATGGTTGTCATATATATTCTAATTATTTAAAATTAAAATAATTATATATGAAATATATCGTAAATAAAATAGCCATTACTAATGTTATAAATAAATAATAAGAATATACTGAAAACATTTTATATTTACAAATGTTATATATGTCTACCACTAGACTATCAATATTTGATAATGTATTAAAATAATCATTATATACATAATAATAAATATCTTTATTATTATAAAATGCAGTCTGAATATTAGGATTATCATATTTAATTAATGTATTGGTTCCATCGGGTAATAGTGAATCGTATTTTAAATTCATTAATGGATTTATTTGAGACTTAAATAAAATTTTAATTAAATTATATGTTGAAAGTATATCTTTTAATTCGTTAGTCAAATTATTGTTATTATAATAAGTAATTAGAGTATATGTATAAATAGCTGAACTTATTTTAGTTTTATAATAAATGCCTTTTGCGTCTTTTAATGTTTTGAATTTTTCTAATGTTAGCGATTTATCATTATTATAGGCTTCATTCATAATACCTTTAATATACGATATTAATTTTTCAATAGTACTATTATTTTTAATATCATTACATTTTCCATATTCAAATTTAGTATCTAATTCATTTTTCTTATTAATATAATTACATAAACCTTGAGAATTTATAAAATCTAAATTAATATTCTTATAAACTAATTTAATTAATAAATTCATACCTCTCGATGCATTATTAACGTGTTTAAAATTATAAATAATATATATAATACCCGAAATAATAATTATTAAACATAATACAATTATATAATTAAATTGATTCACTATGATTTCTAGTTTTACAACATAATAATAATATAAAATTATACCTAAAATAATAACCGACACTAATATAAAGAATATTAAATATATGTCTATTGAAAAATTATCAGCAAAATAAATAATATTATTTAACTGATTAAATTCTGGTATATTTTTTAATATAATATTATCATATTTTAAAAAATTACTTATTGTTGTATTAATTAAATAAGCATTTTTAGCAAATATATCGTATTTAATCCAATATATGCAAATGAACAATATAAGTAATAATAAATAATTGAATAATTTATAAATCCATGCACATTTATTATTGTTGGTATCATATACTGTTGTCATAAAGGTATTTAATTCTTTGCCAAATTGTATTTTTTCTTTATAATATTTATCATAAAATACTCGTTTAAATGGTTCAATATATTCGTAAATTAATTGCGATGCACCACTCATTTATCTATTTTATAAAGATTTTATTATCCATAAAAATAAAAATATAAGTACTGGATAAGTAAAACGAACTATAAATTCTTGTAACGGTGATAATACATTATCTGCCAAATATTGTGTTATATAATGACTACCTAATTTTTCTATAGATATACCTAATACTATCACAAATGATAATAAAACTAATTTAAAGACATCACTACGAGACATCGCCATTCTATCCCAAAACGAATATTCGGGATAGCGATTTCTTTTTATTGGTGGTTGTGCAGGTGGTGGCAGTTGTGCTTGTTGTTGAATATAATAATTATTTTGCGGCGGTTGTTGTTGAGGTATTTGAGGTTGTTGATGCTGCGGAGGCATTTGTGGTTGTTGTGGAGGCATTTGGGGTTGATAATCATTTTCGTCATTTATAGGTTTATAATCGTCATAAGCTATATTTAATTCTGTCATTACTTTCTAAACAATAAATATATTTAATTTTAATATCTTATAATAATTACAGAAAGATTATGAGTTATTATAATAATATATTAAGTTTATTTTCATTAGTTATGGCATTAGCTATATTATTTATAGTCCTATTTGGGTGTCAATATAAGAGATACAGACATTATGAAGGGTTTCAAGACATAAAGACTGATGAAAAAAAAGAACAAACTCCTAAAACTTCTCCACCGGCTAAAAATGATTTAAGTCATTTTGAAAATAAATTAATGGAAGGATTAAGCGACGGTACCGTTAGCACTAAAGATTTAGAGACTATGATAAAGAAAGAGGAATTTACACAAGAAAATTTGGAAAATATGATTAATTATATTGAAAAATTTAAGGGAAATAATGGATTAGATTAATAATTATATTTTAATTCTCTTTGTTTATAAATATTTAAATTGTCTCTTGAATAATTTTCATTAACATCATCATTTTCATCATCCTCATCTTCATCATTTTCATTAATTATTTCTTGTTCTTCATTTGTATATTTATATTCATTAAAATTAGTTTTATAATTAGGATTTAATAATGAATTAAAAACTTCTGTTATTTTTATTTTTGGCTCATAATAATAAATAGCTAATGTTATATTATGATTAACACCCTTAAAATCATATAAATATTTATCAGATGTTTCGAATTTTAATGATAATCGAGATAATTTACCAATCGGGTGAAATTCTCTTATTGGAATTTTAGTAATATATAATTTTTCATCATTAAAACCTAAACTAGTTGTGCGGAATTTAGCAATACCTAATGTATAATTTGAATATGCTAAAGAACCGAATGAATGTTCCTCAATTTCTGGGCATCTTAAAACAATATATTTTTCACCAGTAAAGCAAACCATACCAGGTGCTATAATTTTACTTGTTTTAATTGGTGTAGTAATTACACTATTTGGATAATAATCAAATTCAAAACTTATAAATAATTTCTTAAAACTAGTATCATTATAAATATTATCATAATATATATTATTTTTTTTTTCATCTGTTATTGTTTTTGTTATATTAGTTAATAATTTATCATTAACCGTATATTTAATACCATCATCTTCTTTTTTTACTAATAAACTAAAACCTAACGTTTCAGCAATTGTACTATCACGCATATTTAATATAAATGGATATGAACATGTGAATGTTATTACTTCAGCTATCGTAACTGGATTTGTTAAACCATATGCATTAAAATTTTTATTAGGTTCTATAGGAGCTATTAATGAATTAAATGTATCTATAAAATATTGTAATGTATAATCACCAGGCGGCATTACGAACTTTTTAAATATACCATTAAACGTTTCATTATAATTTGATGTAATATCTATATTATTTATAAATGCGTTAAATGATGTATAATCTTTAGTTGGATGAATATAATAATATAACACATTATTATAAATATCTATCGAATACATAGTTCTTGGTATACTAGTATCTATAATATCAAAACCAATAACATTTTTAAAAGGCGTATCAAAATTAATTACATAATTATTTGGATTTGGATAAATACTCATATCTCTATGTTTACTATCAATCAACAATACGAAAGTTTGTTTAATACTGTTATTTTTCAATTGTTTAATATCTTCTATAGACATTATTAATATGAATATATAATTAATTAACTTTATTTTTCTTATATTGTTAGTATAAATGGAAGAAGATAAACTAATTGAATATTATTTAGGATTATTGGGGCAAATTAAATTATATCACTGGAGTGTTATGAAATATTCAAAACATGTAGCATTAGATAATTTACATTCTAATTTATCTGATAATATTGATAAATTCGTTGAATGTTATATTGGTAAATATAATAAACAACCATTACCAATATTTACAATTAATACAACTGCTACAAGCTATACAGCTAATATTATAGGTTATTTAGAAACTCAACGCGAAAATCTAAAAAAAATAAGAAATCAACTTGCAAAATCAACAGACCTTCAAAATATTATTGACGAAATGACAGGTAATATAAATCAAGCTGTTTATTTAATTAAATTAGAATAATTTTTAATAATTACTATGAATCATAAATCGTAATGACTTCTTATTTTTTATTGATGATAATGATGATAATGGTAATGAAGAATGTTTAATTAAAAAGTCAGTTAATACAGTATCGTTATATGGAAATGTATAAATTTTTTGAAATTCTAATAAATTATACATAAATATTGTTTTAAAAATGATATATGCATATGTGTTCGTTTCATCTGTATATATACCATTAGGGGATTCTTTTTGTATTGTTAATATTTGTGATGATTTATATAATGAATATTGCAGTTCTTTTAAAAATAATTTATAAAAATCTAAATTATATTCTATACTAATTTGATATAAATGCATAATAGTAGCCCAGAATTCAACAATTGCCTCGTTTGGGTCTAAACTAGGATTATTTATTTTAAAATGAGTTTTTAATCGATTTTCATTATAACTACTAAAATTCGAATGTATTTGCGTTATATGATGAATTAATTCATGCATAAGGACCTTTGGATATTCTTCAAATCTTAATATATATATTATTGGTTTATTAAGATACGTGAATGCAGAATTACAATTAATTGTTTTTAATGGTTTTCTATAATCTTCTAAATTAAAAGTTTTCTTAAATGGAGATAATAATAAATATATATTTAAATCATATGGTATAAATTGTGATATTACAAATACTCTTTTAATAACTCTTTTTATATGATTAATATCTAAATTATCTTTATATTTTCTGTAATAAATATGAACATTCATATTTTTATATGAAAAATATTCATATGAATCCAATTCATCCATATATTTATTATATTGGGTGTTATATGTGAAAAAACGATTAATATCCTTTTTAATTAAACTATTCATCTATATTATCTGGAAAAAATTGTTTTAGTTCTTTAATAATTGAAATAATATATTTGGGATCTTTTAATTTTCCTGCAATTTGTAATAATATAGATGATTTTAATTTATAATCCATCGATTTATTAATATTCGTTTCATTTATAGCTTTATCATCCCAAAAACAACCTCTAACAATAAAAACATTACTAATATTTGATTTTAATTCGTTTTTTAAATAATTATTTTTGTCATCAACAATCTCATCATTATATTTCCATATATTTTTACCCATATACTTGAATTTATTTTTAATTACTTCATAAATAACTTTAGAAACATCATAATGTGATCCATTTGAACCTATACAAATATCAATATAATCATTAATCGTATTATCCATATTTATATTTAAAAATATAAATATTTATAATTTTAAATGTATAATAATCCTTATACTGTTCTTAAAATAACAAGTTTAGCAACAGTAGACGAAATTAAAAAAGCTTATAGAAAAATTGCTTTAAAATCGCATCCAGATAAAATTAATAATATTAGTGATATTAATGAACGTAATATTAAAATTAAAGAATTTACGGATGCAACAAACGCATACAATCAATTATTAAATAATGATATGGCTGATATGAATATAAATAATTGGGAAGAAACATTCGATTATATAATGAATAGTCAAATATTTAAAGATTTCATTAATAGTTTCATAAATATTCCATCAAAAATAATAAAACACGAATTTAAATTGGATATTTCTTATAATGATTATTATAGTAAAAATAAAAAAAAGATTAGAATATTTTTAAAAGATTTAAAAGAACCTATTTTTATTGAATTAGATTGTAAAAAATATCCAAAAGCTATTATCAATTATTTGGATGATAATGATAATGAACATGAAATAATATTTTTATTAAATATCGTAAATAATAATAAAAATTATTATCATATTGTAAATATTGATGGTAGTATTGATGTGATTTATGATATGATTATTAATACTGCTGAATATTTAACAGGTAATATACGCGAACACATATTTATAAATAAAGATTTGCTTTTAATAAAAATAGAACCGTTCTCAAATAAATTTATAATAAATGGTATGGGTATAAATAATGGTAATTTTATATGTAATTTCATATATACACCCATACAAAAAGATATGTGGGATAAGTTAAATACTGATGATAAAAATATAATTATTAATTTATTTAACCGTATAAAATGAAATTGATATAAAGATTTATTATTATTATAGAAATATAAAATATGCCACAAGCCTCTAAAAAAAATACACCAGAAACAGTTAAGCCTGTTGAAACTAAACCTGAACCAGTAAAAAAGCCACGTGCTAAAGCTGTAGCTAAAGTTGCTGATGATGTTGCAGTTTCAAAGGATGAGGATGTTGCACTTGTAGTGGATGCGTCAAAGGTAGTAGCTGACGATGCTGCAGTTAATCCAGATGATAAGCCAGTAGCCGATAGTTCTATTGAGAATGTAATGCAAGTTCTAGCTGATAAGATTGGTAGTCTTACTGGTCTTATTAAGGATATTCAAAGTTCTCTAAAACCAGTTCTAAAGGAACATGACAAACTTCGAAAGATTGTCGAGCGTATCCAGAAAAAGCGTGATAATGCTCGTAAGTCTCCTTCTGGTTTTGCTAAGCCCAATAAGATCTCTGATGAACTATGTGATTTTATCGGCGTTCCCCATGGTACTGAAAAGTCACGTACTGATATTACACGATATATTAACGCTTATGTGAAGGAACATAATCTAAATAAGCCTACTAATCGTCGTATCATTCTACCTGATGAGAAGCTAAAGAAGATTCTCAAGATCAATAATGAAGAGGATGTAACATTCTTTGTTCTGCAACGTCTAATTTCTCATCATTTCCCAGCAGCTGGAACTAAAAATTCACCAGCCGCCGCAGTAGCAGCTACTTAAAAATAATTTTATTTTTTCATTTTTCTATTCGTAATAAATAGAGATTATGCCCAATTTAAAAAGAAAATTAACACAAGCTGATTGTAATTTATGGTATAAAAATAAGAATATTAATCCAATTACAAATCGTAAAATTAATACAGAATCTAATATATATAAATTATTAAAAATAAATTGTGAAAAATCATCGAATATTGTTAAAAATGTAAATGAATTTTGCGAATTTAATTATAAAGATGAAAGTGATGATAAGAAATATAGGAAATTATATGAATACGTAAAAATATTTTGTGATAAGTTTTATGCATCTTTAAGACCTCAAAAAACAATAAATACGAATTTAACAAATTATAAAATAATTATTGATTATTTAAAAAAAATTAAATTAAATAGTAATGAATGTTTAACATTATATAAAGCATCTAATAAATATTTATTATCTGATAATATTTTATTATATAAAAAGATTGGTTCAAATAGTCGTTTTGGTGTTGTCTTCAAATCTATGAATATTAATACAGAATATGAGAATATTCCTAAATTTGTTGTTAAAATACAATTCTTAACAAAAGAATATAAGACAGAATTATTATTCTTTAAATTAATTTCAGATTATGCGGTTAAATATAATATTCCAAATTTACCAGTATTATATAAATCTATTAATTGTGATAAAATAATTAGAGAACCTGCATATCCAGAACTTATTTATAAATCTAATCGAAAAATTAAAAAATATTCTATGATTTTATATGAATTAGCATCAGGTGATTTAAAATCTTATTTAACTATGGATAATATCGCAGAACAAAAATGGAAAAATATATATGAACAAATATTTATGTCTATTTTAATTTTACATAGTATGAATATTATACATAATGATACTCATTATGGAAATTTTCTATATACTAAAATAAAACCAGGTGGTTGTTTTCATTATAAAATTAATGGCGATGATTATTATATTGAAAATATTGGCTATAGATGGATTATTTGGGATTTTGGAAATGCAAGACCATTATCAAAATTAGTTAATGGATTATTTATTAATGATTATATGTTAATTAACCTTTTTATGAGAAAACGCAATCTAACTATGGAAAAATTACCCGAATTTAAAAACCATAATTTATATGGTAATAGAAGATATGCTGGATATTTAAATAAAGATGTTATTATTCCCAAAAGTATTGAGAAACTTCAAGAGAAATTATGGAAACATTTAGGAGAATTAACAAATAATTATTATATTTCTATAATTCACAATAAAAAGTTAACAGAATATAAATGGTTTAAATATCTTATTGAAAATAATATGTTATATTCTAGAGTTCCTATTGGTAGTATTATATCGTCCGTAAAAATAAATATTTCATAATTTATAAGTATATATATAAAAATATGATTTTATTTTTTTATATTATTTTCCTTAAATATGATTAACAACACAGACATCGCAGAGATGATTTATAATGATATCAATTACGTTAAAATCATCATCGACCCCATCAAATACATTAATATTGATGCCATTATTGATAAGTATGAGGAAGATGCTCCTAAAGACAGTGATGATTTGTATGATTGATTAATTTTTATATAAATACAAAATTAATTTTTTGTATTTTTAGAATTCATCCATTACTTCACCGATTCCATGTGAAGCCGTTGAAGCAACTGCACCAACACCAGAAACTGCTGCTATAGGTTTATAAATAATTGTTAATAATGTCCATATCCACATACAAACAATTATAATAACACTAATAATTATTATAATCCAACCTATAAAATTTGTATAATTATTTAATGATATATTATTCGGATTTTCTGGATTATAATAAATTTTAATTTTTTGTCCCTTACTTAATATTCCAGATTCTGTATTTACCGTATATATAGTATCTTTAACTGAAAATTCAACAACCGATACACACGATTTCGAACGAGCATTACAATTATTAACCTCTTTTACTATTCCAAATGCAATTTCAGTTTTATCACTATTCATATTTTTCACATATACGCCAATAATTATTATTATTACAAATATTATTGTTCCTATTATTGTTGACATTACAGAATATGCAATTCCTATAGTTGCAGTTGTATCATATATCGGTTGTAAATAATCCTTATTTTTATTAACATCTGTTGTATCACTAACAAACCCACCATTATTTTTACGACGTGTCATAAATCCTATAATAACTATTTAAAAATAATTATTTAATTATTATATATGTCTTCCCATAATTATATAAATGATGTATGGTCATTATATTTTCATGACCCTTATGATATGAATTGGGATGCTGGAAGTTATAAATTTATTACTACTATTAGTAGTGTCGAAGATTATGTAAATATTTTTAAAGCATTTGAGGATTTGTGGCAGAGAGGCATGTTTTTTATAATGAGAGAACATATTATGCCGCGATGGGAAGATGAAAATAATATTAATGGTGGTTGTTTATCATTTAAAGTAAATAAACCCGATTGTAGTGATAAATTATTTGAAATAACATCTATGATTTTAGGCGAAACTATGGGTACTACTGATGTTATTTCTATGAATATTAATGGATTGTCAATTAGTCCAAAGAAAAATTATCATATTATTAGAATTTGGCTCAAAAATAATGATAAAGCCAATAAAAATTTATATAATCTTCGAGTTCATCCATATTCAGTTATTATGTATAAATCACATAATGAATAAATTATATATAAATACTATATATTTATAATTATATTATGTCAGTTGATATATTTAAAGATTTTATTAATAGTAGCGATTTTAATAATGTCATATATAATGAATATGATTTTGCAGAAATCGAAAAAAATAATAATACTAGAATTATGAAACGTACCAATTATAAATTAAATAAACTTCGTAATATCGATTTTCCATTCATATTATTTAAATTAGTTGAAGATCTTATGGATAAGATTAATCTAGAATTAATAGTTAGAGAAACATATACATACAATAATCTTAATTTTTATTGTAATATTAAAAGTGAATTGGATAATTATAAATTTATTGAAGACATTTATTATAATGTTAATTTAAAATGTGATAATAATGTTCTTTCAATTGAAACATCCATAGAAAAAAAATATGATGAGAATAAATTAAATGAAATTGATAAACTTTTTTTAAATGTCTTATTGTTTTTTATTGAAAATAATTATACTTCATATGTTAAACATGAAATATTCAAAAAAAAATTAGAAAAAATTAATCTTCGCTCTTTTGTGCTAAACATAACTTAACACTACCCATAGATGCTATGCTGTATTGTAATATAATTGGATATGAATTTTTTAGATATATTTCAACTGTCGAACATAAATTCGTACATTTAGTAAAAATACTCAAATATTTTAAACTAAATATTCCCTGAATTATTTCTTGCGTATTCTCATTCGTTTTTATTTGAATGTTTTGAGTTTCAGTAGCCAAAACAGTCTCCTGACAACAAAATTCACCCTGACAACTTAATATTAATTTCCCTCCAATATTCTTAATTTCAATATATTCTGCTAAATTATGCATATCTCTTATTATTTTCTGTAGATATGCTGATGGCATAGTAATTATTGTGTTAAAATCAGCAGGTGGAATATCAACATTCACAACATCAATATCTAACATCGATAATTTATATGTTGTTTTTACATTCTTTTCATTATTTTCTATTGTTATTCCTAAAATATTTGGGTCATTTTTATGAATAAATAATGATAATATATCGCCATTTTGAATTGTTTTTATTAACATATGAAATTTTAACATATTTATTCCTACATATAATTTCTTCTGACAATAATACTTTTCAAATTTTTCAGCATGTAATTTTAAATGTATCAAAACTATATGTGTATTATCTAATGCTACTATTTTCATTCCATGTTCATCAAATTCTAAATTAACATCCATTAAAATTTCTTTCATAGCGTCAATTACCGATTTTATAGTTGATGCCTGTATGGTTTTAATTTCTAATATATAATTATTATCACTCATAATGATTACTAATTAAAATAAATTCCTTATATCTTTATTTATAAATATATATGGGTTCATCATCCATATTTGGTATTTCAATATTATTTTTATTAAATATATTATTTCCAACATTTTGTAAATAATTACTTGGTTTTATATTGCCACTTCCTAATTTTAAAGTCTCTTCCCAAAACCACATATCAGTATTACTAGAACCTCCTTTACGTTTCGCATATTGTAATTCAATTATATCATGTATTTTAGAATAATCATACATTATCGTCTATTACTATCCATCATTTTTTTCATTTCAGTATCATAAGCATCACAAGTTTCTCTTATAAACGTCCAATTAATTTTTTTTTTATCATTATTATTATCATCATTATTATTATCATTATTATCAATTTCCCATAATGCTAATAAAGTTTTGTTAAAGTCATTATTGTTTTCGTTAAATATTCTTTCAATTTCTTCGTTTGAGATATTCACAGGTGCTTGACGTAATAATTGTTCCATTATATATATTTATATTTAGATATTTTAAATTTACCATATTCTGCGGATAATTCATATGCCATTTTTTCATATGGATGTTCCTCGTTTTTAGAAATTATATCATTTATTCCTGCAGGTGTAGTTGATTTATATATATATAACATTTCTTCACCATTTTTATCACGATATATATATTCATCTAAATCTGGATTAGCTCGAATTAATGGCACACTATCTCTTCTTCTCGAAATTGTATAATTATTATCAATCAAATAATTATTTATATTTTTATTATATCTTTGATATATATGAATACTTTCATGTATTAAAATTTTAATTAATGCATCGTCATCATTATTTATCACATTTGGAGATAGAAATATGATATCAGTTCTAGTATGTGGGAAACCTTCCTCATATACATTATCTATTAATGAAAATTTCCACATATAACCATTATTAAAAAAATTCTTTGCAATTAATGAACATTTTCGCAATTTTTTCATTTGATTCTCTGTGAAATCTAAACAACCTTCTAATATCTTACTAATATATTCATTTGAATTTAATACCTTTCTTGCATATAAATCATAAGTACTTAATGATTTTATATAATCATCAGGATCGGCATATATAAATTCTTGTGTTTCTGTTTTATTTAAAAATTTTATAGTTGTATTTGTTTTATTAGTAAATGATTCATTTGAAATAAATATTACAGATATTATGCAAAATAATAGAAAAAATATTATTCCTCCAATCCATATAATTCTATTACTTTTCATTATCTAATATTTATTATATAATATTTATGAATACATAGATAAATTGATTAAATTATTATCTCTTTTTATAATTATATATTTATCAATAATTTCTCGTGTTATTATAAATGGAAATTTAATTAACTCATCATTTATTTTTATGTATCTATTCATATTTATATACGAATATATATTATTAATATTTCTTTGTAAATTTCTTACTCCATCCTCTTCAACCGTTTTATCAATTATATATTCAATTTCAGCATCCCTAATTATAATATCATCATCTTTTATATTATATGATTTGCATATCTCTTTTACTAAAAAATTTTTAGCTATTTTTAATTTGTCTTCTTTCGAATATTTATTTAATTTAACTATTATCATACGATCTCTCAATATTGGATTAATATGATCGATATTGTTAAATGTAAAAAATATTAATGATTTTGACAAATCTAGCGTTATTTCTTCCAAATACTTATCCGTGAAATTATCATTTTGAGTACTGTCTGTTATATGAATTAATGTATTTGTAATTTCATCTCCATATCTACCAGTAGAAATCTTATCTAATTCATCAAATAAAAATAATGGATTCATAACTCTCGCTTTAATTATCTCTTCCACTATCTTTCCATACGTTGAACCCTCATAAGTATATAAATGACCCTTCAAATAACTGGAATCTGATATTCCACCTAATGGAATAAATGCATATGGATATTTCAATATCTTTGCTATACAATCTTTTATTAATCTGGTTTTACCAACACCCATAGAACCTTGAATACCTATAACATAACCTTTAGCATTTGGATTTGAAATAAATTGTGCTAATATTCTTACTATGTGTTCTTTTGTTTCATCGTGTCCATATATTTTATTATCCAATTCTTGTTTAATATTTGTTAAATAATTAGAAATAACATCAATATTATTATTAACATTTATATTATGATATATACCTAATGGTATTTTTGAAATAGTATTTATGAGTTTATATAATTTATTATATTCATTCGATTCTGGCGACATTTTATTTAATTCGTTTAACTTATTTATAATAGCACGTTTATTGTCATTTGATGTATTTGATAATAATAATCTAAATCTCATAGGTGTTATATTTGTCATCAAATTATATAAATCTTTTTCAATAGCCATTAAATTTTCTTTGGTTTTAGGTAATAATGTATGGAAATATGCTATTTCCTCATTATTATAATTTGTTAATAATGAATCATATTTATTACGTCGTTTTCTCTCCATATTCATTCAATATAAAAAAATAATATTATATGCAACACCTATAATAATAAGATTTACCGCTATTTTCATTATATCTTATAATTTCAACAATTTCACCCTGTTTTAATCCCAGCCATTTCGCAATAACGTCTGTTTTTAATATTAGCGGCATCTGTAATTTACTTTTAATTAAATATTTAGTCATTATTTCAGTTGCTTCTTCTGGTTTTAATTTACGATGTGGCGGCACTAACTGATGTTTCGTAGGATTAAATAATAACTCATTAATTTGAAAGAATTGTAACATACCTTTCTTTTTCTGTAAAATCTTATCAATTAAATTTAATTGTGTAATTGTTGGCGTCGTTAATATATCATTATTAAATATTAAAATAATATTATATTTGCCATTATAAGAATTTACGAATGTATCAATATTACTTTTGCTCTTCTTTAATTGTTCTATGATATTCACACGTAAATTTTTAGTTAATGCAAATATAATTGTCGTATTATCTGTGTGAAATTCTAATATATTTACATCATTATAAAATTCTTCTCTGTCTATTTCTGCTTCATGTTCATCAAATTCGTCAATATTATCCCCTCGGTCCGTGAGCATATCTTTAATATTTTGGATAATATTATCTATTTCCATTATTTAATTATTTTGTTCTATCTGTTTATATATCATTTTTTATTTTATTGATATTTAATAATAATTAATAATGTCTGTTTATGAAATCGTAAATTTTATTAATAATACCAATAAAAATGAAATAAGTTATTCTAATTATTTTACTGGTGATATTAATGAATTTAGAAGAATTGGGCAAATGTATATTACTATTTTAAAAGATAATTTCGATAATCATTTTGATATTACTGATAATACTATAATTATTAATCATAATGATTTATGGTTTCATATATCTTTTTTATTTGAAAATTATAATATTTATTGGAATATTTCAATAACAAAAACTAAATAATTTTAACCTGTTTTAATTTTCAATCCTTTCCAACCAATACCATAAGGTCCATATGTCTTTTCAATATATGAACGAAGTTGAATGCGATCCGGGCATTTCTTACCTTTTGGAATATTCTCATTAACCCATATTCTGAAATCATTATAAATATCATTAATTCCTAATTTTTCTTTATTATCTTCACTATAACTAATCTTATCATTTAGATATTGTCCAATAATATCATTATTATCCTTATATTTCTGTGTAGCATTAATTACTTCACGCGGTTCTGTGATCTTATTAGGATTAATATTTTTATGACGATCAATTAACATAGATAAGAAGTAATCAGAATATTGTTCAAATTTTTCGGATAACTCTAAATCCATCATAAATTCATTTTTCTTCTCAGGATCTGGATTTTCACAGAAACGAGACGAAAATTCAATAACGCGTAATCTGCGCCATACACCACCATCTTGAGAAGGGATTTCCGGCAATTCATTACACGCTAAAATCATTTTAAATTGTGGCTTAAATTCATAAGGTTCCTTATATAAACTTCTTGTTAAAATTCTATCATTACCAGACAATTCTTTCATATATCCTACATTAATTTTATCATTATCATTTGGTTCTTGTAATACTGCAAACCGTCTTCCTTTTGTTCTCTCAATCTCACTTTGAGCCGAATTAGAAGCTGCGCGTTTTTGAGTTAATAATGCAATTGGTAATGTTGCATAATAATCACCTACTGATTTTTGAATTAAATCTAACAATCTACTTTTACCATTACTACCCTGACCTGTAAATATATAGAAACGTTCTTGTGCGATTGAACCATCAATAATACATGCTAAAATATCTAATACATAATTTCGTAAATTAATATTTGTAAATACTTTTTCGAAAAATTCAGTAATTTCTTTAATTTCTGGTAAATTTTTATTAAACGGATAATACATTTTATTTGTTGATAATGAAATATGATCGTCTGGCATACCATCTCGAAATATATGCATTTTCATATCATATACACCATTCTTAAATCCAATCAAATGCGAACGACAATCCAATATTTCTTCAAATTTTTCATCAATAAATAAACATTTACATTCTTTCATAATACTATCTTTATATGATGCCGTTTTTAGTTTCTGTGCTATTTTTATAGCATCACCTCCTCGTTTACTATAAATAGATTGTTGAGCCGGATCAATAGAATTATTACTGCTATTACTATTATAGAATATTGCTCTATCTAGAAATTTACGACACACTTCCTCGCTTAATGTTTTGCGTAAATTCAAACCTTCACGAGTTCTAATCCAGCAGTGCACATCTTTATCATATTTATACCAAGTTTCCTTATTTACTGCTTTATATTCTCCTTTATACATCATTTGAACAAGTTTAGCAACATCATAATGAGCACCTTCTGAACCAATCGCCATATCAATTAAAGGTAATATTGAATTGTCAATAATATCCTTATATCTGGCTTCATTATCAGTTTTAGCCCACCACCTTAATGTTCCCATTCCTAAATTGTCTTTTCGCATTCTATCCCATAAATTTTGACATTCACCCTCAACATAATTACTAGCAATCTTCGAAAAATCAATCCACTGATTTAATAATCTATAATCAATATTTCTTAAAACCCATCCTAATTGTATCCAATCATCATAACGTTCCGCTCGAGATGTTGATAAACATTCAGCTACTAATTCTCGCGCCAATATATAATCGTCCTCAGTTGCCTGATTTCTAATATTATTAAATTCTTTTTTCAATAAAATATTATTTTCTAATTTATCCTTGAATTTCTTATCAATCGCTGGTAAAATATGTCGAATATATTCTTCGATTTCACCGATATATTCAATTTTAATTTCAGTTTTCAATAAATTATTATTTCTCATCGAGAATAATTTAATATAGCCAATTTCATCACTTGCATTTGGCATATATTCATCAATAGTAATAGTATTATCCCTATAATTATAAATTTTAGATACGCGGTATGCTTCACATTCTGGCTTTTTACTACCATACATTTGCCAACAATTAGCATTAATTATTGCTTTATCTATGACATCCTCGTATTCATTACATAAAAATAAATCACTAAATACCTTTTGTGCAATATCTAATATTCTTTTTCTAATGAAATGTTGTGTATTATTATCAATTATAATATGTGGAAAAATTATATGGATACCATCCTTGATTTTATTTCTAAATTCAGTTGGATAAGGTTTTTCCATTACATATGCAACATTTTTATCTTCACTTACATCTAAATAAGTATTAATAATCTTAAAATAATTATCAATAATCCTATCAATATCTGTATCTTTATAAATACGATGTAAATTAGGAGAACCATTCTCATTCATAGGCATGGGAAACCTGAAATCTAAGTCAACTCTTAATGGACTTGGTTCTATTGGTTTTTCAGTCAAATGTAAAGAAACACCATTCGTAATAGCTACTGAATATAAATTCAAGAATTCGTCATATTCCTCATTAGATATAAATAATGATGTTTTAGGATTGCCGATACTTGTATTTGTGTATGCTTTGCCTTTTTCAGTTTTATGCTTCGAAATGAATGTTTTTAATTTTTCTTGACTTGTCATATATATTAATTATTTATTTATATTTTTAAATTATAATATTTTATCATTTTTTTATTATTACTAAATAGATTATAATGTCATATTGCAGTCCAACTGCCGATAATAAATTGTTTTGCTATTGTTTAAATTCTCTTCAAAAAATTGCGTTAGCATGGAATTTTTTAAACCCAAAAAATCAAATTAAATTTAATTTAACCGATTCATCACAAATTTTATTTGCAAAAATTGCTAAAAAAATTAATGTTGGTAATAATTATTGGGCATGGGTTGATATCATTAAATATATTAATCATAATAAAAATTATAAAATTTCACAAACTATGAAAGAAATAGAAATAAAAGAATTACGACCTGCACAACCAAAAGAATGGATTTCTAATAAAACTGAATGGCTCTCTAATTTTGATATTGAAAAAGTTTTATTACAATATGAAAATGATAAATCATTACTTTATAAATTTCATGGTGTTTTTACTATAGATTTTGGATCTAAAAATACTGAAGGTAAATGTAAATACTCTAAAGATTGTAATATTAATATGAAAAATATTATTAAATCTGGTAAAAAGTTTTTTGGATTTATTACGAATTTATGCAAGCATGATGAACCCGGAACCCACTGGACTTCCAGTTTTTTTGTATTAGATCCATCTCTTAAATCATATGGTGCTTATTATTATGATAGCGTTAAACGTCCAATTCCTAAATTATTATTGCCGGTATTTGAAGATATAAAGAAACAAATGAACATTTTATATCCAAATAAATCATTTAATATTAATGTTAGTAATGTTGCACATCAAAAAAGCAATACAGAATGTGGTGTTTTTTCAATTACATTTCAAACAAGATGGCTATTGTTATTAAAACGTAAAGGATATAATAATGTGGCTTTTAAAGATGTTATTCATTTTAAAAAGATGAATGATAATGTTATGAAAAATTTACGATTTAAATTTTTTAGACCAAATATCAATTCGTTAATACTTAAAATTAAGAATTAATATTTATACATACTTATGAATAAATTATATGAAATTTCATTAAAAATGTTGAATGATAAACATAAAATTTCGAATTATCCATACGAAAAATTTGAAACTATTTATAATAAAGTTTTTGCAGATAAAAATGAATTTAATGAAAATGATTTAAATAAACAAGTTCTGAAAAAAATTAATGAAGATTATATTAGTTCTAAACAAGAACCTGATATTAATTTAGTCGTTAAAGATTATATTTCTAAAAGAGAAAATTCTAAAATTATACCATACGCAACTGAATTGATTAATAATAAAAATACTATCAATTATATTAATGTTGATAATAATTCTACTGGTAGATCATTTATTATAAACACATTCAAAAATAATGTTAATTTTACTAAACAAATTTTAAATAAAATTTATCCATCTTATTTATGTATTCCATCATCTATTAAAAATTATACTCCTTATATAATTTTATCGATAAATGAAGATATTAATTATACATTTGTTCCAAGTAAAATATCGAACGTATGGGATATTTGGAAACCCGTTAATGATAAATATATAAATATTGAATTAAATTCTAGTAATTGGTCCATTTCATTATTTGATCATTCAAATACTCTTATAGATCTGCAATCGTTTTATATTGATATTTTAAATATAGTTGATAATAATTCTTATTATGAATTAAAATTAAATCATAATTCTTTTAATTCTAATGAAAAAATTAAAATATTTAGCAAATCAGGCTCAACATTTGATTCAATCGTCTTAAATAAAAATAATGATATTATCGTTATTCAAAAAAATAATATTAAATTAGAACAATTATTTAATGCTAAAATTTGCAGTTATAAATACCAAATTTCTATTATATTTAAAACATTTCTTAAATAATAAATATTAATATACAAATAAATACATATATAATTATTGTCAATAAATCTAACTTATATTTTAATTTTATTTTTTCAGGGTCCGATAATTCTGTTGGTGGTTTCTCGTCCCCATTTATATTTAATACTAATAAATATATCAAATATACAAATGATGCCATTAAAATGGCATGTAAATATAATTCAGTCGTATTTATATGCAAATTCATATAATTCAATAATATACGTAATTTAAATGTATCAAAATTAACTATTACTATTATTAATAAAAATATTACTAAATAAAATATAATATAATAATACAAACTATATATTATATCTGTCACTATATTATTATCAATCAAATAATAACAACTATATGATGCTCCTAATCGTATGAAATATGCTAATACTAAAAATATTAATTTGTCATTTAAATCAACTTCTAATTCATCAGCAGGATCTAAATTCTTGCTTTTAACTTTTGAATAAAATAAATTATTAGTTACTTCATGTGGTATTTCCTTATTATTATAATCTGCATCATATGAAGCGATCAATTTATCAAATATATTATAACCTTCATTATCTATAAATCCAGATGCTGCAATCTGTTTTTCACTATCCTTCTTTATTGTTCTAGATGTTTTAAGTCGTTTCATATCAGTTTTAATATTTAATAGCGAATTTGTTAATTTTTCTTTTATAAATGTTAAATTTTCTTTATTATCGACGGGTTTATTCATTTTATCAATATCATTATATCGTCGCAATTCTCCTCCTAATGTTGGAACTTTAACAGCTTGTCCTGGTTCTACTGCTGTTGGAACGTATATTTTTTGTTTATTAAAACCAACCCCTTTTTCAGCTGATGATATTAAATCTGCTACTAATTTTATTATTGCTTCTAATTTATTTTTAATAATATCTGAATATTCTTTTAGAGCTGCTAATTCATTTACTATTACAGTTTCATATAATTCTTTTGCCATTTTTATTGGATTTACAATATATTCATTTTTACTATTTACATCTTCATCTGGTGATATATATGTATTATATATTCTTTTTAATATTGGATTTAATTGCAATTCTGGATTTGTTTTAATAGTATTAAATAAATTTTCTAATTCTTTTAAATTATCATCAATATCTTTAATATTAAATAAATTCTCTTTATCTTTTGTTATTAAAAACTTCTTACTAAATTCTTCAATATCTTTTTTCTTCGATTCACATTTTGATTTTATTGAATATGCTGCTGTAGTATCTATTTTATTATCGGCTTGAATTTTTAACAATTCAACTAAGTCACTCATTTTTGTATTAAATGTATCTGAAATGTTATAATCATCTATTTTAGTAAAATCTACAATTTTATTACTTATTGTTAATTTTAAATTTTGTATTGTATTGAAATTTGTAGTTATTTCATCTAGTTTCTGAATATCTGCGGTTATTTTTAAATATAATTTATTCAAACTATTATCTATTTTTACTATAAATTCATCAGGTAATAATAAATTTAATTTTTCATTATCATATACTTGGGATAATGCGGATTTTTCTTCTGTACTATTATTACCACCCTTTATATTACTATACATCTCGTTTAATACTTTTTCACATAATAAATTTTGAACCCTTATTTCTAATTCACTATTATTAAATGCTAATAAATATGGAATAAATATATCATAAATACTGTCATATTTCTTTGATTTTTTACATAAATTATATGTATCTATTAATAATTTAAATATCAATTCTCTATTTATTTCATCTGTATTTACTGGTTTTACGAATTTATTTATATATGTTAATGATATTGATTTATCCAATATATCTTTTGTACATTCCAATAATTTTTTAATATTTATTTGTTTATTTGTCCTCATAAACATCATATAAATTAATTGATATGTTAATTTAATTAAATCTTCTTGTTTATTATTTTTTTCCAAATAAATATAACAATATATCAATTTACAATATTTATTATTTGAAATTTCATTATTATCTCTAAAAATATATGACGAATAACGCAATATATTATAAATTATATTATCGTCCGTTAATATTAATTTTTTATCATCTTTTATAGGTGTATATGATTTTAAATATTGTTTCAAATCTATTAGTGATATATCTGTTGATATTATTCTATCATTTAATGAATTTATAATATCTATAATATCAGCATTAATTGTAAATCTATAATTAGAATTTAGTTGTATTTCAGGTGTTTTATATTTATCTCGTAATATAAATAATAAACTTTTATCAGTTATTATCTTATTACATATATTTTCTTGTGTGGGTTCTGTAAGAATTACTTTATAATCTTTCTTCAAATCGCTAAAATCATATATATTAATAGTTTGTAATTTACTTATATCATGTTCGGTTTCATTTAATTTTATCGTATTTGTCAATCTATTTAATAAATTTAAATACATTAATGTTATAAATTCGTCATAACCATTTAATGTTATCAATTCATTATTTTCTTTTGAATATTTATATATGTATGATAATAAATAATTGTCATCTGTTTCATCTTTATTATCCGTTGATTCTAATAATGTATAATGTTTCAAATATTTAATTATTTTTACGATTACTTCTTTATCTGTAAATAATTTTCCCAATTTTTTATATATTTCATGATAATTTTCAATAATTGTAATTTCCTTATCATCTATTTTAATAGTAAATATAATATCATCTGCTGATTGTTCCTTTAAAAATTTATAATTTGCATAAATACTATTTATGAATACATAATATAAAATTTCATCATTCGTATAGTAATTCTTTAATATTATATCATTAGATTTTAAATATTCATATTGCGCCTTTATTATATATAAAAAATCCTTAAATATAACTTCAATATATTTAAGGATGTTGTCATTTTGATTTTCAAAAGAAACTTTGAATATTAACATGAATATATATATATTTAATTCACTATTACCAATAATCTTAAATAAATCATTAATAAAATATAAACTCTCTTCAATATTATATTTATAATAAATTTCATATATTTCCTCTATTTTTATATTAGAACCACCAACTACGTGTGGTTGGTAATCTTCCTTTACTTGTGGTAATGCTGATTCTAATAGTGTTTTTCCAATATCTAATACGTCTATTAGGTACTTTGCTATTTCTATATTTGATTCAGCATTTACTACCAATACAGCTGTTATTAGTTCATTTACTATTTCTATTAATGCATTTTTTGCATCTTGTGCATTTGTTAATACATTATCTTGTTGTATATTTCTTATAAATGTTGTTTGTATTTTTAATACATTTTGTGTTTTATATTTTTTGTCTTTTAGTATATTTATTATTACATTTATTACATTTAATAAATATATTAATAATTGTTTGCCTACATTTAAATCATATTTTTCTGCTTCACTACTTAGTTTATTTAATTTATCTGCTAGATCATTTACTTTTAGTAATACTGGTCTATATTTAATATATTCTCCTGGTTGTACATTTACGTTTGCTTGTTCAAACACGCCTAATATTCTATCTAGTGCTATTTTTGCTAGTGCTGGTGGTGGTGCTGCTCTTGCTAGTGGTGCTAGTGCTGCTGGTGGTTCTACTGCTAGTGGTGCTGGTGCTCTTGCTGGTACTCTTACTAGTCTTGCTGGTAGTGCTGCTGGTGGTTCTACTGGTGCTGCTCTTGCTACTGCTAGTGCTGCTGGTAGTGCTGCTACTGCTGCTACTGCTTCTGGTGGTAGTGCTGGTGCTAGTGGTCTCACTAGTGGTGCTGGTGCTGGTGCTCTTACTGGTGGTGCTGGTGGTGGTGCTGGTGGTGGTGGTGGTGGTGGTGCTGGTGCTCTTGCTGGTGGTAGTGCTCTTGCTGGTGGTGGTGGTGGTGGTGGTGGTGGTGGTGGTGGTGGTGGTGGTGGTGCTCTTGCTGGTTTTTGAATTAAATTATATGCTATTATTTTTATTGCATTTATTTTTTTTATCAGGTCTATTACATTTATTGATTTGTTATTAGCTATTATTTCTTCTACTATGTCATCTAGTGTCTTTATAAGCTCGATTTTTTTTTTTACTTGCTCTCTTAGACTAAAATTTATATCTGTCACTCTATCTAGTAATGATGTATAATTAATTGCTGCACTTACATATGATTTTGCATTAGTATAATCTGATTTTGATACACAATCTAATACATATATTACCATATCTATTATGGTTACCAGATCACTTAACTGGTTAATTTTAGTTAAATTCGGTATATCTGATTGCTTTACGACTTCTAATAATTCGTTTGCTATTTTTACTAATTTTAATTCTACTGGTAATTCTAGTAATGTATCTAATAATAATTTTTTTATAGAATTATATGTATATGGATATAGTTGTAATTTAAGTGAAATATTAATTATTATTTTATTATTAAATATATATAATATATAATATATATATATAAATTTTACATTATCGGTGCCAATTTTATTTTGTGCAAGTATAATTGCACTTATAGTTCTTAAAGAACTATTTGCAAGTATTTTATTATAAGATGATTTTAATTTATGTATAGTACTTAAATAATGACTAAAATCTTGATTATCTTTTAAACAATTTAAAATTTCATCTAATATAGAATCAATATTATATTCTTTTTTAAATAATAATTTAATTAAATCATCTAATTTATTTTTTATTACAGTTAAATTAGTTGTTATTTTATACTTATTAATTGTTGAATATTTAATAACATTAATTAAATATTTATCAATATTAAAAATAATATGATAAATAATTTCACTTACTTTGCCAAATAAATGAATTATTGGTTCAGTTAATTCAATATTACCGTCACCACCACGACTATATTTTTTATTTTTAATTTTTTTACCCCCTTTTTTTCTTGTAGAAGTTAGAATTGCGTCTAAATCATTTAAAGTTTTTACAATTTCTGTTTCAAGTGTATTACTATTTTTTAATAAATCATTTAATTCATAATATGCATTTTGTTTTTGAATTTCAACATTAATTTTATCTAATAGATCTTTAGAATTAACATTTGATGAATTAAGTTCAGTCAAAAATTTTTCAATTATATATATTAATTTATTATCATATGTGTCAAGTTGATTACCATCATTCTCTAAATATTTTAATAATAATGGTATTAATAATGTTATATATATACTATAATAACAAAAATCTTCATCATTTTCTATTGTTGCAATATCAGTAATAATATCATATTTCATATAATAAAGTATTAGTGCTTTATTAATTGTATCATCGATGATATCAATAGTAATAGAATCTAATTGTTTTTTTTCAGCTGAAGTTAAAAATGATGAATATTTTATTATAAATTCTTTAGACATTTTAACTAATTTATCAGTAACTTCTTTTGTAATTGGTATATTATCTGTACTAGTAATAATAGCAGTACTATCTTTATTTTTAGGCATAGTACGTAATTCTTCTAAATTTATTAGTATTAAATCGCTATATTTAGTTAAGTCACTTATATTATTTCTATTAAATGCAAGGTTTAATTTACTTAAATTATCAATTATTTGTTTAATATGTGATTCAAGAGTTATTTTACTACAATCACAGTCTGTTAATAATGATTCACTTAATATTATCTTATTGTATAAATAATTTTCTTTTTTTAATGTTTCTAATTTAGTTTTAACAAAAATATTTATTTCATTTATTAAATTTTTATTAATATTACTACTTATAAATATAGTTTGCAATAAATCATATAATTTATTTAATGGGTATTTTTCAATATCATCAAAATTTATTATATTATCATTTAAATCATGAATAATTAAATCATATATCCTGATAATATCAAAATCTTTTAATTTTTTAATAGCACCATCAATATCTATTTTTAAAACTGTAGTTGATTTTAGCACATCGGCTATATATTCATCTAAATTATTATAATTAATACGTATATTATACTTATCTTGTAAATTTTTTTTAGCGTTTTTTAATTTATCCTCAAATTTTGATATAGTTGATTTATATGATTTTTTTAAATTATTAAATTCTATTATGCGTTCATCGTTTTTTGGTAGTGAAGCTAAATTTGGTAGTGAATAATATTTATTAAGTTTATTATATATACCAATAATATCATTTTTAGTGTCTATAATAGTTTTAAACTCATTATGTATATATTCTTTTATTTGTATTGAAGTTATATATTTACTGCCTTTTGAATTATCATTTTTAGTAATTAATGAATTTATTTCAGTAATTAAATTTTCTTTGAATCTATCGAAATCATTACAGACAATAGCACATATTAAGTTTTTATCTTTAATTTCAATAATTTTATCAATAACTTGATTAAAAGTCTTATTGGTTGTTAATTTGTTTTGTTCATTTTTTGCTGTTTCTGCAAAAGATATTGAAGCTTTGTTTAAATTTGATGTAGCTACTTTATTGGCGCTAATAGCTGCAGTTTTTATTATTTCTCTTAATTCTTTATTTTTAGTAGTGTTAGCATCTATATATGCTTTTTTTTTAGCATCTTCTTCAGCTTTTTTAGCAGCTAGTTCAGCTATTTTAGCTTCTTTTTCTGTTTTTTTCTTTTCCTTTAAATTATTAACTGTAATAGTAGGATTTATTACTTTATTTTCTGATTTAATTATATAATCAATTTTATATGAAATTTCATCATTCTTTATTAATTCTGGTAAAATTACTTGATTTATATATTTCTTAAATGCTTCATCAGATACTGGCGTATCTATACTTAAAATTTCAACAATACTTTTAACACTATCTTTGACAGCATTATCATTTTTAGCTATAATATCTTTTATAATATTTATAGTTTTAATATAATTAGCAGCTATACTAGCACCACTAGCAGAACTAGAACCATCGCTATTTCCGTAAAAATATACATACAATTGCTCTAATTCTTGTTTTTCATCGTCTGTTAATTTATCTGTTCTTTGTGTATCTATTAAATATTTATATTTAATATAATTATTAATTACTGCATCGTCTCCGTATATTTCTGGATAAATAGATTGTAAATAATTAATAATATATTCGGACAAGAATAAATCCCTATCCTGATCCATTATTATTCTTCTACTTAATTTACAATAACAAAAATAAACTTTAATTAAAACTTTAATGCTACTACACTAGTTAGCATCCATACTACTAATGAAAAATTACTTATTGTCGTGTATATCTTATTTTTTCTAACATTATCAAAACTTATATTATCGGTATTGTCAGTATTTTGAATATCATCTAATGATAATATAAATGGTATCACTAATAATATTAAAATAATAACAATATGTAATATTAATCGATTCATCCCGTTGATATGAATATAAAAGTAATATAATAAATTTGGAATACTTACTAACGAAACATTCGAAAATAGTTCAACTACTGGATAATAATAAATAACATTCACAATTCCTATTAAAAACAAGAAGAATAATATATATATAATACAATAATAAATAAACGCTGTCTTAAAATTATTAATAATATTTGAATTTAAACACCAATAAATTAATGATAATGTTAATAATCTTAATACATATGTTGTTAATATAAATACACCTCTATCTGCGAAATTTATATTAATTTTTTCAGGACTTATTTGCGGTATTGATTTATATTTTTCATATACACCCTTTAAATTATTAACATTTATTTCAGCTGGTTTTGGTGGTTTTGGTGGTTCTGGTGCTGTAGTATTCTTATTTTTTATTAAATCATTTATATCATTTGCAGGTACACTAGCTATACCTGGAAATGCATCTTTTATATCATCTATAAAAGATTTCATAGGCATCAAATTTTTATTTATATATAATCCATCACCGCCTTTTTTCTTTTTACCACCAGTAATAGGCTTATTTAATGTTTCTATATATTTTATAATAGCAGCATATTTGCCATCTTTATCATCATCGTCTTTATTTAATAATACTAGTTTTAAATTTTCTATAACCTTTTTTCTGTCACTATCTGATAATAAGTGTAATGATTTTGATATTAATTTAATTTTATTTACCAAATCATCGTGATATACTTTACTTTCATGTGTTTTATATAAAAATTTATATAAATTAGCAGGATTCGATAATCCAGATAAAAATTTTACATAAAAACTATATCGTTTTGGATTAAATTTTCTAACAAATGTATCTGATAATATAAATGAACTTAAATTTATAATTGATTTTGAAGGGTCTGTTACATTTGTTAAATCTCTAAAACCAAATAATAATTCTGACATTTCTCTTATTATAATGTTTCATTATTTATATATAAAAACCATACACTTCCTATTATTATTATAAATAATATTAATCCTATTAATATATATCCATACATATGATAATATGTAAAAAATAATATTCGCATCAGTAATATAATTAATATTATTACTAATATAATTATTGATATTGTTATCGGATATATATTATAATTATTGTATGGTTTTTTTGTATCATTCAAATCTCGCAATAGATTTAAAAACGATTCATCCGTATTTTGTGCATTTTTAGTCGTATAATAACTTAATAATATATTATTTAATGGTATATAATTAGTATCGAAGTATTTGATAATATCAAACGTCTTTATATCGTTTTCATTACCAATAAAAATATAAGGAATTGTTTTATCCTCTGTGCTGCTCATTAATTATATATTAAGATTTTATAAATATCGGTTCTCCCAATATCAATAAAAATATTATCATTAGTATTATAAAATTATATGAAACATTATCAATATTTACTTGTTGTTGCGATATTTGTTTTGTAGTCAATTTATAATATTTATTATAATAATTCGAATTAATATATAATATTTCTTTAACAATATTAGAATTATCCGTATTATAGAACTTATAACCATCTAAAATACCACTCATTTCATCATTTGATGTATCTGTTGATAATCCATTTTTTAATAAAAAAATACATATATTAAAATAATATTTTATAATATTATTTAATTTATTAATAGCATCATTTAATTTAGTATCATCCGGTGATGATTTTATTGCAATAGTTAAAGCATCATTATATTTAGTTCTTGATGATGTTATATCATAATTTGAAGTAATATACTTATATAAAGCAACTTCTTTATCTAATTTAGTTTTAGCAGTAGTTATATCTTTACATAGTTTTGTTGATTTAAATATTTCACTTTTAATTACTGCAATTAAGTTCTTAAATAATTTTATGATGATTGATATAATATTTGAATTATTATTATATATAGTTATATTATCACTTTTATTATTATAATTTATTTTTGATTTTATACTATCAAACGATTTTAAATTATCTGATTTAAAATTATTAAAATTAGTAGTAATATTTATATCATTATAAATAATATAATCTAATGTATCTCTAATATCTGATTCTAAATTATCAGTATCAATTAAATATATATTATATAATAATATAATGAATGCTAAATTATCATTCTTATAATCAACAATAGTATATATATTTCCACTATCAGGAGTATAAGTACTAGCAGTATTAAAAAGATTATTATATAATGCCACACCTGTCCATAAAGTATTATATAATTTATCATCAGTTAAGTCTGCTGAATATAACATATTTTGTTGTAATGTAATATATGAAAATGCTGTTTTCAAATTATATAATTTATTATAAAATACATTTAATATAGTTGATATTATTGAACGTCCATTATAATAATAACATTTTAATGGTAATTGTTTTTGAGATGAAATTGTTTCTATGGTATCTGGTGTTCCAGCTGTTCTATAATATTTATTAGAAGAAGATAATATTAATTTATTATTATCATACATTAAATCTTTTCTTTCGTTTTGAGTTGAAACAAAATAATTAACAATAATATTAGAACCTGTTGTAGGTGTAAATTTAATTTTATATTCATTATTATTATTATCTGTTATTTTTACTGGTAATTTATAATAATTACTATTGCTACTAAATTGTGAAATATCTTTATTATCTGTTAAAGCATTTGTTAATGTACCTGTATTTACAATACCAGTTATAAATAATACGCTATATGATGTAACTTTAATATCTAATTTATTTACACTACTAGAATCATACTCAAAATCTATTATTTTTGTTAATATATAAAAACTAGAAATATTAATATTATTTAATTTATTATAAATAATATTTATAGTATCTGTTATACTTTTAATTTTATTATCATTTACAGTTTGTATTTTATTTGTTAAAACATTATTAATATCATTACTATATTTATCTGTACCATCTTTATTAAGTGTTATAAATTGTTGTAAATTATAACTTTTAATAATATTATCTATTTTATTTATATTTTTTTTTAAAATATTAGCATATATATTAGTTAATTGTGTATATGATAATATTGAATTACATAAGCTCTTTTGTAATATTAAATCATAATATATATATGAATAATAGCTTTTAAAATAATTTGTTGTATCAAATGTTCTTTTTTGATTCTCATTAAAATAAAAATTAAATGATTGTACGATAGATGGCGTATTATTTATATTGCTATAGTTGCTAATATTAGTAAATATTTTAGTATAAAAATAGTCTATAGTATTAACATATGATTCACCAACATTAACCCTGAAATAACCATCAACCTCTTTATTATTATTATCAATATCTGGATTATTTACATTATATACATTAACTATATTACTATTTATAGTTTTTAAGTTAGGGGAATTAAATTGTTTAGGATCATATGTTAATTCCGTAATCGATTCTAATATATCTGATTTAGTAGTTATACCTGATTTAATAGTAGAACTATCGGAATCGCCTGAATTTGTTAATTTTTTATAAAATTTATCACCGTCGCTACTATCAATTAATAAATTTAATTTAGTATTTGCGATTGCTATATCATTTTTATAATGTGCTAATGGTTCATAAATAATATATTTATTAATATAAGTATTATAATATAAAATTGCATTTAATAATATTATGATCGTTAAAATACATATAGTATATTTAATACATAAATTAATGATTGTTTTGTCGTCTTCTTTCAAAAATGCAGAAAATATGAATAAAGATATTAATAGTGCATAAATAATTAATATTGTTTTATTGTCTAAACCTAACAGAGTTATTATAATAGATATTATATTCGTTTCAGCTGGAAATTGTGTTAATGTATTTTTATAAATATTATATTTCTCTGTATATATTTTCATTTCATTATCATAATTTTTTAAATAATCATTATATTCTTCATATAATGTCTTCATCATATCATAATCTGGATCTTTCTCATCATTATCCTTTTTATATACAAACGTTTTTAAAACATCTTTACCCTTATATATAGGTTTTATTGGTTGTTTTGGTTTAACTGGTGCAGATTGTTTATAAATATCATAAAATAATGTAGATGATGTTGTAGTATTAAATATTTTACCAGTATATGTATTATAAATATATTTGAATATATATCCAGATGCAATAAATATTATTGTTAATAATATATATGAAATAGTTGTTATGAGTTTATTTTCATCATTAGAATTTGAATATAAAACATATGAATAATAAAATAATAAAACTATGAATAATAATATATATATTATATTAAATAATGAGGTATTTGATGATGGTGTGAAATCAACCTTAAAAACCAATTTAAATAAATAACTACTTGGAATTAATATTAATAATATCAGTAATACTATGTAATTAAACGAACAATTTGGAATAATTTCATGACAATTATCGCAAATACATCTCATAAATTGTTTTATATATGACATATGTTGATCATCTGGTGTAAAAGAACATGATTCTGGCTGTGAGTATATAAATTTATCATAAAAAAATACAGCATATCCAACACATATTATTATAGTCAATAATATTGCTATTACTATAATTAAATAATTGAAATAAGACATGTTAAAATTGTCCTTATATAAATAAAATTTATCGATATTATTATAAACATTAAATCGATTAGTTTCATATTCGATGGATTGAGTATTATTAAAATTATCAATAAAAGTTCCATAATTATATAAATAAGTATATTTATAAGTGAAATAGCCTATATTAAATAATTCATCAACTATTAGAACAATACTATAAATAAATGTTAGTATAATGCAAATCGTAGATAATGTATTAATATTTTCATTAAACTTCATTTTCTATATAATAAATATACATTATTATAATTATATTATGTCCTTATGGATAAACTTTAAAAACAATTTTATAAATATAATAAATGATATACCTGAATATAAATTAATTTTGGATAAATATTCAAAATATGATTATAATTTATTATTATATTCGTATATTGGATTTCCTATTGATTTATTTATAGATGAATTATTAAAAATTAAATTTAATAATAATAATAAAAAAGAATTAATATGGAATAAAAATATTGTTTATTATGAAAATCAGCATTTTTTTGAAATTGATTTAAATAATCCAAATATGCCAACCGATTATTCATTCTTAACTGAGATGTTATTATTTATAATTAAGAATAAACCAGTAAATCATAATAAACATCTAATTATTTTAAAAAATATCGATAAACTCGAATCATATTCATTCTGTTTTCGCATAATTCTTGAAAAATTTTATAATAATGTTTATTTCATTTGTAGTACTAATAAAATTTCTAAAATTGAAATGCCAATTAAAAGTAGATTTTATTTAATAAGATTACGACTATTTCAATTAAATGAAATCGAAAATATATTCTTAAATTATATTAAAACACCATTAGTTACTAATAATAGAAATATTATTTTTCAAATATTTTTATCACAAGTAAATATTAACGAACCATTACTAATTACTGAAAATTTCTGTAAATTTAATTATCCTCCGTTATATGACTTCTTACAATCCAAATATAATATTCATGATATTCGACAATTATCATATAAATTATCACAATTTAATTTGAGTATATGTGATATTGCTATGGATTTAATAAAAATTTATAAAAAAAAAGATAAGATTTTAGAAATTATACGTATTGCCGCTGATATTGATTATATTCTTACATTATCTAATAAAGGTCGAGAACCAATATATATAGAAAACTTTTTATGCCAAATTTTAATATAAAAAAAATGATGATAATTAATAATATAAGAAATTAATAAAATGAACTTCTGTGAAATATGCCATAATATGATTTATATTAAAACTAATGATTCTAAAAAATTAGTTTATTATTGTAAACACTGTTCATTCGAAAAAGATGAAGTTAGTACAAGTGCTATTAAAATATCTGAAACTATTTATACTGAAGATGAATTGTTATATAATCAACATGTTAATAATTATTTACGTTTTGACCCGACTTTAAGAAGAATTAAAGATGATAATATTAAATGTACTAATTGCGATATTCCAGATGAATTGAGACAAATTATTCCAATTAAATATCATCCGTCTCATATGAAATATTTCTATGTATGTGATAATTGCGGTTTTACTTGGAGAGAAAATAAAAAATGATTATTTATATAAGAAGAACTTTTATTATTTTCAATATGACATCAAATGATTTTAAACAACCATTTGACGAATGTAATAAAGTTTTTACATCTTTAAATAACAAAAATAAAATTAGTAAATTAATTATGACTAAATATGAATTTAATTTAGTTATTAGTCAGCGAACAATACAATTATCATTAGGTCATGTACCATTCGTACCAATCACCGAACCCATTAAATCTAATATGGATTTGCGACTAGTTGCATTAGAAGAACTTAAACAGGGTAAAATTCCATTCTGTATTAAACGACCTTTACCTAATGATAAATACGAATTTATTCGTGTTAGAGATTTAGATTTAAGTGCTGTAAAATATATGATTGATTTATAAATTTTTTTTATATTTAAAAATAAATAAATATTATTATTTTAAATGTTATATTCAATTATTTTAGCCTGTACTCTTGATGGTGGTATTGGTTATAATAATTATATTCCATGGAATATTAAGAATGAATTGGCGTTATTTAAACAAATAACTATTAAAGCAAGTACTGATTTTAAGTATAATGCAATTATTATGGGTAGAAAAACATGGGATTCACTCTTATATAAACCACTTAAAGGACGTATCAATATCGTAATCACAAAAGACGATAAATTTGATACAGGTGATAATGTTTATGCATTTAATAGTTTAGATAAAGCATTCGAATTTTGCGAAGTTTCCACAAAAGTTGATAAGGTTTTTGTTATTGGTGGAAAAACTATTTATGATGCATGCTTAAATAATGAAAACCATTTTAAAAATATTGAAAATGTTTATTTATCTGTTATTTATAAATATTATAATTGTAATGTTTTAATTAATTTAAAAAAAATTCTTGCAAATTTCACAACAGACATTAAAAGTATCATTTTTGATTCTCAATTTTTACATCTAAAATTGATTAAAAAATAAATTTAATATTTACCAGGTTTGGAAAAACATTCAGCAATATCATCTTGATAATATTGGTGCATATTTATACAGTTATTAATTATTTCATTCTGTGGTATTAAATAACCTTCTTTATTTTTAAAATTTATTACTGCATCTTTTAATATTTCAATAGCTTCTTTAAACATATTTTTTTTATAATATATAAGTCCTAATATATGTTGAAAATCTGGTATATCTTTACCATACGTATTATATTGTTCTAACACGTCATTCATATTTACATCATCATTATTATTTAGTTTATTTAAATAATCGATGAATTTAATAAATGATGCATTTTGTATTAGGAAATTAGCAGTATTTACACTTGTTGGAAATACTCCTAATTTTGAACCCTCAAATACTGTATTTTTATTTAAAGCATAAGCCTTAATATTACTTTTATTTTCATTTATAAATATTGATAATGTTAATTTCATATTATAACGGATTACATTCATATATTCATATAATTTATTTGCAATTTGCGGTGTTATGAAATATGAACTTTTCATTACTAATTTTTTAAAATATACCGATGATAATACTATATTTAAAGGGTTGTTTTCAGCCTCATTATTTGAAACACATGTTAATAATATATCATATTCAAATGAATCTAATTTATATATCAATTCCTTAAAATTATTCATACATTCTGGTAATAACAATACATCATCTTCTATAATATAATTATGTGTTGTATTACTTTTTCTAATTAAATCATAAGCATTCTTATGTTTATATAAATTAGACAATTGCGCTAAATTAAAGGGTCCCTGTGATTTTCTAAAATCTTCATCATCATTCTCATTAGGATTAAGATTAATAGTTTTATCATAATCTTTTAAATTCGCTTCAATTTCATTTATGCTAGGCGATGTAATTGGTATGACATTTACCATATATTTATCTTGCATTATAACTTTCATAGCAGCTATAGTAGATTCTATTGATTTTTCTCGAATCTTTAGATGGTTAGATTTTATAATATAAATATCAATATTCATAATATTTATATAAAAATAATATAGTCTTATATTTGTTTTTTTAATTGGTTGTATTTAAAGAAGTTACAGCTAACTCTAAAGCCGATAATCGCTGTGATAATTCCGGACGAGCTTCGACAGCCCCTAAGCGATTGGATACATCAGTTAAATCAACGACTGGACGAGCTTCGACAGCCCCTAAGCGATTGGATACATCAGTTAAATCAACGACTGGGCGAGCTTCTATCACCCCTAAGCGATTGGATACATCATTTAAATCAACGACTGGGCGAGCTTCTACCGCCCCTAAACGATTGGATACATCGGTTAAATCAACGACTGGGCGAGCTTCTAATGCGGCTAAACGATTATTAATATCGGTTAAATCGACAGTTGGGACGGCTATGGTATTTGTGATACCGCCATTTGCAAGCGCTGCTTCTAGTTCTTCGACACGCTTGGTTAAATGTAATACAAATCTATAAGTTTGTAGATGATCCATTATATTAATAATATATAAAAAAAAATGATACAATTAATTATAGCAAATACTTATAATGATTATTCCAATACGTTGTTTCACTTGTTCTAAAGTAATTGCCGATAAATATGATTATTATCATCAAGAAAAAAATAAATTAAAAGCTGATAAGAAAGACGACCCTAATCTTAAATATTTTAGCGATATACATACTAAAGAAATATTAGATAATATGGGACTAATTAGATATTGTTGTCGTAGAAGTGTAATGTCTGCCGTAGATTTAATGGATGTTATTTAATATTTTGTAATTATAAAATGGATAAAGATATTCTTGATATTACACAATTAAATATTGGCGATATTTATAAAAATACTATTCAAACTATTATAGATATCATAAATGAAGTCGTTATTTATTACGATATTAATGCGAATAATAAATCATCATTATATGATATATTTTTTAAAAATGATCGAATGTTTTATATTGGTGTTATTTTAGTTATATTATCTTTTGTTATATATTTTATAGACGGAGTTTCAATATAAAATGTGGTATTATAATTATTATATAGCTATTATTATTCTTGCTCTTATTTTTTTCATCGTTTCTACAAAAAATTTAAAAATACTAATTTCAATAATTATTGTTTTTATTATTGCCTATTATTATTTTAATAAAATTAATGAATTTAATAATGTTAATAAAACTAATGAAAAAAATATTATTGAATCCTTAAATAAAGATATTAAAGCCAGAGAATACGTTTTTAATGATATTTATTATCTTAAAAAATTCCCTGATAAAATTAAATATTTATATAAAGATAAGAATTTACTATCAATTATTTTAAATATACGTTTCATAAAAAAATACGATTATGAAAAATATTCTAATATTATTTATCAGATTGATAAGTTTTATAAAATTTATATGTTTATTTTAGCAGATCGATATGATATTAATATTTATTTTAATACATTTCTATTATTAAGAAATTCAATATTAAAAGAATTATATTCTATTTATATTATTTTACCTATGAAAATGAAATATTATTATGGATTTGATTCATTCAGCGAACTTAAAAAATCAATATTAGATTTTACAAATTATTCAAAAAAACTTATTACTATTATTGAACGATTTGCTAAACAAGAAAAAAATATTTATTATTTACAAGATACCAAATATAAACCATATGACGGTAATATTCATGATATTTATTAAAATGTTTCCCGTTCATATGTATTCATTTGATCTAAATCGAGTGATTTATTAAATGATAAATCGCCCATATCAGGTATTGTACGTGTTGCTACATCTACAGACGCTTGATTAGCATTACCGCCTTTTTTCATTCGTTTGTTAAAATCTTTCTTATATTTCTTAATTAATAAGAATATTAAGTTTTCTACTGTTATTTTTTTACTTTTATTTGACGATGATTTCGATTTTTTACCTCCTGTTATTGTAGCTGGTTGCATATTTACATAACCATTAAATATATCTGATATAGAATTTATTGAACTAAATAACATATATTCTAATATATGTACATTTTTTTAAAAAATTTAAATATTAAGTAAATAAAAATGAATAATATTTTAGGTATTAGGAAACTTGAATTATCGGGATTTACTACAGATACATCATTAGTTAGATTTGCCCAGCAAAATAATATTTGGACCAATTCTAATTTCTGTTTAAGTGTCGAAAATGGTTTTACAAATCTTAATGGTATTACTATAAATGGCTCTAGTTCTAATATTTTCAGTATGAATACTATCGATTGTAATATGACTTTTTCATTATACGGAACAGGTAATTATATTTTTAATAATAATAATGTTAATTTATTGAATATAACTAATAATGGTAATATTGGTATCGGGATTACTTCACCTGCTTATAAATTAGATGTTACAGGTGGAAGTATAAATGCTACAACTATTTTTAAAAATAATAGAGAATTAGATACTATTTATCTTAATATTAGTAACAACCAATGGGTGCGCAACGGAAATAATATTTATACTGATACATCTCTAAGTATTTCAAATGTCGGTATCGGTAATACCAATCCATACGGAAATTTACATATTGGTTCTCCATTTAATGTTAGTGATGGTAGTATAATTATTTCTAAAAGAGATTCAAATACTAGCAACCGTAATTTTAAAATTGGATATGATAGCAATTATAATTTTTGTTTTGGTGATTTTGGAAGTAATGATAGTAGAACATGGAATCGACAATTTTTAATTAATTCAAATGCCACATCTAATACTTTTGTTATTAATAGTAATAGTTTTGTTGGTATTGGAATAGCTAACCCTGCATTTAAATTAGATGTTAGTGGAAGTGTTAATGCAAACTCATTTATTGGTAATGGATCAAATATTACAAATATTAATTATAATAATATAACTTCAAATGCTCCTAACTTATCTAATTTAAATAACTGGGTTATTAATGGCAATACTATTTATAATACAACTCAAAATATTGCAATTGGAACTACTAACGCCGCTTCATATAATTTGAATGTTAATGGAAGTATTAATTCATCTAATTTATTTATTAACGGCATTAATACAAATAACATATATTTATCAGAAATTAACGCAAATAGTAATTACTTAAAAATATCAGATGCATCAAATTTTTATAATAGTTGGACTAAACAAATAGACGGAACTTTATTTTTAAATTATGATTTGAATGCTGTTATTATTGGTGGTAATTTAAAAAAACAAGGTATTGATGCAAAATGTTATTTATACGGTAATTTATATGCTGATAATTATATTGGTAATGGTGCAAATATTATTAATATTGATTACAATAATATTATAAACAAACCACTCGTTTATTCAATTTCTGATATAAATAATTTATTTTATACTAAAACTTATTTAAGTAATACTTATTATCAATATGTTATTACACAAGCTAGTAATAATTTTATAACATTTGCCCAATACGCAAATATTCAAAATAGTATACAAACTATTTTAACTCAAGGTATTGATCCAACTGTTTTACAAGAAGCTATATCAGATTTAGTTTCTACTTGTAATATATCTATTTCATATGATTATATTACCAGTAATCCGCTTATTTTAACAAGGTCAACAGATAGTACTCCAAATATTATTAATTATACAGGAAATTTTGTTGCTACTAATAGTTATGCTAATGCATTTTATGAAAATAATAATAATATTTCAAATATATATGTATCTTATGATAATTTTAATACAGTCGCTACATTATACGATAAGATAATTGACCGTAAAAGAGCTTTAATGACTAATTGCAATATATATCCGCCGCAAAATCAACCATTAACTAGTTATTCAAATTATATTACAACATCGCCATATGGTAATGGTTTATATATATTAAATTCAACCGCCTATAGTAATCTTTCATCTGATAAATCTATGCATAAAATTTTTATTGCAAATAAAAATTATTTATATTATTGGGATACATCAGGTGGAAATAGTTATAATAATTATAGTGGTAATATTCAAACTGGTTATACATATAGAAATACGTTTTCATCAGCTATTAGTGATAGTGGTAGAACAATTGCAAATACTATTATAAATGGTAGTACTACTACTATTTCCGGGGAATGGGTACAAATAAAATATGTTAATAGTTTTATAATTAATTCATATACTATTAAATCATATTATACTATAGATCCTACATTAAATTATAACAATATTTATAATAAATTACCTCGTGCGTTTTATTTATTAGCTACAAATACAGAATCATTAAATAATTGGGATATTATTTCTTATATATCTAATTTAAATGATACACCATCTACATCTAATCCATATTATAAAAATGAACTAGGAACAGTTAATTATACATTTAATGGTAATAATTATATTTCTAGTAATTTAACAATTACTATACAATTACCAACAGTTGTAACATCTTATAAATATTATAGATTTGTATTTACCCAGTGTATAGGTGCAACTGAAATAAGTATATCTGAAATTAATTTATATGGTGTAGAAAATAAAATAGAATGGGCTAATTCATCATCGAATATTTATTATACTAAGGGTAATGTAGGTATTAATGTTATAGATGATACTAGTATTTATTCATTAAATGTTAATGGTTCTATATATTCAAGTTCTAATATAATAATTAATTCTAATATTGGTATTGGTAATACTAATCCTAGTGCATATTTACATATTGGAGATCCAACAATTAGCGGTAGTGATGGTACAATTATTGCATCTAAAAATAATGCAAATTTTAAATTTGGCTATGATGATAATTATAATTATACATTTGGTGATTTAAATTCTGGTGTATGGAAAAAACAATTTTATATTAATTCTAATGCGTCATCCAGTTCTCTTGTAATTGATAGAAATGGTAATGTTGGTATTAATACTAATGATACTAATGGTTTTAAATTAAATGTTTTAGGTACTTCTTATTTTAGCGGAAATATGGGTATTAATACTGCCAATAGCGAAGGAAAACAATTATTTGTAAATGGAATGACTAAAATTATTGGTCAAACAGATATTCAAGGAAATTTATTTCAAACTAATGGAAATGTTGTTATTGCTGCTGATAGTGGTTATATTGGTATTGGTGGAACGTTTGATTCTTTATATAAATTAAAAATAACAGGAAATACTAATATTAGTGGTGATGTTATACAAAATTCGGGAAATACTTCATTAGGTAATGGTAGTAGTGCGTATGTTGCTATAGGTGGTAATACTGATAGTAGCTATAAATTTAAAGTTTATGGTAATACATTAATTACGGGTATTGCTAATTTTACTAATAATATTAATTTTAGTGGCGGTAATTTAATACAAACTGGAGCATCATATAATATATTATATGAAGGTAAAGTTGGCGTTGGTGCTACAAGTGGTAATACTTTAAATTCGAATTTTAATGTTTTAGGTACTTCTTATTTTAGCGGAAATATGGGTATTAATACTACCAATAGCGAAGGAAAACAATTATTTGTAAATGGAATGACTAAAATTATTGGTCAAACAGATATTCAAGGAAATGTTAGTATTGCAGGAAGTTTATCACAAACTATGACGACGTGTAATATATATATTGCAGGTAATGTAGGTATAGGTACTAATACAGGAACTTTAAATTCTAATTTAACAGTTAATGGTAATGCATCTATTACAGGTAATTTAGATGCTTTATCATTTACGGAAAATGGAACTTTGCTATCGACTAAATATCAATCAAAATTAGATTTAACAAATAATAATTATACTTATACATCAGTAACTAGAACATATCCACCAACAACTCTTTCTTCAAGTAATACGACTGTATCAGGACAATCATATGGCAATGGTGTATATATATGTTCATCGACAAATAGTATATATACTAATAATTCTTATATAATTATAAATAATACTGACTATACTAATAGTGCATTTCAGTTACTTGATTTTACTGATGGCACATATACAGGTACATCTAGTTCCACAATAGATGCGCTAGGTTGGTCAGGTGCATGGGTGCAAATTAGTATGCCTTTATCTATTGTTTTAACATCATATACATTAACACCATTTAGAGATACAGTAGGTGGAACTTTAATGTGGCAAATATTTGCACCTTATACATGGTTTATGCTTGGTAGTAATGATGGTGATAGTTGGACTAAATTAGATTCCAAGACAAGTATATTTTTTATTAATACTAATCCACAAACATTCCCTATATCAACAAATACAAACCAATATTCATATTATAGACTACATATAAGAGCTGGAAGACCTGGATTTAACAATATAGTTGTGGGTTTTTCTTCTATGATATTAACTGGTTATAATTATATTACAGCAATAAAATCGAATACTATTAATAATGGATTTGGAATAGGTGGGGCTATTCCAACTGCTCAACAAAATTTAGCGGTTAGTGGTATTTCATATTTTAGTAGTAATATTGGTATAAATAATTCAAGTCCTGCATTTGCATTAGATGTTACTAATATTACTGGATCTTCTACTAATAATGCAACAACATATAGATACTTTAATTTAGGATCTACTGCATTATTAAATAATAATTTAACTTTAACAAATATTGCCGCTAAATTTACAGGTTCTATATGGAGTACAGATACATTTGCAACATCGTCTGATTATAGAATTAAATCTAATATAATAGACGTTGATAATTATAAATCATTAGAAAAGATTTTATTAATTAAAGCTAAAACTTATAATTATAAGGATATTATTGATAAAGGTAGTAATATTAATTATGGTTTTGTTGCACAAGAAATTAAATATATTATACCAGAAGCCGTATCTTTAAATAAATCAATAATACCAAATATATATTCAATATGCAATTGTAGTAATAATACAATAACTATTTCTTCAAATATTGAATCGTTAAAATATAATGATATTATAGAAATTATTGAAATAATAAAAGAAAATGAAATTAAAAAGAGATATAATATAAAAAATATATCATTAGAAAATAATCAAATTACAATAAATGAAAATTTGGAAGGATCTAATTGTTTTGTATATGGTACTGAAGTAGATGATTTTCATATTTTAAATTATAATAATATATATACATTAAATGTATCAGCAACACAAGAATTATATAAATTAATACAAGAACAAAATATAATTATTCAAAAAATAATAAAGAGAATTGAATTATTAGAATCAAAAATATTATAAATAAAAAAATAATAATAAATTAATAGAAATGTATTATAAACTTTCGATACTAATATTGATAATATTTATATTAGTATTTTTACTAGGAATCGCCTATATTTTAACTACTAATATTAAAGGTATTGAAAAATTTGTAAATCAATCATATGATACTTCATTAGTTGTTAGATTTCCACCTGCAAATGCTGCAATAACTATATCAACAAATCCAATAAATGATAATTCAACGAATGCAGCAGATACATGTGGATTATTAATATCATCATCCGAAACTATGGTCGCTGATTCAAGTAATTTATATTATATAACATCTTCATATAAACAAATAAATTCGGTGCAAATATCAAATGTATTTAATTCATCTTCAACTACTAATATAAATTTAATAAATAATAGTAGTGCACCTGCTAGAAATTTAGCAACATCGACTGGAACATTAATAGGTCATTATATAATTTTTACTTATTTAACTCAATTAAAATTTACAAACATTTCAATAACATTTTCAAATGCTGGTACTAATTATTCAAATAAAATAAATTTATATACAGTTAATCCTACTGTAGCAAACAGTTATAATATAATTAATACAAACGAGTCTATATCTGGAAATACTGTTAGCAAAGTTATATTAGATACAATCGAACCAGTTATATTATCAAAATTAATAATATTTTTTGATAATTCATTAACCAATTTTAATATATCTAAAATTAATATTAATGGAATTCCAATTAATATAGCGAATACAGTTCAACAACCAACTGATGACAATACTGATGGTTCTACATATGATAATACTGGAGCTGCTTTACCTGGCATGGCTAATTTAACTACTACACTAGCAGATTATTCATATACAGGTACATCGCCAAATGTAATGTTTAATCAATTAGTAAGAACTAAATTACCATATGCTATGTATTTTGCTGGACATGGAACGTGTACTGCTCAAATACAAGATTTATATGATAGACCATGTAGGGCTGCTTCAGTTATTGGGACATTATCTAATTTATCTGAAACAGCTCCATTAGATGCAAATGGTAGTGTTAAATCTATAGTTGGAACAAAAACTACCCAAATATTATTTCCATATCAAAGTATTCCAAGAGAATATACTATTTGTGCAGTAACTAGATATACAAATCCTAATACAAATAGAAGAAGAATATTATCTGCAAATACATATCCAAATAATGGTCCAAATTGGTTGTTAGGACACTGGGAAAGTAGAACACAAATTGCATATAATGATGGTTGGAATTCTGTTATGGGACAGCCTAATAATAGTACTAGTTGGGTAATTTCATGTGCTACATCTGGCGCATCTGGTGCAAATTCATATTTATTTTTAAATGGTGATAAATATGTTAATAATTATAATCCAATAAAAAATTATAATGGAAATAGCACGGGAACATTAACAATAAATAGTAATCCATGGGGTGAAAATTCAGATTTTGCATTATCATATTTAATAATATGGGATACGGCATTATTATTACCAGAATTACAGAATGTATATGATGTATTAAAAAATTATATAGATACTGGTGAAGAATTAGATTATAGCGTGCCTACATTTACATTAACATCATTACAACCATTAGGATCATGTGGAAATCCTGGAAAATCAGCAAAACAAATAAAACAACAAACAGGAACAAATACAGATGGTATTTATTGGATAAGAATGTCCGATGATGTAGTTAAACCAGTTTATTGTATAATGAATGATGTATGCGATGGTGGTGGTTGGATGTTGGCTATGAAAGGTGCTAAAAATAAGCAAACTTTTATGTTTAATTCGGCTCACTGGACTAATCGTACTGTTTTAAATGAATATGATTTAACTAGAAATGATGGTACAAATAATACAGATGCTAAATATGATGTTTTTAATAAATGTGAAATAAATGATTGTTTAGCTATTTTTAATTCAGCTGATACAAATAATACCATAAATTTACCAGGTTATGGTTATAGTTGGTTTGAGCCGAATATAATTAAAACAAAACAAACATTATTAAATTATTTTTCAAAAAACAATACTTATATACAATTTTATGGAGAAGCAAATCATAAATTTTCTAATTATAATAATAGCCCTATATGTGAATCAACAAGATATTCATCAAGAGATGATTTTATAGCAAAAAATATTACAAATAAATATAAACAGGGTATTTGGTCAAATCAACGCGAATTTATGGCATATGGTCTAAATATACGCCCACGCACATCATGGGGTCATTCAGTAAGATGGGGTGGAACTTTTAATGAAAATGCTGATCGAGGGGTGCAATGGTATACGGGTGATGGAAGTAATGACGTTTCTGGTGGTATTGGTATATCATTTAATTATTCTAGTGGTGATTATATTGGATGCTGTCAAGCATCTAGAGGTCGTAATGCGTCTATGCGATTTGAATGGTATGTAAGATAAATAATTATTTAAGAAAAAAATAATATTTATTAATAATAATAATAAAAGATGTTTTCAGATATTCATAAGTTTGTAATTCTTACGTCTAAATCTAATATTGAATGTATTCAAAATTATGTTCCGTTAGTTTTCCCACCAGTAGAAGTTGTTAATTATTATAAGGATGCGCATATTTGTTTAAGTGATGTAGTTGATTTAACAGATAACTGATAATTTTATTTTTTTATTGATTATAGATAATATAATGAATACTGCATTTGATCCAATATTTATAGCATCTGTAATATTTATGCAAATTGGGGCACGACATTTGGATTTAGAATTAACAGACTTTCAAAAGAAAGTATTGAAAAATAAAGGAATACAGGCAATAATTTTATTTGGATTGATATATGTTCCTGTAAGAGATATTACAAAAACATTAATGATTTTATTGTTAATATATTTAATAATATATGTAATTTTTAACGAAAATAATAATTATAATTTATTTTCAAAAAAGTTATTATATGATGAAGGAATTATAACAAATTATAATGATATTAAACAAAAATATTATACGAATTTATCAAATTTATTAAAATAAAAAATGATTATATTTAAAATTAACTTATATAATAAATAGATATGTCGATATATAATGAATTGTCATATAATAGTCAAAAAGTCATTATTGAAGAAGTTAAAGGCATACAATTTAGCGTATTAGGACCTGATGAAATCATCAAGCGTTCTGTCGTTAAAATTACTAAAACTGATACTTATACTGGTAGTGATCCTGTCGTGGGTGGATTATTTGATCCACGTATGGGAGTATTAGAACATAATAAAATTTGCACTACATGTGAGCAAAAAAATGTATTCTGCCCTGGTCATTTCGGTCATATAGAATTAGCTAAACCAGTATTTCATGCGATGTTTTTCGACATAGTAAAAAAGATATTGAAATGTGTATGTTATAGATGTTCGCGTATGTTAATTTCGCAACATACGACTATTGAAGAATTAAAGAATGAAATGAATCGTATATTAGCAATTAAAAATAATCAAAAACGTTGGGAGGCATATTTTAAGTTATGTAATACAACTACTAAAATTAAAGTTTGCGGAGATGATAAGCATATTGGTTGTGGTTGCAAACAACCAGACAGATACAATAAAGAAGCTTCTATGAAAATAGTAGCAGAATGGAAAGATAAATCAAAGGAAACATCAGTACAACAAGAATTTACAGCGGAAGATGTTTTAAGAATTTTTAAGAGAATTACAGACGAAGAAATGGAATTGATGGGATTTAATCCAAAATGGAATAGACCAGAATGGATGATATGTACTGTTTTACCTGTACCACCTCCAGCAGTTCGTCCAAGTATTATTGAAGAAAATGGGCAACGCAGAGAAGATGATTTAACTCATAAATTAAGTGATATTATTAAAACAAATAATAATATTATTGATAAGATCAATAAGGGTGCAAGTGAAGAAACAATTAAATTAATTACTATGGTTTTACAATATCACGTATTCACATTTATTGATAATCAAATTCCAGGATTAGCACCATCGCAACAGAGAAATGGTCGCCGTCTTCGTTCTGTATGTGATAGAATGAAGAAGAAGGAAGGACGTATTCGTGGTAATTTGAATGGTAAACGTGTTGATCAATCAGCGCGTTCAGTAATTACACCAGATCCATATATTAGTATTGATGAATTGGGTGTTCCTATTCGAGTAGCATTAAATATTACATTTCAGGAGATTGTGAATGAGTATAATATTGAAGAAATGCGTAAATTAATTTTGAATGGTTCAAATAAATGGCCTGGTGCTAAATATGTTAAGAAAGCAAATGAATTGGGACCTATTAATTTAAAATATGCAGATTTAATAAAAATTGCAAATGAACTTAATTATGGCGATGTGGTTCATCGTCATTTGAGAGATGGTGATTATGTATTATTTAATCGTCAACCATCATTACATAAGATGAGTATGATGTGTCATAAAGTTATTATTATGCCATATCAGACATTTAGATTAAATGTATTGGATACACCTCCATATAATGCAGATTTTGATGGAGATGAAATGAATTTGCACTGTCCCCAAAACATTCAAACGATGAGTGAATTAAAGGATTTAGCAGCTGTTCCATATTTAATATTAGCACCCAGAGATGGTAAACCGAGTATTGAAGTAGTTCAAGATACACTAGTTGGATCATTTCGAGCTACTAAAGATTATATTACAGTTGCTGATAAACAAATGGCAAATTTACAAATGATTAATAGTTATTTCAAAGGAAAATTAGAAAAACCATCAAAAAATTTTACATATACAGGAAAAGATTTATTTTCTGAAATTATGCCACCATCATTATTTATTGAAATGACAAATAAGGCTGGTGAAAAAGTTGTTATTAATAATAGTAAATTAATTTCAGGTACATTAGATAAATCAGTATTTCACAATATTACAAATGGATTAATTCCGGTTATTTATCATGATTATGGACCAGTTGAAATTAAAAAATTCTTAGATAACACACAAAGATTAATTTGTCGTTGGTTATTAACTTCTGGCTTTAGTATTGGTATTAGTGATTTAGTAACTATTGAAAGCACAGATAAAGAATTAAATAATAAAATCAAGGAAATGAAAGCAAGTGCTTATAAGAAATTGGAAGAAATGCGAAAAGGTGATTTAGAAAATAATTCTATATTTTCGAATGAAGAATTTTTAGAAAGAGAATTGATTGGTATTCTAAATCAAACTACTAATGAAGTTGCTAAAATCAGTTTAGCTAAAATTGATGAAAAAACGAATAGAATGTTTAATATGGTGAAATCTGGTTCAAAAGGTAAAGAAACTAATATTGCACAAATCATGGCATGTGTTGGGCAACAGAATGTAGATGGAAAACGAATTGCATATGGTTTCACCGATAGAACATTACCTCATTATACTAAATATGATGATGGTCCAGAAGCTCGTGGATTCGTAGAAAATAGTTTTATTAGTGGATTATCACCACAGGAAGTATTCTTTCATGCTATGGGTGGGCGTGAGGGTTTAATTGATACGGCTGTTAAATCTGTAACAGGTGATACTGATATTATTATTATTGAAAATGGAAAAATTAAATTTGCTAAAATTGGAAGTTGGATCGATAATAAAATCGATGATGATGCGAATAAAGAATTTGTTGAATTATTTGGACCCGAAGATATGAATATGGAAATGTTAGGTATTCGCGATGATGATATTTATATTCCTTCGTGTGATAATGTTGGTAATATTATTTGGGGAAGAATTACAAATATTAGCAGACATGATCCTGGAGAAATTTTATATAATGTTAAAACAAAATCAGGTAGAAAAATTACAGTTACAAAATCAAAATCATTAATGGTATGGGATGAATTAAGCAAACAATTTGTTAAGAGAGATACACCAAATGTAAAAATTGGCGATAAATTACCTGTAACTATGAATTTACCAGAAATTAAAATAACGAATGATATTTTAAATTTAGATGATGGTTATAAAATCGGAAAAGAAATTGCAATTTATATTAATAAAATTCCAAAATATGCATTTCTAGCTACTAATGAATTTATTATTGGACTATTAAAAGGATATTATGAATATAATAGTAGATATTTAAATGATGTATTGATTACTGAAACAAAATCATTAGAATTAATGAATGAATTAGTAGTATTATTAGCAAGAATTGGAATTACAGGTATTATTGAACAAAATGATAAATATTCAATTAAATTAATTGGAAAAGAACTTCATAATTTTAATAAACTTACTGAATTATTAGAATTATCAGATGTAATTGAAAATGATAGTAATAATGAAATTAGTAATGATGTTATATTAGACGAAATTATTTCGATTGAAGAGATTCTTGAGATTGAATTTAAACATAAATATAAGAAAGTTTATGATGTTTCAGTTCCTGAAACTGGTAATTTCTCGACTGCTAACGGTATACACTGTGTTAATACTAGTGAAACAGGATATATTCAACGTCGATTAGTGAAAGCTATGGAAGATGCTAAAATTAATTATGATAATACAGTTAGAAATGCGAATGGTTCAATTATTCAATTTATATATGGAGAAGATGGTATGGATGGTTGCAAGATTGAAACGCAAATTATACCAACAATTGAATTAAAATTCATGGATATTGAGGCAAAATACAATCTAACCCCGATTGACAATCTAAAATTATATTTAACATCTGATGCATTTAAAACGATTAATGAAAATACATATACAAGATGTAAGGAACATTTTAATGATTTGATTGCTGATAAGAATTTCTTAATTACAAAAGTAAATAAGAACAGAAAAAATAGTATTGTTAATTATCCGATTCCATTTCATAGAATTATTAAAAATTGTATTAAAAGACGTGAATCAAGTGATATTAAAGCTACTTTAAGTGATTTGACACCTGATTATATATTTGACAAGATTGATGAAATGATGACTGAATTATATATCAAAGATACTGAACAAGGTATGATATATTTTCATATATTATTAAGAGTTTATTTATCACCAAAAAAATTAATTATTGAACAGCATTTTAATAAATCTATGTTTGATTGGGTAGTATCTCAGATATATGAGTATTTCAAAGAAGCAATCGCACAACCAAGTGAAATGGTTGGAATTATTGCAGCTCAAACTATTGGAGAAATGGGAACACAAATGACATTAGATTCATTCCACGTATCTGGAACAGCAGCGGCTGTGAAGGCTACTAGTGGTGTTCCTCGATTGAAAGAAATTCTTAGTGCTACCAAAAAGACTAAAACGCCAACATTAATTATATATATGAAACCAGATGTAGCATCTGTTAAAAATCCTAAAATTGCTGAAAATGGTATTGATTATATTGATGACAGAATTGAACAAACAAAGAGCGTTGCTATGAATATTAAAAACTCGATTGAAATTACAACATTATCAAATATTTTAGAGTATAGTGAGATTTATTGGGATAGTGGAAAATTAGATACAACAATTGAAGAAGATAAAGGAATATTAGATATTTATAAGAAATTTGCAGCATTAGATGATAGTATTAATAAATGTCATAGTGATTCACCATGGGTATTACGTATGAAATTTAATAAAGAAAAAATGAATGCATTCGGTCTGCGTATGATTGATATTTATACAAAATTAAATAAAGCATATAATAAATATATTGATTGTGTATATAGTGATGATAATGCCGATGAATGTATATTTAGAATTAGATTAACTGATTATGCATTAAAAGATATTGAAAATAAGGATGAAGTAGCTGCATTAAAAGCCATGGAGCATAATATCGTATATCAAGTATTATTAAAAGGAATTAAGGGAATTAACAAGGTTTCTTTAAATAAAAAGAAATATGATATTTACAATCCAACAGAAGAAACATTCGATAAAGTAGTTGAATGGGTATTAGATACTGACGGAACTAATTTAATTGAAATATTATCAAATCCTAATATTGACGCGACTCGAACTATTTCTAATGATATTCGTGAAATTTACGATGTATTGGGAGTAGAAGCAGCGAGAAATGCATTATATAATGAATTAGTTAATGTAACTGGGGAAGGTTCGATGAATTATCGCCATTTATCATTATTAATTGATACTATGACATTTAGAGGTAATTTAATGTCTATTGATCGTCATGGAATTAATAGAAATGCTAGTAGTGCATTAAGTAAATCATCATTCGAGGAGAGTGTTGATATGTTAATTAATGCTAGTATATTCTCTGAATATGATAATACAAGTGGTGTATCACCTCAAGTAATGTTGGGTAAAGTTCCAAATTGTGGTTCTGGTAATTTCGACATTATTTTAGATGAAGAACATTTAATGGAATTATTAAAAGATGTTAAACAGGTAAAAGAGAATAAATATAATTTGGATGATATTGAAGAGGATGATGATGAAGATAATGATGACTGTCTTGAAGAAAACTTAAAATTCAATATACAATTAAAAGATAAAAATGAATGTTATAAAATAAGTAATCCAGATATTAAAATTATTTAAACAAATGCCAAAAATAAGTATTTGACATTTATATCATTTTTGTTTTTGTTAGAACATTTCTAACAATACCTCCCAATCATCGGTAATAACTGACATAGTTTTACCATATGTATTTAATTCGACCAAATACTCTTTGTACGGCATTTCAACTATTGAAATTTCAATATATTCTTCATTACTAAATAATTGAAGAATATTATTCTTATTCATAGGAAAATGCTTGATCATTTTAATGATTATAAATATAAATCAAATCATTTTTTTATGATTAATAGAAAAAGATTAAACAAATTTATTTAGAGAATAATGGAATACAACAAGCTTTCATTTGTTTAACACTTTTATTTATTTTAACTAAACCTTTGGCACAGCAAATCATAGTATCTATAATTTCGCCAATAATTCTATTATCCATCATATGATTTATATTTTTAATTATTTCATCATTATTAGCTTTAATAAAAATATTATCTTTTGATGTTGATATATCATATAATATTGATATTACTAAATCTTTTTTTGTTTTACCTTCAATATCTTTAATTAATTCGATTTCTTCCATTATAAATGTTATTAATTCAATTGCAGACATCGATGATATATCGATATTTTTATTAATTATGCGCATTTCAATAATTTCTTTATTTTTATTAATAGGTCGAATATCAATTTCAGCTAATGATGTGGTCATATCTAATAATATAATTATATTTTTAAATGTTCATTAATTAAATATTTAATGGCAAGAGGAATATCATTTAATTTAATATAAATGGATGATAAATCCATATTTGAATTTTTATCAACAATTAAATTATAAATTATTTTTTTATCATCATCATATTTATATAAAATGATAACAGGTCTATTTTCATAATTATTAGGTGATTTATAAAATGTTGATGATAATAATAAATCTTCTATATCACCTCTAACAACTTGTATTTTTTTATTAGCACCGTATTTACTGCGATGAATAGTTATAATATTAATATTAAGAATTTTTGACATAGCAAGAATAAAATAATCATTCGGGAATAAATCTCCATATTTATGAATAATATTAAATATAAATTGTTTTCGTATATCATCGTCAGGTAATACTTCTTTAATATAAAACTTTTCCCAAAAAATATTAAAATTGATATAATTTTTACCAATCTCTTTATTAATATTTGCAGATATTTGAGGATCATCAAATAATTCTTTTAATAAATATTTATGCATTTCAATTTTATCTGGATTATTTAATTTTATGCTAAATATAGCTGTCATATCATTAATAGCAGTTGTTTTGAGATCATCATAAGATGTTTTAATATCTAAAATAGCTGCTAACCATAAATAAAAGTTTTTAATATAATTTATATCATAATTAGTATTTTTAATATAAATCATATTACTCCATTTAGATTTTTTATGCATAGTCCATTTACTATTTAATTGCTCTGCGGTTCCATTAAATAGTTCTGGTAATGGTAGTTCTTCTTCTTCTTTAACTTCATTATAAATATAATCTTTTGATTGATATGAAATTGTGTTAAAATTATTGGCAGGTGTTGCTTGATGATAAATTAATAGTTGCTGAGGAATGCTATTATTGAGTGCTATTTGAGAAAAGGTAAATTGTGTTTTACTTTCTTTAATTAGAGGATTAAGAAAATCATATTTATTATAAACAATAAAATCATTTAAAAATCGTTTAATATGATTTTTAGAAATAAAAGGTATTTCTTCTAATAATATTTGTATTTTGCTTTTTTCTGGTATAGTTGTCAATTTTAGTTCTTTATATAATTCTTTAATTCGATTCATTCGAGGTAAAGATAATAAAAGATTGAATTGATCATCTGGTAAATTAATAATTTTCGAATAAATCATTAATTGTAATTGGAACCATTTTTTATTAATTTTATAATTTTTAAATTGATATTTATATAAATCGTCAATAATTCTTGAATGAATTATATCATTTGTTAATGGTATTTTTTGTATAGTTAATTTATAATAAAATTCTTTTGGAGTTGTTAAAGATTTATCAAGAGTTCCAAAATCAAATCGAATATTTAATTCTTCGCATTTATTTTTAAATAATTCATAATCGCTTTTGAGGACTGATATAGGTTCATAAGCATCACCAATAATATCATCATAAAATACTATATTAGCAATACCTAAATTAATAATAATACGAGGTAAAAAACTTATACTAATTTTATCAATAATAATTAAGAAATTATCTTTAGTTAAAAAATGAGTTATTGACAAATCATTATTAATAATTATTGTATGTAATGAAAATTTTTTAGACATTTTAAGATGATCCGTATTTATCCATGTATTTAATGAATATAAATTATTATATATTGAATTATTTTCACTATAAATTTCTTTAGAAACGCTACATTCCTTAAATAGAGTTTTTAGATGTTTGTAATCATTTAAATGTATTAATTTTTGACCATCGGTGCCTTTACTTTTTAATTCTATTGGTTCATAATAATTTTTATCTCTAATAATCATTAATAATAATGGATTAAGTTCCATGGAACCAATCAAATCTTCATAACTGGTATAATAAGGGCAAATGATAGATGTCTCGGTTGGTTGTTTATCCCATATAACAATAAGAACGTTATAAATAATGCTAATTAATGAATATAAATAATATGGTGATTTAGTGATTGGATAATCATTTGAACTTAAATATAACATAAATTTTTTATAACTTTTGAATATACCTAATAATCTCGAAAGTTTATAATTATTGTCATTTGGTATTTTTGAAATTAAATTAAATTTTTTAATATGATTTTTTAAATCTTCAATAAGTTGTTTATTGTCGGTTGGAATGATTGGTAATTTATCCATAAAAGCTTTGCAAACATTCCCATTTTCTAAACTCATATAGGTGTATAGATCTAATTTTTTATTAATGTCAGAAATAAACATTTCTTTATTCTTAAAATTTAAGCCATGAGCGATTGAATGAATTATACTATCATTATGAATATTTTTAATTTTTTTTGAAGTTTTATGAGATATACCTTTTCTAACAAAACATTTATCATTTTTAGTTAGTAATTTTGAACATACTGAATATTTAACATCTGGAAAAAATAGTTCATGTAGATTTTGTGGAATTATTCCAAATCGTCCAATACGTACTGGAGATGTATTCATTAAATAATTTTCATCTTTATCGGCGATAGGTTCTTCTTCTTCTTTTAAAGGTTCATTATTATAATATTTGCATTTATTTAATTCATCATCTTTAGGTGGTTTTTTGAAACAACATGGAGCACAAATATTATTTTCATCAGGTTTAATTAATTTAACATATCTTTTTTTATTTGGGTCATTATCAAAATACATTTGCATCGGTTCTTCGTCTTCGATTGGACAAGTTGTTTTGCCATTATCAACATCTAAGGGAACTTTTGAAATTGGACACCATAAACGAGGACAAGCATATACATTTTTAATATTTTCTTTACTTCCATAAACTAAATCATTATCAAAATGATATGTACCATTTTTTTGTAAAGTTTCTTTATATTCTTTTGAAAATACGACAGGTTGATTAACAGCCTGACATTTATTTCGAGCGTAATTATTGGCGAATAAATCTTTATCAGCTTTTGTTAATAAATTTATAAAATAGCTGTGTTTTTCTTTACCGAGTGCAGCACCACCTTCACTTCTATCACTTTTAAAAGATGATTTATTACTATTACCCTCATCACTTGACGTATTATAACTCAATTTACCTAAATCATCATCGTCGTTAACAGATGAATTAGATGAAGATGATTTTTTAGGAGGTGGTGGTGGTTGTTTAGTTGGTTCTGCTTTCTTTTTTGTTATTTTTTGGGTGGACGATGAAACAATTTTAGACATCCAATAAATTAAATTATCTAATTCACTTTTATTTGGAATATTTAAAATATTTACAAAAAACCCATTCTTATATGATTCAATAATAACTAATGTATTTGTTTTATTAATGGTTTCTTGTTGTTTAAGATTATCAATTTCCATTTCATATATAAATTCTTTTTCTTGTTTTAATAAAACTTTAGCTTCGTCAACGGTCATATCATTTAATATAACTAATTGATTAATAATATCATCATCTTCTATACCTAAATATAAACAATTTTTAATATAAGCGAGAGCATCAAAACCTTTTTTATCATAATTAGATGAACGTTTATAAATTAAATTAATAGTATCTCTATTTGATTTCATAATATCAAAGATATCAACAAATTCACTAATTTTCTTTTTTAAACTCATCATAGAAACATTCTCAATTTCAATAATAAAATTAGCTTTAATGCTCAATTCATTAAAAATTATTTTTTGTTTTAAATGAAAATTTAAATATTTAGAAATTGCATCAATACTTTCATAAATTTCTTTCCAATTTATATTTTTCCTTAAATTAATATTATAACTTAATGATATATTCATATCTTGGTTAATGGTTAATTTAGCATATGTACCGCTATTAAGTATAGAATAACAATTAATACAATTAATTATAGATATTTTTTTAGTGTCAGACCAATTTAATAATTTATCTTTAGAAAGTTTATTAATTTTATGTAATTTATAAATGATTTTATAAGTATCATTAACCCACTGCACTAAATCTATAACAGGAGATGTATTTAATAAATCGAATATGTCAGCGAGTGTATATGGTTTATTTAATTTACTTTTTAATTCATATCTATGAATATTAATGGTATTATCAATTATAGGTTTAGTATCTATTTTTTCTAATTGATTTAATATTGATTCTTTTTTCTTAAGTTCGGCAAGCGATGGAAATGATTTATCAGTAAAATAATAAGGATTATTCTCTAAATCTGGAAAATCTTCTTCAAATATGATATTAATATAATTATATGGAAATAATCCAATATTATAATCATAAATAATGGGTTCTTTTAATTGTACACTATTTCTATTGGTAGATAATATAGGATTAGGAGAATAACCGTCCCATTTTATCGATTTAATTTTAAATAATACTGATTTATTTGATTTTTGCAACCAAGCATAAAATCTACCACTATTTAAAGTTTTAGCAATCTTAGCGACGGCATTTTCAACATTATCATCTTTGTATACATATACTTCATGGGTATTGAATTTATTATAATTAATCCAATTATAAACGATAATTTTTTTATATAAATTCATATCTATTTATTAATTTTAATATTTTTTTTCATATAATTTATTAGATTAAGTTAAATAATGCCTCATGATGATAATAATATTGATTATACCAAAATTAGAGATGCTATGGATGCAGCAGTAGAATTACTAAAAAAAAAGAAAGAAGAAAAGCTAGAAAAAACAGAATATGAATTAATAACCAAACGAGAAGCTGCTAAATATGATGAAGAAGTTAGACAACCATTATATAAAAAAATATTTTTTATAGGATTATTTGTAATAATTGCAATATTTATATTATTAATAATTATATATTTATTTACGCGTAGTAGCAATAAACCAGAAGTAGTAGCACCAGTAATAGTACCTAATGTAATCCCACCCCAGCAATTCCCAATACCTATTAATAATGCGAATACAAATAATACATTTACATATAGCAATTCCTCTTCGATTCCTATAACAACAATACCATCATCATTACCTCCACGAATGAATGGAGGTAGGAGAATGTATAAAAATAAATTTAATAAGTAATTTTATTAACAGATGAATATATTGGAAATAAATATTTATAAGATATATAAAATGCAATTATCATTCCTATGAAAATGAAGAATAAATATTTAATAGAATAATAACCTACAGCTAATAAGAATACAAATAGAAATAAATAATATAAATCCATATTTATATTTATATAACAATTAATTTATTATGTCCAACTCGAATATCGGTATTAATGACAATAGGAATGCCGAGTTTATGAATATTTTTACAGAATGCAACATCTTCTGAACAAATATCACGAATAATCTTTCCATCATCGGTTATAATCTCTTGAATATCGGCATTAAAATATGGATATGTCATTTTTCGTAGTACATCTCTTGTTACTGCAAAAAAACCCATTCCGGTATAATGGATTGGTAGATATTTAAGAGAAGTTTCTTCCTTCCATTTAGTAACATCTTCAGGAGTTAGAAATTGGAATGTTCCATTTTTAGCAAAATAATCAGTATCCCAATCTTTAACAATAGTATATGAAGTTAGATTACTCATACGATACATTCCACTAACAACTGGATGTTGGTTAGTTGAATCGATTAGATCAATTACTTGTTGAGGAGTAAAGATAATATCACTATCGATAGTAATCCATACATCGAATTCCATATTATCGAATGGTTTTTGATTAAAGCCTCGAAGAACATCAAGACCTAGAGTTTGCATACGTGCGAATGTTACAAATGAACTAACACCGGAGCTAACGACAATATCATATTTTTTAGATTCCCATAGGGCATTAATGGTTGCAGTCCATGATAATAGGAATTTTGAAGAAAAATTATCACCTGGAAGAGCAAATATAATTTTCTTTTTTACATCAGCTGTTTCTGCGACTGTTTTAACATCACCGCTGCTATTGTCTGTGATCTCATATGTCACATTTTCTTTTTTAGCTTCCATTCTTATTATATATAATTTTAGGATTATATCCCTTATATATTTTTAATTTAATATAATAAATGTCAATAGAAGTTAATTATTATGATATAGAATTAAATGAAACTAATAAATTTGCTCTGCAAAATGATAGAATAAAAACAAAATTAAAACCACATCAATTAACAGCCTTATATAAAGCATTAGATATGGAAATAAACGGAAGTATTCGATATAATATTTCGAGTCGAGAAAGATTCATATCTATAATGACTATGTTATACAGTAATTACACTCAATTTAATAATATTGACAATTTTATACAAATATCAACAAATGTTGGTATATTTGGGGATATTGTTGGATATGGTAAAACCTTAATTGTATTAGCATTAATAGCTACAAATGATGTAAAAAATATATATGTCAATAATATTTATACAAAAACATTTAATAATTATAAAAATTATAGTTATTTGAATATATCTTCGCAAAACAATTTAATAATACCTGAAAATATTATATTCAATACAACATTAGTTATAGTTCCCAGAGGTCCTGTTTATGTGCAGTGGGTAGAAATGATTAATAAACAGACGAATCTAAAAGTATTAGCTATTGATAATTTAAATTTTATAAAGAAGAATATACCAAAATATAATAGTAATAAACAAGATATTATTAATTTTTTTAATAGTTATGATTTAGTATTAATAAAAAATACAACATTAAGAGTTTTATTTGATTATTATTATGAAGATGGAAATTACAATTTAATAAATAGTTGGAAACGTATTATTATAGATGAAGCACACGATATTATTAATAAAATTCCTAATATTAAATATTATTATTTATGGTTAATCTCGGGAACTTATGAAGATTTATTAAAAAAGGTATATAATTCTAATAATTCTATAATATATTCGAATACTATAAAAGAATTATTGAATGACGAATTTATTAATTTAATGTTAATTAAGAATAATCCTAAATTTATTAAGAATAGTTTTTTGATACCAGAACCAATAGAAAAATATTATTTATGTAAATTATCGCAAAATATTAATATTATAAAGAATTTTATAACTGATTCTATTTTAGAAAAAATAAATGCAAATGATATTCCGGGTGCTATTAGGGAATTGGGTGGTAAAAATGAAACAGAAGATGATATAATTGAATTAGTTTCAAAAGAATTAAAACGTGATTTATTTAATAAAGAAACCGAACGAGATTATATAACTACGTTGGATATTAATAGCGAAAGTAAAGCAATACGATTGAAGAATATAAATAATGAAATTGAATTACAAAAAGAAAAAATAAATAATTTAACAGAGCGAATTAGTTATATATCATCTAAATCATGTGCCATTTGTATGGATTTAATATCAAATCCTATAATGTTAGAATGTACGCATATATTCTGTGGTAAATGTTTAATGAAATGGATAAATACTAATAAAAATTGTCCAAATTGTCGAACGAATATTACAAGTACGGATAAATTAATAGCAATTGTTGATGAAAATAATAAAAATAATGCGACTATTGAAAATGTTTTAAGTAAAGAAGAAACTTTATTACAGATTATAAATGATAAACCTAATGGAAGATTTTTAATATTTAGTAAAAATGAAAATAGTTTTGAGAAAATTAAAATAGAATTACGAAAGAATAATAATAATTATGAATTACTGAAAGGGACTACTTCGCATATGATGAATATTTTGGATAAATTCAAATCGGGAGAAATAAATATAATATTATTAAATACTCAATATGCTGGAAGTGGTATTGATATTAGTTATGCAACAGATGTTATAATATTTCATAATATGGGTATAGAAAAACAACAGGCTATTGGACGGGCACAGAGAGTAGGGCGACATAATGAATTATATATACATAATTTATGTTATGAACATGAATTTTAGATATTTATTTTTTTATATTTATAATCAATAGAATATAATGAGTTGCTGTTCTACAGATTATCCTAATCGAAAATGTCCATTAAGAATGTCAGACGGTCGCGCATTTACTAATTATGAAACTAGATGTAGTTTTAATAATTCATTAAATGCTAAATTAGCTGAAAATAATATGATTAAATCCAGTTATGAAATGCGATTATATTTACAACAAAATTATGATAAAATAGTGGAAGAGGAGCGACAAAAAGCTATTAATAATATTAGTCCGTGTGGTAATTGTTCTGAATTAATTAATCTTAAAAATAAAGAAATGGATGATAAATATGCGGTAGTGTGCGATGGTGTAAGTTGTTATAAAAGTTTAGTTAATCCAAATGGATTAGGGACATATAAATTATTTTAAATTAATATAATAGAATTATAATGAATGAAACATTTGATAGTGAATATGCGAATATAAATATTACAAACATTAATAATAAACAATTAAAAATTAATGGGTTTATAAAAAATCCCAATAATTATACTAATATGGCTGTAATTGCACCAAATCCTATGGATAAAATAACATCATATTCTGGAAAAGGATTGCCGTTTCCATGTGAAACTATAGCATTCGAAAATACGCCTAATTTCTTTATAATACCTAATACGGGTATTATAGATACCGTATTTACATATCCAAATAGTTATTATACCCCTGATGGATATACAAAGATTAAATCACCTGTCATAATTAAATTAGACTCGATAAAAATAATTATTGAATTAAAAGACAATTGTCCTTTAAAAACTTTACGCGATCGCGTAAGAGGTAATCCGAATTTCTATGGATTAAAAGAATTGATATTACCAATAGGAACCGCTGAGAATGTAATGAGAGATTATTCAACAGCTAAAGTTTTATATAATATAGCATAATTTATTTTTCTAATAGTTTTACAGCAATCTTATTTAGTTTTCGCAGTTCATGTGAGATTGAATTAAGATGTGTTGCAATATTATTACCTTCTTTATCTACGAAGAAATTCTTTAGCATTTCAAATTGGATAATTGTAGCATCAAACTCTTCATCATCGTCATCGTCGTCATCATCTTCATCAGCGTCTTCTTCATCGTCATCTTCTTCTTCATCGTCATCTTCTTCTTCCTCATCATCCTTTTCTTTAATAATGACACTTTCCTTGGTATCATCGTCGGAGCAGATACTATTAGTTTCATCAGTTTTTAGCATTTTCAATAGGATAATATTTTAATTATTAAAATAATTCTTATATAATTTTAAGGAAATGAATTTATATTTAGTCAAAATTTTTAGTTTTTTTATTGGGTTGTTTATTATGTTAGTTATATTATCATATTATAAATTAAATGAAAATTTCACAATTCCCACTAAATATTTAGAAGGTTTTCATAATAAAGAAAAAATCATTAAAGATGATAATGGTAATGGTAATGATCCAAATGAAATAGATAATTCAATATTACCGTATAAAGGGCATAAATTTATATGTATAAATACATTTGAAGATACAGATAAAATTTCACAAGCCGATGGTAGATGGTATGATATTGATTCTAGCGATACTGTTAATTTTAATTATAATAATTATTTTAATTTTAAAAAAATAATATCATTTGAAAATAGTGCAAATAAAAATGGTGCAAAAGGTGCTAATATAAATGAATTAACCGGACCAAGTTGTTATAATTTTGCTAATAATAATGAAACATATGAAGTTAAAATATTTACGATGTTTATTACCGCTAAAATAAATGGTTGTAATACTAAAAATAATATTTTATTTGAAATGACCGGTAATACGATTACTACAGATACTATAATACCTACTTATTCACCATCCATTATACATATAAATTTAATAATAACTGAAAAATTAAATTATAGTGTTCATTTAACAATTGGTAATAATATATATAAGGGATTAATCGATGATATTGATAAATCATTTATAGAAGATAATGAATATATAACTATTGGTATGTATTATACGGACGATAAGATTGGATTATTAGTAAATAAGAAAATATATGAATATACTAATATAAATAAATATAAAATCACACTAGGATCTACGCCAATAATTATTAATAAAAACGGAACAATTAATATGAATTTATATAATTTTGTATATTATAAAAGTTTATTTCCGTTTAATGAATATGATAGATTATTGGCATATAATAATTATTATATATCTGGATTGGATTATTTAAATAAACATAAGAATTGTCCTGTAGTTGATAAAAAATCAACACCTAAAATAGAAGCTTCAAAAGTTGATAAAATTATTATTTCTGAATTTAAATATGATAATATAGTGGATTATTATACACCTGATATATTAAAGCGAATATTTAATTATTAATGTTTCGTTTATTTAAGAGATATAAACATATCTATTTTTTAATAAGTAAAGTAATAAATGAATGATTATATAGATTTTCCAAATAAACAGCAATTAAATGATACTAATTTATTATTTAACAAAACGAAGATAAGCGCAGATATAGCATCTCTGTCGTCCATGTCATCGATGTCATCGTCGTCATCTAGTTCACCAAAAAAGAAGCAACAACCGCCACCACCATCATATCAGTCGAAGAAATTAGTAAATCCAAATAAAAAGATTTTATATATGGCTGAGGAAGATGACAATAAAAGTAGTAATGGCGATGATGACGACGAAGAAGAGGAAGAAGAAGAAAGCGAAGAAGAGGAAGAAGATGACGAAGAAGAAGAGGACGATGAAGAAGATGGTGATGAAGAAAAATCGAGTACAAAATTAAATCCTTATAAAAATGAATTAAATGAGAAAAAAGAAATATTATATCAATTAAATCGATTACAATTAAAGGGTTATAAAATACCAAGTAATTTAACTATGCAATCAAATATTGAAGAAATGAGACACGAGTATAATCGAATAATTAGAGATAAAGATATTGATGCAAGTGTGAGATTTCAGAGAAAGATGTTAATGGCATTTGTTACGGGCACAGAGTATTTAAATACTCGATATGACCCGTTTGCAATTAAATTAGATGGATGGTCTGAGCAAGTGCATGAAAATATAAATGATTTTGATGATATATTTGAAGAATTACACGATAAATATAAATCAAAAGGAAAATCTATGCCACCAGAATTAAGATTATTTGTTAGTTTATCTGGTAGTGCTTTTATGTTTCATTTAACTTCTAAAATGTTTAAGGAAAGTTCTATTCCAGGTGTAGAAGAGGTATTAAAAGCAAATCCGGAATTAATGAAACAGTTTCAAAATGCAGCAGCGAAACAATTTATATATAATAATATTGGTTCATCACAACCAAAAGCAGCTACACCAGCTGCTAAACCGGTCGAAAGTGGTGTAAATAGTTTATTTGGCAATTCGTCTGGATTATTTGGAATGGTAAATAATTTATTCAGCGGATTGAATAATAGTAGTCCATTTCAAGAGATGCCGACTATGAAACCTAGCAAACCTGAAAATGATATAAATAATATTATAAATAATGTTCATAATAAAATTTCAATACATCAGGATGATGATAATAGAATTGAAACATTATCTATAAGCGATGAAGAAATTACTTCAATAATAGAGGATGCAACCGATGTTAAGATTTTAAAATCATCAACGAGGGGTAAAAAAGCAAATAACAGAACTTTGAATATTTAACGAGGTATATTTTTAACTCTTCCTATTTGTTTTGTAATTTTATTAACACCTGTTTTAATATCATTAACGCTTGAGCTTAATTTTGATGGAATTTTAGAGAATGAACCTATTGGATCGCGAATTGCACCTTTAAGATCGCCAGCACCATCTTCGACTGATTTTATTAAATTAAACATTACAGATAAAACGGTAAATATTATAATTTGAAGAGCAAATATAATAAATATTAAAATCATTTCAATTACTGAACCTATCATGATTATTTCGCGACGCATATCAGTAGAACATTTGCATTTTTCATTAACTAAATAGCGAGTATATCTAAAGACTTCATATAAATAATAAATAAATACTAGAACAAATATTAGATCTATGAATTTATTGAGGGCGACAATACTGCCGCCAAAATTATCATAAATAACTTTATCGGATACTAAACCGGTGAATAATAGATATATTATGGAAAATATGGTAAATCCTTTAATAAAATTTATATTTTGGGTCATAGCACATTTACAGCCTTTATTCTCAAGACTTACGATATAACTATAAATTACAATTAATAGAATTATAGTTATTACTGAATATAATATTTTAGTTATGTATGTTATACCAAAATTCGCCATAAGTAATGTTTTATTCTAATTAACTAAAATATTATTTTTATATAATAAATAAAGTTCTTTTATTAGGTTTTACATATTTTAATTTTAGAAATTTGAATATATCTTGTTCGCTATGTATATTACTTTTAACTTTTCTATCAAACCCATGTTCGCTCAAAGAAATATTAAATGTCTGTTTAACATAATGACGCATACCGATATTAAATAATTGCGAACCTGTGAAATATAATAATGAGAAATAATATTCGTCTTTAGGTGCAATTAATATATCAATACGTCGTGCTATTTTCTCATTAGGCAATTTAACAACACCCATAAATTTATTTGAACCAAGAGCTAAAGTTTCGACAACATATCCAATAAGGGAATTGATATAAGTCTTTAAATCAAAATTGGAATTTTTCATAATAATAATATCGATATCACCCATAAGTTTTTTGCCTCTACGATAAGATCCAACGAATTCATAAGTTAAATTGGATAAACCTTTTTCTAAGATAGTCATATGTTTTTTAAATTCATATAATGGTATTTTTTTTTTAAAATCTTTATAATATTTGAATCCTATTTGCTGTTTAGCATTCAAAATGGATATATTCTTTTTTAATTGAGGCATGGTAGTTATTCCATTTTCAATAATTTTATTAATATTAGCCGGTCCAATTCCATAAATTTGTATTAATTCCTGTTTAAATTTAAATAACTTATCTTTTTTAATATTTTCATTTATATATGTTATTTTTCCAGTCTCAAATAATTCTTTAATTTTTTCAAATATACCTTTTCCAATTCCAAACTTATTAGTTTTTAATGTTTCTAAATCTTTAATATCATGTGGATATATATGTAAATTGTTAATTACGTTTTCATAAGCTTTAATTTTATATTTGTCGTTCTTGAAAACTTCATATTCTTTGATAATACTTAAATATTTAATTATTAAATTTTTATTAAATCTAACCATTTAAATATATAAGGATAAAAAAAATTAAATGTATTTTTCTGTAATATTAGAAATTTTAAATTTTGTCGATGCGTCCAAATTAGACAAATCAATATTAGTAATATAATTTATATATGTTTGTTTGGGTATATAATCAAGAATAATAGTATATTCTTCTAATAATAATTCAATAATATGTTTATAATTATTTTTAGTTTCTGCTAAATATATTTTTAAATCTTTAATAATTTCATTAATAATATTTTCAATAATACTAATTTTATTTATTTTTTTAAGAATTATACATAATGCTCGTAAAATAGATAAACAGTTTTTCTTTAATTTAATATAATTGCAATAGACATCATAAAATTCATCATCGAATATTTCATTATGTGGAATTATAATTTCTTGAGGTAACCATTCTTTATTTTCTAAATAACTTGAATAATAGTTCGTAATATGTGATTCTATATAAGCATCATTAAATAAGAATAATACTTCGATATAAATAATATTATTAGAATTTTTAATAAAATTTATGAGAACATCAAATAGCGAGTTAATAATATTATCATCAATTTGTGAAATATAATATTTAATTTTATCATATATTACTGATTTATTCACATCAGTTAATTTATTTAAATAAGAAATAAATTCTTTTTTACATTTCGAACTATCGCTAAAATCGATATTAATAATATGATGTCTGGTATTTGTTTTAATTTTATTGGATGCAATAATCTTTTTCTTTTCCCATAAACTTCTAGCATCGTAATTGGAAACAAAACAATTATAAGTATTAACTAATTCATTTGCTTTATTAACGATATTTTCAGATATTACATTCGAATTATGAGATCTGAGACAATTTAAAAAAACATTATAATTAATTTTAACGAGTCCTATTTCTTCGTTGTCAGCCATATTACAAATTTATATTAATATCTTTATATTTATTCAACATCTAATAATTCTTCATTTTTTGAATTGTCATAATTTATAATACGTTCAACTAATTGTTTTTTCGTTCCGTCAGTCGGTAATTCGCGTTCTTCGCATTTTGTTTTTAGTTTTTCAATATTTAATTTCATTAGATTCTTAGAAGTTGTATCAACGCTCGCACTTACAACCGATTCTACTTCTACTTCTTTCTTTAAATCAAATATTTCTACGGGAGGTTCAACAATTTCTACAGTAGGTTTTTTAGGAATTTCGCAAAATCCACTAATTTCATCGCATATATTAGAAGTATCGGTGAATATCTCATTCATTATATTATCGGCAACACGAATACTTTCATTTATAGAATTATTATATTGAACGGTCGATGGATTATTATATTCTATTTCCATTCTATTTAGTTTATTCGTTAATAGATAAACGGATTGTTCAAGATATAAATATTTATATGCTAAAAATAAAATAAATAATATTAAAATGAAAATGGTTATATAAAATACGATGTTGCTAAAAGAGAATAATTTAAATACGAACATTTCTTAAAGTTTGATTATATAATTTGTTTTTCATTTCAATCGCACTATTAATAATATCTTTATTGAATTTATGTTTTTCTAATAGTTCGATTGCTATTATTTGGGTTGAACCGCCTTTATTAATCTTATAATTAAAATCATATGTTTTAGAATCGGTATTATAAGTCGCATTAACGTTCAAATTAATGAATGATGATTTATATAAATCAGCTAATTCTATGAGATTATGAAAATGGGTAGTAATTATTAATGTAATTCCATTTAATTTACCTAAATATTCGGCAACCGAGAATGCAACCGCTACACCTTCTATTGGTGGTGTTGAATGCATCGGCTCATCCATTAAAAATAAACCTCTTTTATTATTTTTATGCAAATCATTTGCTACATTTATCATACTATTGCAATAGCTGGTTTCTGTTTCAAAATATGATTTATCACCAACTATATCAACTACGCGCATAAAAGTCGTAATTGCATCATATAAATAAATATTACCTTTAATAGCATTTATAATACCAAATGTTTGAGCCAGTATAACATTTGCAGTTATTGATTTAACATATGTAGTTTTGCCACCAGCATTCACACCAGTAATAATAATATTCTTTTTTAAATTAACCGGATTTGGTGTTTGTGTTGATGGTAATAATGGATTATGAATATTCCATATTTTAGTGTCGGTATTGTCAAATGTTGGAAGACACCAATATTTATTTTTCTTAAATTTAGTAATAGTATTTATAATATCAATTGTATAAATAACTTTTAGAATATTTATAATATCTTCCTTATATTGCTGATTTTTCCATAATTTATAAATGGTCGAAATATCATTATTTAAGGTTGATAAGTTATTTATGCTATTATTTAATTGTTCTTCTGTTAATTCATGGTGAAATAGGAAGAATGATTTCCAAATATTATTGGATTGTTTAATTATAGTTATTGATGTTTTAATAAAATCGACTAATCCATGAATTTTATTAAATAGTTTTTCACGTATTTTATAAATAATATAGGAAACATAAAATGATTGATAAATACTATAAATATATACTGCTACATACATAAAAACAGTAACAATTTTAATTAAATCATTTCTTATATTACCAGAAAATGTAAATAATATTTTAATAAATTGATAAATAATTTTTAGATAATCTAAAAAGGGCATTTTAACTTGTAAGTATTTATTTAAATAATAGAATGGCATATAAACAGCCGATATTGGAAATACGAGACTTGATAATGGAACAATACAAATTTTATATATATGATAAAAATCTAAAAGAATACTATAATAATTCATATTATTAATCATATATGTCGATGGAAATAATAGATTTATTGATAAATCTTCATCTATTTCTTCTTTTAGTGTCATAATCCATAATAATTCATTCTCATTATTTTTTAATGATTCTAGATGGTATGACATAACTTCAAAATTATTTTTTTGTCTCATTAATAATAATTCTTTATCGTTTATTGGTGTTTTTATTAATTTTTCAATTAATATTGAACCGCCTTTCGTTGTTGGTAATGTTTTAGCCCATTCATTTATTTTAGTATCAGTATATAAATTATCACTTACAATAATTTTATTATTGGTATCATTATTTTTAAGGATAGTTTCTAATAATAAATTAGCAGTTTTATGAGGTATTTCAAAAATAACATTCAAATTATCTAAATCCATTTTTAATAATATATTTACATAAAATAATATCATATTTAATTTCACTTATATAAATAAAAAATGAATATTAATAATCAATAATTAATTATGAATTATATAATAATGATACACGATGATAAAATTTATAAAATAGATAAAGAACCATTCGAAACAGATGAAAATACGTATATTCGCGGTTGGTTTATCATAAATAAAAAAACAGAAATAAATGATGAATTAATATCACGTTCTATTATACATTTAAACGAATACAAAAATAATATGAAATATGTTTAATATTTAGCAGTACGAGGGCGGGATTTGGACGCTGAGGCACCTAGAGAAGTTGATAATGATTTAGATTTGCGCGCAGAAGATGGTTTTTTGGATCCTAGAATATTGGACATATTGAGAGTCGGGCTTTTATCGGCAAGCATACGCGCTCCAAGTAAAGCGAGAGCAGATATGAAGGGGGTTAATTCGACGCCAGCGGGTAATGAGGCACCACCGCGAAGAGAATTAGAGGCACATGAGGTACAACCGGCTTTTTTGGTTTTAGTACGACGACCACCTGTAATATTGGGAGTAGCAGCCATAGCAGCCTGAGCTACAGCCGGATTTAGCATAAAAGGATAATTAATATCAGCGACACCGCCACGTTTTGAAGATGTTCGAGAACGTGTAGTCATATATATCTATTTAAATAATATATTTTATTTTCTAATATAGAATACTAAAAATACCGCCAAAATAGTTGTTATAAAATTTAATATAATAATTAAAATAACGAATGGAATTATATAATACAATAGATATATAAGTATAGGTTTTATAATTTCAGTCCTAATATCTTCGTTCAATACTTCATTACGTATAAAATTAATAATAAAATCGACCGGTTTATTATTTTTTTTTAGTTGCGTCATAATTATTATATTGATTAACTTAATATTATACAGAATGAAACATTCGCTAAAAAATCCGCAACAAAAAAATAAATGTCATGTATCGTATTTAAATAAGTCTCTTAAGATTGAATTAGGCGATGTAAAAGTTAAGAATATTATGGGTAATGTTATAGAATGTCATATACCTATAAAACAGAATGCAAACGCAATAGATGTGATAAATGAATTGGATAATTTATCATTAAAAACGTTACTAGAAAATCAGGAGTGGATAAATAATAATGATGTTGAAAAATTATATAATTTTTCATATACAGATGATATATCTAATTTAAATGTATTATTAAATAATAAGAGTTGTTGTTATTTTAACGATAACGAAATATCGATAGAAGAGACAATAGAAATTATACGAGATAATATCAAATTGAAGGATTATAATATAATAATGGAAATAAGTTTTTTGGGGTTATTTATATATGATTACGCAATTATTAATAAATGGTCGATAAAAACGATAAAAATAGATGATATGATGGATGATTTCGGCGATTGGAATAAAAGCGATATAGAAGATGATTGGGAATTAGAAATTAACAATTTTGAAACGATTGTTAAAAACAAAATAGAAGAATATAATAATGCGGTAAAAGAAGCAAGATTATTATTAAATGAAATTAGAAAAGAAACGAATATTAGTATTTGGGAAAAAAATATAACAAAATTGAAAAAATATATTTTAAAATTATAATTTTATCTGTATTAATATAATAGATAGGTATTTAAAATGAGTTCTAATAGTTCTTCAATTGTTATTTCTTTTTCGATCGCTATATTATTACTACTTGTATTATTAATATTAGTATCTTACAATTCTAAATGTAAGATGGATAAAATAGAAAGATTTGAAAATGATGCTCCATCATCCCAACAACTACCACCGTATTTATCTGCTCCGTTTTTAACAGGAGGACCATCTCAAAATAAACATATAGATGGTTTTATATCAGTAGCGGATATAGCAAATGCTAATGCCGATGTTTCAAAAGCCAGCGATGGTTCTATGGGATATGCGGTTCAATCCTCAGATGCTCATAATGAAAATTTTGCATCTGTTTCTACTACTTATAACCCTAATGAACTTGATAATAATACTTGTTTTTCACGTGATCGCTTAACAAGTAGTGATTTATTACCGAAAGACGGTGCTAATTCTAAATGGGCTCAAATAAATCCGGCTACTTCTGGTGATATGCGCGATCAAAACTTTTTAACTGCTGGATATCATATTGGCATAAATACTATTGGTCAATCATTACGTAATGCTAATTTACAATTACGATCTGAGCCACCCAATCCACAGGTCGCCGTAAGTCCGTGGGGTATTTCAACTATTGAACCGGATATTCGTAAAGTAGCATTCGAAATTGGGAGCGGACAATCTAATTAATCAAATACAACTAAACATTTAGTATTAATAATATCTTGTTTGGGGATTAATGAAACTTTAGTTGTTAATTTAATTTTATATGAGAATTTAGACATATTTTCATAAATTTTTTTTTGATTGTCAATAGCATAATTGATTATTTTATTATTAAAAGCCCATTTAAAGAAATTCAATTGTCCGATAGTTGTTTCGATTTCGTCATTAAAAAAAATACGTTCATGACGTCTAAATGCATCAAAATTAAATTTCTTGAATGATTTTAATTGTGCTCTATAATCTAAATAAAGAGTAATTTTCCTATATTTTTCAATATTATAATTATCAGGTAAATTATAATAAACATTATCATCTATTTCATTAATCCAATAAATAATATTATTACATTTAGCATATCGAGTTACCAACCAATCAATCATACGTAATGATAATTCGTGTTTGCCGTCAATTATTGTTTTTAAAGTTTCAATATATTTAGGATGATGATTATAAAATGTATATAAAGAAGATAATAATAAATCTTTACTACTATCAGACATTAATTAAATAACGCGATGATTTCTTATATCAATTGCCGAATGTCATCATATCAAATACTAAACCAATTATACATAATGCTATTAGAATACCTATTCGTAAATCCCACATAATAATATAATAATCGATGATTATAATTACAATAATAATCCAGTAATGCTCATATAAATCTATAATAGTTTCTGGATATGGTATAGCAGGTCTTAAACCGTATATTAAAAGATAAGCGGATAATATTCCTATAATAATATAGCGAAAAATAATATCGATCATTCTATTATAAATATCATTTTTTCTTTTCCATATTAATAATAGAAAAATGATGTATGCTACATTAGACGAAGCATTCCCAAATTATGCATCTAATCCAAAGAAAAAAAAGAAAACTGGGGAAACATTTATAAATGATTATGGGCGTGAATCTGATTGTTATTATAAAAAACAGGGAATTGATATGCCAAATTGTGCAAAAAACGGAGAACAATTCGCTAATAAAAATGAATGTTCGCCATTACAAGTACCCGAATATAAATTACCGGTTGACACAAATGCGCAAAATGCATTTAATAAAGCATTAGATGCATCATTAAACGATAGAAAAGTTGAAAATAACTATCCTGATAAATATGCTATAAAAGCTTATGAATACGATGAATATGATGCTTATTTAAATATAAATGATATTAAGACTCATAATGTTGATAAGACACCTGAATATAGAACAACGCCATTTTTGGAAGAATATTTAAAAAGTTTAAGAGATAATTTTAAAAAATCACCAGAAAATCAAACGATCAAATTAAATGATGTTGAACAATTCACCGATTATAATAGAAATTTAAAAGTTGATATTAATTTATATAATTTATTTTTATTTATATTTATAGGTATAATCGTTATATTATTATGTGATCAAATTACACAATTAGCTGTTGCCGTTGCTAATAAAAATATATAAACACGCAATAATAATTCTTTATATATATATGAAATATTTTACGCATGTAGTTTTTTCAGGTAGTGCATTAAGGTCGTTATGTTTATTGGGTATATTAAGATATTTATATTTTTATGATTTGGATAAACATATTAAGAATGCAGCAGGAACTTCGATGGGTTCTTTTTTCTGTTTAGCGTTTGCTTTAAAAATACCTATAGATGAATTGGAAGCGATGATAAAAAGATTAATAGTTAATCCAGAGGTTATAACAGTATCATCAAATAAATTATTAAATTTATTTTCAGATTTAGGATTTAATGATTCTAAATTATATTTATCAGAAATTAAAAATTATATTAAAAATAAATATTCTATGGATGATATTACATTTATAGAATTATCAAAAATTACCGGAGTGAATGTTTATGTTAGTACCACTAAAATTAATGATGGCTCTAATTTTATATTTAATGTGAATGACACCCCAGATGTTTCAGTATTAGATGCGGTGGCTGCATCTATGTGTATACCAATATTATCAAAACCTATAAATATTGATGGTTATTATTATGTGGATGGTTGCATTACTAATAATTTACCATATGAAATATTTAGTAACATAAGCCATGAAGATATATTAAATGTCGTCATATACATCAAAAACGATTATAAACTTTCTAGTATAATTGAAAAAAATAAAGAATTAGATTTTATGATTTATTATAAACAATTAATGACTATAATATATTCAAATTCATTAAATAGCTGTTATATATCAAAAATACCAAAATTTAAAAACCCATTAATAATTAATGAAAGTCCATTTAAATCATTTTATAATTTAAAAATTAATGAAAATGACATTAATTTTAATATACATGATGATGATATTGAAAATTTAATATTACAAGGTTTTAGAGATATTAATAATTATATGAAACAATATGAGGTTGAAACTTAAAAGAAAAAAATGATATATATGAATACATTTAAAATAAATATAAAATGTATTTTTATATTCAGGATAATAAAGATTGGAATAGCGACAAAAAGGTTAAATATGGTATTGCAGATGAATATAAGTCACGATTAAAAACGGACCAACATTCATATAAAAGCGAATATATTTCATTATTTGAATATAAAATAACGGATGAATATAAATTAGATTATAAAGAAATTGATAATATAATTTCAAAACAGCAAACAAGTAAAATAAAATTGTTAATGAATCATCATTATCCTAAAATTAAATTTTAATGCAAAAGAAATTTGGATTTTGGCATAGAAACATCTTCTAATTTCCACGATATATAAATCATATTATTATTTGGAGCTGGTAAATTTGATATATATAATCCGCTTTTTTTTAATGATGAAATTATATAATTCATACAAGTATCATATTTATATAATGGATATCCTATAACGATTGGAGGGATTGTATAATATAAACTTTGTCCGCCAATTTCAGCAACAGACTTTATTTTTTTATGACAAGTTTCTAATATTATTATAAATGCCTGATTTACTTTTTCATCTTTTTTTTTCTTAATTTCATATAAATCATGTAATGAAAGTTTAGAAGCCATATATAATTATAATATATTTAAGTAGAAGATTTTGGCGTAGTAAATGTTGGTAATGGATCTGTAAATTTAATTAATTCTTTATAGTCATTACGGTTTCCATTAAAAACAGCATAATTACCGGTGCTATTTTCTACTAATAGTATAGTCGGTGTGCCTCTCACTCCATATATTTTTGATTTTCGATGACCTTCTGCGTCATCAGTTATATCATATTTAACTAGAGAGAAATTATATTGATCAGGATATTTAAATATTTCACTTTCTAATGGCTTCCATGATTTATCTTCAAACTCGTCACAATAACCGCAAGAGGGCATATAATAATATTGGAGTGTATATGCTTTGCCAGAAGCAAAACCTTCAAATTGTTTATAAAAACCACTTGCAAATAATGCAGTAATTATTAAGACGATTACTAGGAATAGTATAATAAAAAAACTCGAAGCGGAAGATGAAGAGGATTTTGATTTCATTTCTATTTTATTAAAATATTTTATTTGTAAATCTTAATGATATTAATAATACAATACTTACTATTGATGATTTACGTTTTTTATTCATATACTAATTTTATTTTTAAATTGTTTATATATAAATAAATAATAAATAATAATATAATTGCAAAAATGAAAAAATCAGCATAATGCAAATATTTAATAATAATATCATTTAGATTAGTTAAATTTTTACTTTTAAGCCATATAATCGAATTTAAAACAAAGAATAAATATAATAATATACATATTAAAATAAATATATATATAAGCATTCTATTTATAAAAAATGATTAAAATATAAATAATTAAAATCATGATTGCTTATACTTTAAGATCTTTGATCATCGTCAATCAAACACCACTTATTTATACATGCGCCAATACGAAATTATCATTAGAGCATATATACCCTAAAAGTTTGATGTTTAAGAAACATTATAATGATTTGCACAATATCTTCAAAAGTGATTCGTATATTAATAACATGAGGTCAAATTATAAATATACAGGTGAATTAACACCATCATTTAATCGTTTATATGATTCTGAAAATTTCGTAAATACGAAAGATAAATTATTTATACCAGACGATAATAGCAAAGGTATTATAGCAAGAGCTATTATGTATATGAGTTTTCAATATAAATATGATTATAAAAAAGTTATTGATTATGATAATTTAGTTGGATGGTGTTTAGAATTTCCTCCAACTAAAGAAGAAATTCATCACAATAATATTATATTCCAGAAACAAAAAACGAGAAACATGTTTATTGATATGTATCACAAAAAGAAATTTAAAAATCTGTTATATCATTATTTTTCATAATTTTTTTAATATTTAATAAAAATAATATGAATATACCAGATATTTCGAATTATAAGAATATTAATGATATACCATTATTTTTATTGGGTATATTGATTATTGATATTTTTGTATTGTTTTTAGTTAGATATATTGGAGTTGGAGGAGTGTCATTAAATGAATGGTATAATAAATATGGATTATTAGCAGTTATAGCAGATGTATTTATTATTCTTATAGGTTTTATGATTGCACAATATATTTATACATATTTTATAAAACCAAAATATGGATGGAATATTGTTATATTCCTAATTTTATTAGTATTTATACAATTAATTCATGATATATTATTATATTTATTAATAATTCTACCATTTTCTAAAGGACATAATGGAATCGTTGATATGTATAAGAAATATGCGGATGAAAATAGTTATTTAATTATTATTGGAGATGCATTTTTAATGCTTGGTTCGGCATTTGTTATATTATGTCTTAAACAACTATCAAATCATGTTATAGCAGCAATTGCAGTAATAACCATTTATATTATGCCCTATATATTGACAACTCCTGCACATTATTAAAGATATATAAGGATTATTTGGAACTTTCCTTAAATATATATTTTCTAAATATATAAAAAATTGATTATTATGATGTCATAAATGTGTATATAAGAACATATCGATTTAAATGGTTTTTACGAAGCGGAGGCAAGCCGAAAGTGAAGATAAAGAAATTAGAAAAAAACAACAACAATTTTTTGACAAGGCTGCTGAAGTTGCTAAATATTCAACTATGCAACAGAAGCATGGTGCTGTAGTTATTTATAAAAATAAAGTAATTGCATGTGGATTTAATTATATGGTATCACATTTAAATGATAATAATAGTATTCATGCTGAAGTTGCTGCAATTTCACAAGTATTCAAAAATAAAAATATTCTGTCTGAATGTGATATTTACGTTGTTAGGATTGCACCTATGAGATATAATAACTGTTTGAAAATGTCAAAACCATGTGAAAAATGCACAAAGTTTATAAAAAAATATAATGTAAGATGTACTTATTATTCAACTAATTATGAATATGAATGTTTATATATTTAAATATCCAAACTCATAGAAACTTTTGGTATTACTCGTTTAATTGATTTTTTTTCTATTATTGGTCGATCATCTTTATTAAAGATTTTGGCGAGTAATTCTTCACCTGTTAAATTTGCATTACTTAAAATAATTTCTTTAATTTCTCTAATATTTACAGGTTTATGAACTTTTTTAATATTAGTTTTTAATCTCCCATTCTGCGTATTTAAATCATTATAATTATATTTAAACATAAATTCTTCAATCTTATTATTTAAAGCCTGTTGTAAAGTTTTTCTTTCTCTTATTGCAATATTTAATTTACGAATGGCATCATCATATTTAAACCAATCAACAACGAGATTTTTAAATGTGTCTAATTCATCAGGTGTAGGCTCATTAGTTGATTTAATTATATCTTCAACTAAATTATTATTCATTATATGACAAATATTAAAAAAATCTTTAAATCTATTTTGTTTTAGGTTTTTTTGCTTTTGGTTTGATTTTAGTATCTATAGTTTTTTGTAATGATCCAAAATCACGCGGTCCTTCATAATTAGTTATATGACCATTCGAATACATACGAATAGTTGGAAATGCTGAAACCTGAGCTTCTTGAGGTAATCTCTGCATTTGTTTTAATTCTATTGAAATCATAGGCATCATTTTATTATAATAATCATATAATCGGTTCCATGTTTCTCTAAATTGGATGCAGTGCCCGCATTTATCCCAGTGATATAATACGACGCCGTTATAAGGTGAATATTTCGATTTTGGAACAGACTTTTCTGGCATTATTTTTCTATAATATACGCATAAAATAAATAACTTAATATTAAATAAATATGAATAAAGAATCGTATAATATATCCTGTAAGCATATAAAATATTTAGATAATAAATACAATAATGAAAATGATTTATTATATAAACGTTATATGCTTTGCAAGGGTGATTATGATGATAATCATAGATATGATAAATATATAAATTATTTGGATAATTTGTATGTTTCTAAAAAAAGTTGTATATTCACATCAACAGAACCTGATGAATTTAAATGGGCTTCGCAATTCGTCCCAATTAATGCAAATATAGACACAGCATTTAATGAAAATACCAGAAGAAAAATAATAAAATATTAAGAATATAAATATTTTATTTCATTATTATAAGTATTTGATGGTTGTTCTAATATAACTATTGAATCAAAATTTTCAATAAATGTTTTAATTTGAGAATATGGAATTTTACCATCAAATAAACATTCATGTCTGTCTAATTTGGCACCTTTAACATTTTTACTATTATTAGCATGAATACATACAATCGAATGTTTTTCAGGTATCATAGAACTAATATCTGTTAATTCATAACCTGCGTTCCATAAATGACAAGTATCGATACATATTTTAAAATAATTTCGTTCAGTTTCTGTGAATGAATAATAGAAATTTAAGAAATCATTAAAATCTGTTAATAGTTCTGTTCCTTGACCTGCTGGATTTTCCAATAATAAATAAGTTTTAATATTTCTATTTATCATTTCATTTATAATATTCTTAATATTCATTTTCATAGCCATCAATCCATCGTTAATAGTTTGTGTTGTATATTTTCCAACATGTATTACATATCCTATAACGCCAATCGCATTTGCTGCTAATAATTCATTAATAATTAATGAATCGCTAATATCGATTGGTCGTTTGCCATTAATAAATGGATTTGCAAGATTTATAGTATATGGAGAATGAACAATAAGAACAAAATTATTAATTTTGCAATATTTTTTTATTAAATGACTCTCTTTTAAATATTTATCATAATTGGATATTTTAGAACTGCGAGGATTAGATATAAATAATTGAAGAGCATTACCTCCATTATTTTTGATATTTTCCATCGTTTTAATAATAGTTGATTCACGTGGAATATGTGCTCCAATATGCATTTACAAATATCTATTTAAATAATAATATATATATTTAAATTAAATATGAACCATCCATTAATTATTAAGGGTACGCATATAATTATTGATATTTATGAAATTAATAATTGCGAACCTTTACACCTTTAGACATTTAAAACGCCGATTATTTTACTCCTTATAATTTTTTAATTTTCGCTTTCTTGTTTTATGTTTTACATATAAAATATCTCTATTATATGCTCCTTTAAATATATTTTCATACTTTTCTTTTGGTATTGCTCTTATAACATTTGTTATATTTACTTTTAGTTTTTCGTGTGTTAATCCATCTAACTTTTGTAATCTTGACTTTAGCATACTAAAATAATTTTCAATACTATTTGTAAAATGTTGATATGGAACAGAATACAATATTTTATTATTTTTATTTACTAATTCTTTTATTTTATCGCTTCTATGACTACTCGCATTATCTAATATAATTAATTTATTCTTGTATTTACTTGTTATATGTGTTTCTAAAAACTCATATAATCTATCTGTATTTATTCCACTTTTTTCATACAAATCCCAACCTAATACTCCTTTTGTTGAAATAGCAAATATTCCTGTATATTTTTCAAACCATCTCATTAAACTTCTTGGAGAACATTTGAATATTTTACAAACTTCTTCTTGTGATTTGTCTTCTACTAAATAATATTCAACCGCACTTATTTTATAATCTTCGCTCTTATGTTTCATAATAATTCTATATATTATTTACTAAATAAAAAATAATATATATATATATATGTCAATTCATACAATTGGAGATAGTCATTCCGGTTATGGTTGGACTGGAATAATACAGCATCATTTAGGACCAGTTTTATGTTATAGTTTGGGGAAAGAAAAATTAAATAGATGCGATATTCGCAACTTTAATATTAAAGATGGTGACACTATTGTTTTTGTTTTAGGTGAAATAGATTGTAGATGTCATATCCATAAACACATAACAGAAACAACAAGATATCAAGATATTATAAACGATATTGTTGATAATTATTTTGAAGCAATTGAATTAAATGTATCCATTTCACAAATTAAACTAAAAAATGTATGTGTTTATAATGTTGTCCCACCTATTCAAAAATATAATACTTGGGAAAATCCTGAATATCCATATTTGGGAACAGATGAAGAACGAAAACAATATGCTTTATATTTTAACAAAAAATTAAAAGAAAAATGTATTGAAAAAGAATATATATTCTTTGATATTTATAATAATTATATAGATGAAAATGGATATTTAAGAAAAGATTTAAGTGATGGCGTTGTTCATATTAGTAATGGTATTTATATAAGTAATTTTATAAAAGAAAATAATTTATAAAATAATCGGCGTTTTAAATGTCTAAAGGTGTAAAATTTAATGAAACTATTTCTGCAATTCTTGATAAAATTGTGGAAAAATTTAATTTAAATGTTGTTGGAAAAGTAATACATCAGTTTGAACCATTCGGCGTTACTGGTGTATATGTATTAAGCGAATCACATTTATCTATTCATACATTCGTTGAAGAAAAAAAAGTAGCCATGGATTTATATACATGCAATTCGATTGACAATAGCAATAATATTATTAATTATATTAGAGAAATATTTAGTCCATGTATGTGTAATTATAAAATTATTGAAAGGTAATTAAATATTTGCAGATATTAAAGTCGATAATATATCTATAAGGGCATTTAAATACGATGCTTTTTTTTTGTTTTCTCAAATATGTCAATAAACATTTATGATGTATTTTATAATTAGCAGTACGTTGATTAAAATTATTTTCATATATTGTTGCAATTTCTTTATTAGATTGATTGAAATTTTCTAAACAGATCGTACAACAATTATTAATAATGGTTGGTGGTCGAGATAACGAATAAGGCATATTAGTAATTTTCCAACCATCATTAATCATTTTATAAATATCTGTGAAAATTTCATAATTACTATAAAATCCTCTAATATATTGTGTGCTTTTATTTAAAACATCTTTAACTATTTTTTTTGTTAATTTCTCATTATCTGTGAATGCATCATATGGTGTTCCTGTATTATTTGAATAATAATATGTAATTTCATCATTTTGACATGATAATAATAATCCTTGACATACATAATGATTATTTTTATATGGCGGCTCATCTTTTGAAATAGTAATTTCTAATAAGATATTAAGTTCTTGAATAATATTTGAACTATTTGAAATAAATTTATAGAAATTAATATAATCGTCATTATTAATAAATGCAATATGAATTTTATTAGATTTTATAAATCTGTCAATCGTACTATTATCAAATGAAATATTATAAAATTTATCCATAGGCAATTGTTTATCAATATATAGTTGTTTATTATGATCTGCTAATAATCGATTGCAAACATAATTATCATATATAATCCCATTATTATTCAATATTTCAATCTCTAAAGTCTCTAGAAACTCATTCAATTGTCTGTAATATAACATATATAAAGAATTTTTATAAATATATAAATGACTGTCAATTTTTTATTATCATATAACAAAAAGCACATATTGACGTAATGAGTTGAAATCTCAATAAAGATTTTTTCAAATATTCATTATCATTTTCTAATTTCTTTAATTTATATTTGATATTTTTGAAATAATGTAATTCTTCCATTTTTTTTCTAAATTTTTCAATACAATTAGTAAGATGAAATATAATATCACTTGATTCGCGATAATTCCATAAAATTTTATAAATAATATAATCTCTAATATCATCATCTGCTTCAAAATCATTTTCAATTACCATCAACCCAGATACATATATTATATCATTATAAATATCTGCATTATTAACAATAATATTATATATGTCATTATCATTTTTAGAAATGTTAATGATAAATTCGCTAATTTTTATTTTAGTTCGAAGACGTATTATATCATTATCTGTATCTTCAATAAAATCCATATATAACAAAAAAATAATTATTAGTTTTATATGAATTATTTAGAATAATAGATATATAATAATTAATAATAATGAAATTCTAATTATATTTGTATCATCTTCTAATTTTTTTATTTTATCTAATAGTAATTTTACAGCATCCTCATTCGTTTTAATAATAATATTATCTTCATTTATTTTATTAATTTTTGCTAATAATGCTTTTTCACTATCATCTACACTATTCATCATTACATTAAATGAATCAATATAATCATTATTAATATTTTTGAAATAATTTAATTCTTCAATACGTTTTTTAAATTTTATTATACAATTTACATGAAATTCGATAATATCTTCTTTTAATTTATTTAATTTTAATTCGACTGATAAATAAGTTTGAATACGATTATAACCAAGAATACAACAATTATTAGTAATATAATTAACGAATGTTGTATATTCTTCAGTTCTACTATCCAAATTAAAACAATTCAATATAAATTCATTTGGTGAAATATTATCATTTATTTTATTTATAATAAAATTGCTGATTTTTATTTTATTATTAAGTCGCATAATATCATTATCTGTATCTTCTAAATAATCCATATAATAATTTATGTAAAATTATTTTCATTTTTTATTTTTTCTTTTAATTCTATTATACGATTTTTATGAAAATTTATAAAATCATTAATATTTAAATAATCACATTCAATAGATACATCACCAACTAATTTTACATGATAGCTATTATTAATATTAGCATTTATGAAATCTTTAATAATATTTTCACTTATCTTCAAGTTTACTTTTAACCGATTAATATTCATCACTTAGCAAAAGTTATATAATAATATATCATTTTTATTATTAGTGATGAAATATATTAATGTTCCATATAAAGATAGAAAACTAGTAAAAACGCTCGGCGGTTGTTGGGATAATAAACTTAAAAAATGGTATTGCGAAGAAGATAATGAATTATGTTCATTATATGATGAATATAAGGAAATTAATATTATTGGCGAAGATAGAGAATTTGGTTCAAATAAATTATATATTGATATGATACCAAAAACCAGTTATTTTAAAAATGTTAGAATGTTATTTAGTGATAGTGATTGGAATTTAATAAGACATCATATATATGAAAGAGTTAATAATCGTTGTGAATGTTGTGGATGCAAAAGAAGTAAGTATTTAGACGCTCATGAGAGATGGGAATTCAATAACGAAACAAAAACACAGAAATTAGTGCGTATTATTGCATTATGTCGTTTATGTCATTCGGCAACCCATTATGGACATTCAAAACGAACAAAAAATATGGATAAAATACATATGCATATTAAAAAAATAAATAATTATACTGATGAAGAATTAGATAATCATATTAAAGATGCTTATAACCTATGGAAAGAACGAAATAAAGTTAAATGGAATTTAGATTTTAGCATAATTACTAATTCAGGTTTTATTATAAAATCTCTCTATAATATATAAATAATGGATGATAATAATATAACTAATAATTTATTAAATTTGAATAGTTTTATTATTAATATGTTATATAAAGATAATTTTTTTAATGAAAGCGAATATAATAAAATAACAAATATTAATAATAATTGCAAAGTTAGCGATGATGATTGTGATATTAATAAAACTATGAAAAATAGAGGTTCAGAGATATATTTATTTTTTCTTATTAGAATTTATAAAATTATGTTTATCCAATAAAGAAACAAATGAAATTAATGTTTAACGCAATTGTATCATATTATTAAATGATTTACGAAAAAACATAATCCATAAAGAACAATTACCGGTATTGCATATTACATATTTACATTTAGACATTATTAATGTTATTGCCATATATTTTATTGAATAATTATAATTTTCTTCTGGTTTTATTTTATCTACTGAAGTATTCATTTTATTTATATGTCGTATTTCATCTAAAAATATGATAGAATTATTTGGATATTTATTTACCATAAATTTTAAAAAATTAGTTTCGTCAGATTGAATTAAAAATTTTAGGTTTGGATTTTCATTATACAAATAATCTGCATATTTTAAATAATCCTCATATTTTGGTAATTTAATTTCTGATTCTTTGTCATTTCCTCTGTAAAATAATACGCACATATTTTCATAATCAATTTTATATTTATTTTCTATTAATTTACTTGTTCCTTGAACTAAATCAGATGGTGTAAAATATTTTTCTATAAATGGCAATAAAACACCCATATTCAATTCTTCATAATTTTTATATTGATATGTTTCATGATATTTAACTTCATCTGTATATTCTATTGTTATTGGTATTTTGTCATAATGAACAAAATAATCGAATGTTATATCATCATCTTCATTAGATTTATACATATTATAAAAACCTTTTGAATTGAGAATTAAAGGTAATTGTTTATATTTATTAAAGAATTCTATTAAAAAATGTAATCTAACCGAGCAGCATGAAAATAAACCTCCATCGTGTTTTATTTGCAATTCCATTTATTATAAATATAAAAAATATTTTCTTATATATTAACGTGCATTTACGCCAATATTAGTAATGAGACCGATAAATACCCAACTCATAATAAATACTACAACACTCATACCACATTCGCTATGATGTGTATTAATACAATCAGTTCTAATTTTGCAATATTCTGAATAATTTTCCAACAAATGACAATTATCATTTTTATTATTGAAACAATTAAATAATTCTTGATTGTTTGTTTTATTATATGCAACTAAATTGCATCTGTTTCTAATATTATTTTCAAGATTTCTTAAATAATTACGCGAGGCTTTATTGTTATATCGAGCATCTGTCACAATAATGAATGAAATCAAGAGAATAATTTGCTTAATCATGAGTATTTATGAAAATAATTTAATAAAATATTTATCATTTTTTTATTATTTTTTTAGAATAAAATATTTTATATTATTATGGATATTATCAAATGTTTGTATCAATATGGTTTTAGATTTATAGGATTGAAATCATTAGTAATTATATATAAGGACGATAAATTACGCTTTATATCATTATATTATGATAAAAATAATAAATATTGGAATAAATCGGCATGTATTAAATGTTGGTGCGAAGCAGATTTAAGTAATCTAATTTTTAATATTTATAAAACGGAACCATTATTAAATGATGATGAAACAATCGATGATATATTTTATGGTTATGATGACAATAGAATAGATATGTTAATTCCTAATAATAATATTGAAAGTATTGAAGATTTTGAAATAACTTCTAAAACTAAAAATGAAATGACTATAATAACTATATCTAAAAAATAAAATAAATAATATAATATATGTTATTAACGGCACGCGACGAATATATTAATTGTGATAAATTAATAAAAGAAGCAAATGTATTATATGAAATTGTAAAAAATGTTGATGGATTAAGTAATGATGATATTTATTATTTTCAAAATGCGAATAAATATATAAATACTTATAAAGAATTTAGAGAATGTTTAATTATTCAATATATTAAAGATTTAATTAAATATATTGAATAGAAAAAATATGTATCAATTTTATTGATTTATTATAAAAAATGAATTTGGTATTATTAATATAATTTACCTCTTATAGGTCAAAGAGATAATGATTTACTCTTTTGAATTGGAAATGGATGATGACACTTATATTTACGGCGGTCTGCAGTTTGAAGCAGAATACGACGAGAATAAAAAAGTGTTTCTCGAACCATACACGCGTCGCGAAATTGACATTACGATTAAGTATTATCCTTCCAAACACTTATTCGTATGTTACAACGAAAGCGATGAAATTATTCGGTTAGTATTCACGATGACTTGCTGGAGTGATGATTTCAGGGATTATACGATTCGCAACAACAGCGCGATTATGTATGATGAGGTTTATCATGGTAGGATGCGATTCAAGAATAAGGCTTGTGATGTTGATTTCAACAAGTTCATCACAGAGAACGGGCTGTAAAGAAGGTTGGAGGGATGGATATAAATGTCAAAATTTATTTTGGCATTTTCAAATAAATTTTTTTTGAATTCCATAAATACTTATATAAATTCTCATTCTCATTATTTTTTTGTAATATAACATGATTATTATATATAATTGTATTGTCTATAAATGTCATATTGGTTATATATGGATTTATTATTGATGCTAATAATCCGCCACCGGTTGGATAAGATGCTGAAATACCATAATAATTTTTATTGATATTTTCGACAATATGATTAATGGCTTTTAGAAATATAATATTATTTGGATGTGATATTATAAATCCAGTATATATTATTTTTTTATTATAATAATAATCTATTTCACTCGTAAAATAATTATTATTAATAAAATTTATTAATTTAAAATTGTTTTGTGGTTTAAAATTAGTATCTATATAAATACCACCATATTTATATAAAATACAATATATCCACAAATCTCTTTTATATTCTAAAGGTATTAATGATTTATAAGCATTATAAATAAATATTGAATAATTATTTTTTATAAAATTTTCACAATCATTCTCATTAAAACAAAAAAAACTAAATTCTGGATTTACTGATTTTAATTCATCATTAGTATTAACATATTGAAATACTATCAAAGGAATGCCAAAAAGTTTTAGCATATATAAATCTATGATATTAAATTAGAACCTGCACGCAACGAAGTTGAAAAGACCAGTCCAATTTTTGACGATGTAGAACTTCTTGTTAAATACAAGTTCGTTGTAATCGTCAAGAAGATCATAACCGATGTTGTTTCTAAATTCGCTGTAATTGTCTAAAATACTTTTCACATTCTCAGCATTAAATTTGATTTCATCGTATTGTTGCAAATTTTCTTTAGAGATAAATTTACTGTTGAATGTTTCAAATTCAACAACAATTACATTAAAAGATGCAACTGAATTAATCAAATAATAGCCAGAACCAGAATAGTACAACGAGCCTTCCATTTTGTATGATTAGTTCATTACTATTATTTATCATTTTTTTATAAATGTTGTTTTAAATTTACTCAAATCTATTTTCAACTATTATAATGAAAAGCCAAAAATAATTTTGACTTTATATCTTCGAATTCATTTAGAACTTCATATAGAAATCCTCGTCGTCTAAATCTTCCCATCGAGACGTCTCAGCTGTTAAATTAAGTTCGCGCACAGGAGGAGGAGCAGACACAACAGAAACCCATGACTTCTCGAACTTCGGCTGTTTTACAACAACTGGAGCAGGTGCAACTTCGATAATCTCTTCTTCGACCACATCATCTTCGAGGCATAAGAAGAAATTGGTTTGTTTGGGAGCGGCAACAGTCTTAGCAACTACCGGTTTGGATGGAGGACAGATCTTATTGAAGCGAAACGAGACGATGAGTTTTTCGCGATTTGCGAACGAGAGGCGATGTCTGAACCCACAATTTTCCTTTTCACACAATTGCCCGAAAGTGCAATTCTTCTTACGCGTCTCAGGATTAGGCTCATCCTTTGATTTGTTAGAAATCGCGTCATAGAAATTCTTGACAATCTTTCGATCCTTATATGAAATGTAATGATTATAAGAACATTCTGAATCAACACATACACAGTTAAAATTGCAGGTGGTGGTCATAACTTAATACTCTCGATTTAGCTATAAAAATAAATATATATATTAAAATCATTTTTTTAGAAATATTCAATTAAATATTAACAAATTTATATTTAATTTAGTACATATGGATTTGTATTTATAACGTTACTTGGTCTTCTAGTTGATAATGAAGATATGTTTGTTGTTAAATATTTTAATAACGCAGTATTTAATTCTGGTAGTTTCAATACATCATATGTTATATATGAATGTAATAATGTATATAAATCATTAATTATATTTGTGATGTTAGTAGATATTGGATATTTATTATCAACCCATCCACCAGCATTTTTATTTTTAAAAGCATTAATAACAGTTTCAAAATCATAAGTTATTCGCTCAAAGTCATTATTAAAATATCCATATTTATTATTATTAATTATATTACTATTATAGAATGGTTTTATTAATCCAAAATCCCATATTACAAACATAAATCCCAGATTTTTTAAATAATAATCAACGCCATAAATATTATAATGAATATAGCCACCTGGTTTAATTTTATGAAATAAAAAATTACCATTATGCGCATCTGCATGAAATGCATTAATAATTTTATAAAAAAACATTAAAGATATGAATATTTGTATTAATATATTTGATATATATTCATCATTATTATAATATAATTGAACAAAATTATCCAAATCACCATTCGCCAATTCATTCAATATTATATATATATTATTTATATTAACAATATTTTTTGGCATATATTTATCAATATCTGATATATGTTTTATTGATTTATTTTTTTCACTTAAATATTTACTTTGGGTATAATGTTGATCGCATTTTAATAAACCATAAGTTAATGGAAAATGTATAAAACCAGTATTTAAAGTATAATGAGTTAATTCTTCTAATATTAAATATTCGATATTATTATGATTTGATTTATCTAAAAGTTTTGTGGCAAATACGATGTTTTCAGAAAAACTGTCCGTTTCTTTTTTACGATAATAGGAATAAAATACAACTCCATAAACACTATCACTTCCAATTTGCCGAGTTAAAATAATACGATTACCTATTCTATATATTGGTCTGTCATTAATTATTTTATAAATACTTAAACAATTATTTGAATATTTCTTACTATTATTAATATAATTACTAAATATTTTATAATTTTTAATGCGATCTTGCAAAAATAATGTAGATTTATTATTTAATACAGGTGTTAAATGTTTATTTGATGATGTTTTATTTAATTCTTTTATTCTCAATTGTCGCTCAGTTTCTAATAATTTTAATTGTTGCAATAATTTATTTTCTAATGAATCTAATTCTTTTAATGCCTTATCTGGATTAGATGGCAATTTTGACGGTAATTTTTCTTTAAATCGTTCTTCACGATTTTTACACGCATCTTGAATAGCCTGTGCTTTATTTAATTTATATAATTTTTTACAATCATTAAGTTTAATATTATCACGTTTACATTTAGCTATATATTCTACATATGGATTTGGTTTTATGCATTTTTGTTTTTTTTTAGAATATTCGCAAAAAGGAGGTAATTTACATTTACTATCCGTCATTTATTCTATTATAATAATGTTTATTAATTTTTGTATATAAATAATAATTAGATGATGATTAAAAAGTATGTATTTATTATTGATTTAGATGAAACAATTATAGGCAATTGTATATATCAATCGCAATTATGGAATATCGCCCGTATGTATAATATGAATATTAACAAGGTTTTATTACCATTCTATAAAGAATATTCTAAATTGATGCGCCCATATTTTATTTATTTTATAAAAAAACTACGCGAATTGTATAAAGAAAATGTTTATTTTTATGTTTATACGGCATCTACATACGAATGGGCAAATACTGAAATAAAATTAATTGAAAAAGCAAATGATATTAAATTTAATCGTCCTATTTTTACTCGGAACGATTGCACTAAGTCGAAGAAAGTTTCATATTGGGTTAAATCTATTGATAAAATAAAATCTAAAATTAAAATTAAAAATGCCGATTATATAATTATTGATGATAGTAATGTATATAATGATAATAATAATCTACAATTGTTTTGTCGTCCATATCAATTTAAGGCATTTTGCGATATAAGGATGCATATACCATTAGATGTTATTCCAGAATCGTGTAATGGTTTGATTTGTCCATTTAAAGATGAAAATGATTATGTTAAGATGTATAAATGGTTATATAAAAAAACAAAAAAAATAGATAAGATAAACAGTAAGTTTAAGAATGATAAATTCTGGTTACATTTAGCAAATGTAATAGAAAAAAATAAAATTATCGAATATAACGAAGATATCATTAAACAACTAAATATTATATCTAATAACTTTTAGATCGTGTGCAATAATTCATATTATATATATAATATAACCAATAAAACGGACCAGTTATTATTGCTAATAATAATCCAACAGCCTTATCAGTCGGCGATCCCTGATAAAACATACATACTAAAGATGCTAAAAATGCTATTATTCCAATTATTACCCATATAAATGCAAATATCGAAAAAAACACATATACTATTCCAAGAGTAATAAAAGATGCTTTTAATGCTTTATTAGCGGCTTCAGAATCATCTACGGTAATAGTAGTTCTACCTGAATCATCGTCTCTATGACGTCTATATCCTCCATCGTCTGAATACATATTCTATATATATTAAAATATTTTTATAATTTGTTTTCATAATAATATACACACATTAAAAATGCATCACATAAATCATCTTTTTTCTTATTGCTATTTATAATAGCTAATACTTCATCATTTTTGTATATATTTGTTAATAAATGATTTGTATAAAATACTGCATCTATTTTATTTTGTTTATATTTATCATTAACTATTTTTTCACCGTATTTATCAATTATTTTTAATTTATGTTTAGGCGATACATAAATAGTATTAATATTCATTTGTTGATGTTTTGCAACTACTTTAAAATAAGTATTTATAGTAGTTTGAATACATCTCATAATGGATGTCATTTGACATTCTATTAAAATTACTAATTCCTCATCAATAATAAACAATCCACTCATTATTTCATCTAAAAATTCGATTGTATTATTAATAATATTTTGAATATCTTTATTTTTACAATTTAAATCTACTTTATCTATTTTTTTAATATTAAAATCAGTATCGATTGTTGCATAACAATATGCCATATTCTTAATGCCAATATCAAACGATAATAAATGTATCATATATTATTAATATAATGAATATCTTATTTATATTTCGTCGCGATTTGAGACTAACAGATAATACTACTTTATATGAAATTAAAAAAACTTATCCTACTGCTAAAATACTACCAATATTTATTTTTAATAAATATCAAATTAATCCCAAAATAAATAAATATTATTCTTCTAATGCTGTCCAATTTATGTTTGAAAGTTTAGAAGAATTATCATATATTAATTATTATGATACATCAAATGAAATTGAAGTAATTGAGAAACTTCATAATAAATATAAATTTAGCGTTATAGCATATAATAAAGATTATACACCATATGCAAAAAAAAGAGATATGGTAATTCAAAAATGGGCTAATATAAATAAAATTAATATTGAAAGTCATGAAGATTATACTTTACATAATATGGGTGAAATTACAAAAGATGATAAAAAACCTTATTTGAAATTTACACCATTCTATAAGAAATCTATTATTAAAAAACCACGAGCAATTGTTAATATTAATTATGATAATTTCATCAAAGATACAAATTCGCATAGTTTTAAAGAAATGGAGAAATTATATAAGCCTAAAAATAACGAATTAATATCTGTTAATGGTGGTAGAAGTAATGGATTAAGTATTTTAAAAACTTTGGCGAATGGTAAATTTGCTAAATATGATACAGAACGTGAATATCCTTATTTAGATAAAACGACTAAATTGAGTGCTTATATTAAATTTGGTTGTATTAGTATTCGCGAGGTTTATTATTCATTACCATTAACACATGGTATTATTAGAGAGTTGTTTTGGCACGATTTTTATGCAATAATTAGTTATTATTTTCCTACTGTATTTGAAAAATCGGTAAAATTTAAATGGGATAATAATCCTGATTTTTATGAAAAGTGGAAAAATGGCAGAACTGGTTTTCCTTTAGTAGATGCTGCTATGAGACAGTTGAATATATGTGGTTGGATGCATAATAGATGTAGAATGATAGTTGCATCATTTTTAGTAAAAAATTTATTAATAGATTGGAGAAAAGGCGAGGAATATTTCGCATCTAAATTAGTAGATTATGACCCATCGTCTAATAATGGCGGTTGGAGATGGTGTGCATCTATGGGTGCTGATTCACAACCTTATTTTCGCATATTTTCACCAACTGCTCAATTAAAGAAATATGATCGTGACTGTTTATATATTAAAAAATGGATTCCAGAATTACGTAATGTTCCCAATAATATTATATTAGAATGGGAAACAAAAAATAATGATAGTTATTATAAACCCATCGTTAATTTTAAATCTACTTCTGCTACCTTTATAAAACGATTTAAGGAGATTGTTGGAACTTCTTAAATGCTTTTAATATACTTGGTAGAGTTATATATTCGCATTCATTTTTAATAGCAGATGCATTTATAAATTTCAAATATACTTTATAAAGATTATAAACAAATTCTTTGATATTTGTGAAATTTTCTTCATAATGTAAATTATGTTTATTTATAATTTCTAATAATTCGTCATTAGTAGTATCTGGTGTAATATTTTTAATTGTACTATATGGTATATTTTCATATTTAATAAAATTGCCGATAATAATATCCCTGTTTTTATTATAACTTTCGGTCATTATTATTTCCTTCTTTAATGTTTCATAATTAATATACGCAATTTTATTACTTTTCAAAATTTCAATTAATTCATCTTTTGATAATTTATTCACATAATCATATTTCAATCCTTTTTTTAAACAATCAATTTTAATAGAATTAATTAATTCTTTTTTTGTATATTTAATTTCTAATGACATATAATAGTAAATATAAATATTATAATCATTTTTTATAAAAAAATGAAACATTATTATTATGATTGAATTATAATTAATCATGTCATCACACAACGAAAAGTTTTATGAAAACGATAATGGAGTTTATTTCAAATCAGGTTATTTATCACAGTGGCATATCGTTGAATTCAAAATCAATAATAAAATTTATAATTGTTGTGAGCAATTTATGATGGAACAAAAAGCATTATTATTCGGCGATTATGAGACTGCAGATCTTATTATGAAATCAGCAGAACCTAAAGAACAAAAGAAATTAGGAAGAACTGTTAAAAATTTCAACGAATCTAAATGGAATACTGTTGCCGATGGTATCGTATATAACGCAAATCTTGCTAAATTTAGTCAAAATTTGGAATTAAAAAATAAATTACTTTTAACGGGTGAGAAATTGATCGTGGAATGTTCTCCATACGATTCTATTTGGGGTAATGGACTTAATATCACAGATACATTAAATACTAATATTAATGAATGGAAAGGAACAAATCGATTAGGATTAGCTATTATGCGTGTGAGAGCTACTTTAGCTGATTGTTAATTAAACTTCTGGCGCTGTTTGATTTTTTGCTTTTTCTTCTTTCCATAGTTCAGTAGCCTTTTTCATTCGCTCAGTAGGATTACAACCATCATTCTTTAGCTCTGCCATCTTCTCTTTAATGAAGAGGTTATATGCGGATGGTGGTTTTTTCACTTTTACTTCTCCAGATGCTGTATGAGTTTTAGAATTCTTATAAGCTTCTTTGAGAAGTTTAGTTAGATCACTTACTGAATAATTAACGCTTGTATCTACTGTTGATAAGAACTTATCAATAATTTGTTTAGTAGCCATTTATTTTTATTTCTATTATATCTCCTATTGTTTATATCATTTTATCGAATATCCTATATAAAAAATAATTATTATAAATAAATAATAATGACTGAATGGAAATCATTTCAAGATTTTACACCTGTTGTTTTAACTAAAAATAAAAAGAAGGCGAATGTTGATATTAATGCTAAAACCAATATTCATATAAAAAAAGTAGATGATACTGATGAATTACCCAAAGTCCTTAAATATTCACAAGAACAAATTGATATTATTCGTAATGCTAGAACAGCTAAAGGATTAACACAACCCCAATTAAGTAAATTGATTAGTCCAACTATTAAATCGGATTTTATCACAAATATTGAAAATGGTAAAACACCATTCGATAATAGAACTTATAATACTATTCTTAGAAAGTTAAATGTCCTGGTGTAAGTGCATCTAATTGATATTTTAAATCTTTTATACTTTGTATCAATAATGCTATTATATTACCATATGCTATATTTGAACTTCCATCGATTGGAGATATTGATACTACTTCTGGCAAAACTGCCATTACTTCACTAGCTAATAATCCAGTATAACTTTTAGCATTTGGCGCCGAATTGTATTTATAAGTATATCCAGTTAAGCTATAAATTTTTGGTAAGGCATCTGTGATTGGTGTTCTATATAATATATTAGCTTCATCGGCTGCTAACGAATAAATTAAGCCATTATTATAAATATTAAAAAGATTTGAATCATAACTAATATTTATTGCATTTTTATAAATATCTGTTGATGTTATTGATGTATCTATATAATAATTTTTATTATAATCCATAGATGGGTAATTAATTCGTTTCCATATTCCAAATATATTATTTTTTGAACCAATTCTATAAATAGTATTGACATCCTTCGAAAATTCAACAGTCTTTGAGTTAAAATGAATATATGAATTTTGAGTGCATGAATTTAATGTTATAAAATTATCAGTATCTGTGAAATTATTAATTTGAAACATATTATTATTTACTGGGTTTAAATCATCCCCTCCATTAATTAATACACAACCTTTATAATTATTTCTATTATATGAACTTGCATTCAATATAATATTTTTCGTATTTAATTCAAAATTTGCAATCGATTTATTATTAAATATTGATATTATATTATCATATAATGATATTCCATCTTTATTATAAATATCACCTTGTAAATATATATTATTTGTTTCAATATTTCCTGTTGTATTCAAATTACCTTTATTATCAATATTAATTAATTTAAAATCGTTGAAATATATTTCATAATCATTCGTATAACTATAAATATTATGATAATTTCCTAAAATATTTTTTTGTTTTATTAAAGGTAATTTGGCATTATTTTTAATAAATCTTTGTATTATTGGTAAATTAGCAGGAATATTATAATAATCAGTTATATTGAATGCAAAATTTAATGAATATTTCTTTCCAAATATATAAGTTGTATATATTTTCTCATCAATCTCATTATAATTAAATTGAGTTGATGTTGACGATAATGATGATTTTAAATATGTAATATTATTATTTATATTTATTATATTTAAATTCACATTACTTGTTATAGTTGATGAAAAATTAGATGTTATAGCACTTGGAATTAAATATTCATTTCTTGATAAATGATAAGAATATGATGAAACTGTTGCTGTTATTTTATTTATAATAAATGAACTATATTTATTATAATGAATTGTATGAATTACCGGAATTGGTGGAGAACTATTTGTGTTATAATTAACTGTAATTACACCAATATCACCTGGATCAACACTTGCCTCTTGTATATTAGTCGTTAATATACAATTAGAAACATTTAGACTTACATTAGTAGTATATATACTATTTAATACAGATGGTATTATTATTGTAATATTTACACTAGCGCTACCTAATGAAACAGAGACATCCTTACTTACTTTATCATTAATTGTAAATGAAATATTAGAATCATAACGTTTAATGAATGGTAATAATTCTATTATATTATTTGAATAATTAAAAGTAGTAGTATCTGCATAATTTGCAGAAACATTAAATATTTCATTCGATATATTTGTAAAATTAATATCATTATTTATTGAATATGTTGTATTTTCAACGTCATAATCGGGTTTTGGTTCTATTAATGAATATTTTAAACCAAATACTGAATAGTTATAATTAAAATTAGCAGTCATTAAATCAAATTCTTTAATTACTTGCGTTTGTGTTGAATAATTATTTTTTAATAATAATGCTGGTAAGTTATCAAAACTATTAACTAATAAACTTGTAGTATTATTATCACTACCATCATCATTTATTAAAATACCATTTGCATGAATATTTATAATATTTTTTGAATTATATTTATATTTAAAATTATCATCGATCGTTAATGTCCAATTATTACTATTATTATGTTGTGATATATCTATTGATACTGGATTTGTAGATGGATTTGTTAATCGCAATAAGTGCGTTGATGTTGAATCATTTATATGAACAACATTATCTCTTTTTAATATTATATTTGTGGTTGGGTCATAAAAATTACCAGACCCAATATTAAATATATTGATATCATCATATGTTTTATAACAATTAAAAAAAGGCGTTGCACTATTTGTTGGTTTTATTTGAAATATACTCGATAATTTATGATTTACAGTTGGCTCATCTATAGTAGTGCGATTTCTTATTGACAATAATGATAATGATACACTTTCTATTATTGAATTTGTCTCATTATATATTGAAGCATCTATGATTTTAATGTCGATTTTAGCGTTTGCTATAATTGTCGTTAGTCCTGTTGTTGTTGAGAATGTATTTCCTCTATTTAAAAATACACATAATGACGTATTTGTATTATCATTATAAACATAGAGTGGTGAATTTATAGACATGGAATTTTGAATATTTGTATACCATGCACGATCATATCCTATAAATACTGATTTAGATGGGTATAATTTAATTAAATTACCAGTAATAATAACATCAGTATCGATTGGAGGTGATGCAATTTCTTCTAAACCATTATTTTCTTTTATAATACCATTCATAGAAAATGAAATACTTACATATTTAACTATTATTTTAGATATTTCCCAACAATCATTTAAAATATTATTTGTAGTTTCTATACAAGTATTCAAAATATCTATTATAGTTCTTGAATTACCTATATAAGCTCCAATATAATCATTAATTTTAGATGCTAAATCTTTAAAAGAATTTGCGAAATCATATGATTTATTCACACATACTATAAATTTATTTGTCAGATTTTCACTTTTTGCTAAAAATTCGCCATTATTATAATTAGTAGTTGCATATGTTTGTAATATTAAAATATCGCTTATTAGTTCATTAAATACACTCGCGGCAATTGCCGATTTTTGTTTATTTATATTATTCAATATTCTAATTTCTGTATTTATATAATCATAATTATCTAATAATGTTATTGCAATATTATTATAATTCATAAATTTTTCTTTGAATGAATTGGTATCCGTATATATTATTGAAATACCTGTAGGTATTGTTAATTTCGTATATGGCGTTAATGATACTGGTTCATCTCTATTAAATGTTATTACTGTATTGGAATTATTTGATGAAAATATATAATTATTTGATGCAGTAGTTATATAATTTTGAAATCCTAATGTTAAATTTATATAAATCTTATCCGTACTTATTGCGTTTATTCTTGCTATATTTGATGTTGTTATTGTTGATGCTAAATAACTATTCGTATTTAGAATATTATTATTATAATTTGGATAATAATCATTAATATAATATGTAATATTTGAAACATTATTATAAATTCTATCAGCATATAACATATTCGAATGTGAATATTTTAATATATTTTCATTTGTTATTGGTGTATTAATAATATCATTATTATATATATTCGATGTTGATATATATATATTTGATGATGTAATCATATTATTTGATGAAATTGCATAAATATATGGAAAATATTCATTATTAAAATTCAAAAGACTCGTATAATAATTTGATGAAATATTATTTATTTGTTGTGAAATTATAAGATTACTACCGGATGTTATTAGTATATTTTGAATGTCATTCGCTAATGGTTGTGGATATGATATATAAGATTGTATAATTGTATTATTAGTCGTAGTTGCGGATGATTGTAATATCGAAGTTTCATTAAAATTATTAACTCCAATATTTAAGTAATTAATTAAAATATTTGAAATATTTGAAATATTATTATAAATATTTGAAGTTGTATTATAAATATTACTAGCTATAATATAATTATTTGATGCATTTGTTTTAATGATATTATAATCACTAGGATATCTATTTTTGCTAATATCATTAAATAAATAATAATTAGTTGTTTGATTTGTTTTTGTAGAACCCTTATAAGTCAAAAAAAAGGGGGTAAATAATCGCGTTATATTTAAATTACTATCGTAATTTGTAATTATCCCATTATAATTATTTATATTTAAAGAAATATTTGAAGTTGTCTTATATATATTTGATGCTAAATTACTGGTATTGGTTGCATTTATTATATTGATACTTGATGATGGGTCATATGATTTATTTATATTTAAATAAACATTTGATGCTAATGAATGAATATTACTAGCGAGACTATAAGCGCCATTTGGTGTTAAAATAGTATCTATATAATAATTATTATTACCCATCGAATATATTTTATTTATTGTTGTTGTTAGTAAATTTGGAACAAATATAATATTATTACTTTTGAATTTATAATTTCCACTAATATTGATTGAACCATCAATATCTAAATCTCCATTAATTTTAACATTTCCTGTTATATTAACTATTTCATTATGATGAGAATAATCTTCGTATGAATTATATGTAGTATTATTATTAATATCTATAAAATATTTTGAAGAATTATAATAAATATTTATACAACTTTTAACAGGTTCATAATCATTTTCTATATATCCAATCTGTAATGGTCCTACAAAATTTACATCATCCGTTATATGTTTTTTATAAATATACCATTTATTCTTATTGACTATTTCAGTATTTGTTATGTCATCGCAAAATTCAATACCAGAATAATAGGAACGGTCATTTGCTCTATAAAAACTCATAACACTATTATTAATTGTATTTTGATTTAAGGACGAATTTTTTATTTGTAATGGGATTGTTATTTTATTATCAATATTAGATACACCAATACCAATATTAGCATTTGCAATCCATGCATTACTATTATTGAAATATTTGAATGTGCATAATTTATATGAATTTTCATAATAGCCGTCATATGAATTTATGCCACCAATTACATTTAATTTTTGTTTATTAGTTATTGTTGTAATCAAAGGAATATTAATATCTAATTTAGTTAAATTATTATAATTATTATAAATGATTGGTAATTCTGTATTATAAATATTTGTATTTTGTCTAATATAATAATTCGTTGATACTATATCACCATTTACATCTAATGTTTTTACGGGTTGAAGGGTATTTATACCTATTTTTGAATTTTCTAATATTGCTAAATTTGGTATTTCATTCTTAATATTCGATTTCTTTTTACCTGAATAAAAATAAATATTATTCCAGGCTGAATTGTTTTCTGTTAAAAATACAAGACTATTATCAATTTGTCCAGATATATCATTTAAATTTGTATGACCAATATAAGCTTTTGACGCAGTCACGGTAGATTTTGAACCATCATATAAAAATATTTGAAATTGTGATGTATTTGCTGATGTATGTTTATAAATATTAAAAAGGTTTGTAATATCTAATCGAGGTTCGCCTATATTTACAATACCACTAACATTCAAATTTGATGTTTGTGTAGGTGATTGAATTATTGTAGGTGGTGTTGTTAATTGCGGATTTGATTGTGATATAGCAGATAATAATGGTAAAATATTGCAACCATCTACTAATAATCCACCACTACTAGTAATATCAATAGTATTAACATTAATTACATGAGCCGTTAATACATCGTTAAATATAGCTTCAGAAGAAAAATTACACAAACGATTAAAATCACATACTACTGAACCATCATTATTAGCTTCTACTATGAAATTATCACTTATTGTTATATTTGATGTTATAATATTTGATGTAATTGTTGTATTTGTAATTTCAGCATCTCCATAAACTTTTAATTTATATTTATTAATTGGATTTCCAATATATAAATTTGATGTAAAGAAAAATTCACTTTGATTGAAATAACCTCCATTAATTTGATTTGCATTTAATGTTAAACCTGAATTTCTTAAAAATATAGTATCAATATTTACTGGTTTTTTTAAAACATAATCATATATTAATATCTTATTTGCATATAATGTTCCATTCACCAGCAATTCTGGATATTTTGTTTCAATACCAATAGTTGTTTTATTTATACCATCAAATTCATATGTTGAATATGTTATTTGTTCTGTTTGTCTGTCTAAATTAATTAATACTGACTTATTAACATCTAATACCATCGTTGGATAATTAGTAGTGTTATATGTAGGTAATTGACGACGATCATATGGAATGGTTGTTTTGTCTAAATATAAATTATCAATATCGCTTGTATCTTTACTAATATTGAAATGTATAGGCATTCCGACAGATGTTATAAAATGCATAGGAGCTTCATTCGTATTTCCTATAATACCACTACTGAATTTGGTAGTAATTAGATTTGTAACATCATTATTTTCTATCACAAATTGAATATTATTTATATTTCCATCACAGTGGCGGGATATCTTAAGAGGGTTTAAATTGTTATTGGCGTTATTGCTGTGTCCTAATACTAGATTATAATTTGTATAAATATTATTTTGTAAATAATCTCTTATTGGATAAAATAATAGATGTGATGATAATTTATTTAAAGTTTCTGCTAATGTAGATGCAGTATTTATACTATTAATCATTATATTCTCGGCGTGTATTATCCCATTACATACGATATCTCCATTAATTAATAAACTTTTATTACTTGTAGTTAATTGATTTCTGGTAGCGTTTATTCCTATGTGATTTTCGGCTACTATGAAATCATAATAATAATTTAGATTGTTAGTATCTGTAGCAGCAGATGATGGTATTTTTTCACCTACTGCTAAATAACTATTAATGAATCCATCACGTGTTAAATCTACATTTTTATAATCTACTAACCCTATACCAATCGAATCGATTTGTATTCTTGTATAATCCATTTATATTTAATTTTAATAAATATTATTTATATACAAGACTAATAAAAAAAATGATTATAATATAATTAATTATATTTATATATAATGTCTAAGAAAATGCTAGTTGCCGATATCGTTGAAATCATTAATGGTAATAATAAAATCACCAAAAAGAATTTATTAAAAAATGTTGAAAAAATTTATAATACTATTTATGATGTTAAGAAAAATCCATATAATGAATTTGTTAGAGCTCAAATGGCTAAACTAAAAGATTCTGAAATTCCAAATAAAGAAAAAATGGCTCATATTGGAAAATTATGGGCTGAAGAAAAAGCAAAATAATTTTCTTAAAGAAATGGAAAGATTATATGATCACTAACAGAAATAAAAATACCTATTATCGATTTCTTTTTTATGTCTAAATCAAATAAAAATAAATATTTATCATCTGGAAATGAATATTTTAAAAAAATAATGAAAAAATAAGTAATATATGAAAATTATATTTAAAATTATTTATTTTTTTATTTGCGTAGTTCATTATTATATTATAATTCCATTACGAATAAAAAAAAACTTTACTAGAACTTTTGAAAATAATGATTATAGCGATGGTGGTAATGGTTCTAAATCTGGTTTTTTATGAATATTATATAATTCAGTTAATTGTGTTTTTATTTGTTCTAAGCTTTCATTTATTTTTTTATGATTTTCTATCTCATTTGCATTTGCTTTATACGTATATAATAACAAATATTTAATAACATCTCGTAATGATTTATTTGTTATTGGTTTAGTTGGAGATAAATATTCTAACATATCATAATCTACTTTTGTTGGATTTGTATTTTTTACAAAATAATTATATATCTCATCATATAATAATTTATGTAATGAGTAATTAGTATCTGCTTTTGAATTGTCCAATAATGAATTAACAAAATTTTTTATATTCGAATCAGTATTCACGACTGAAACGTCTTTTATTATTGTATCTGCCATATCTAATATAAAATGAGATTATTTAATCTTTAATATCTAATACTCCATAATAAATTAATGCTTCTTTGCTCACATTATTTTCTGCATCCTTTTTAGTAAATCCTGATGCAGTTGCTATAGTATCATTCGACCTATTTTTAACACTATAACTAAATACTTTAACACTATCTTTAGTCGTTATTCCTAATTCACAGAATTTTGGCGTATCTTGTATTGAATGTTGCATATAAGATACAAGCATATCTTTATAATTTGTTTTTTGAATAATTAATTCGCTAATATCTATATAATTTTCAATAATATATATAATCCATTTTTCAGCTATATAATATCCGACCCCTGATATTGGCGTTAAATTTATTGTTTTAGGCATACTTACACGATCTGTTTGTGTTTGAAAATCGGTATATAATGCGCCAATAAATGCTTCTAATATATCCTCCATAATTTTATAATTATTTCTTCCGTTGGCTTCCTCAACTTGTTTAGAAATGATAGCAAATTTATTAAAACCTATTTCATTCGAAAGAAATCCTAACATTTTCCCATTTACTATTCGTGTTCTTATTTTAGATAAAAAGCCTTCATTTTGATCTGGAAAGCGTGAATAAAGATAATTAGCAACTACCATATTTAATATGGCATCTCCAAGAAATTCTAACCGTTCATATGACATATCTTGTAATGGAATACAATCTTTTGGACAGTTCATATTACCCGAGGTGAAATCCGCATTTTTCATAGTACAATATGATTTGTGAATAAACGCAGTTCTGTATAAATTAATATTATTATATTTAATTCCTTCTAATCCATTCATATCGAAAAACCGTCTTAAATCGCTATCTTTTAACATTTGATTTTGATTATTATATGGTAATTCGTCGGTTTGAATTACTTTAGTTTTATTGTGTATGCTTTCTATTTTCTTCATAATTCAAAAATATTATATGTATTTATTATCATTTTTTTATATGTTGGGAAATTTTTAATTTTTTCAAAAAAATGATTATATGGTTTTAAATTATAATTATGCATACTATGGCATCTTCAAAGCTCGAAATGTTGCTCATTAACGAAATTGAGAAGCGCATGAGAAAACATATGAAATCGTCTAGAATGGAATTGCTCATTCAAGCCGAAATTAAAAATCGCAAAAAAAAGCATGCAAGCGCTTTGAAGTATTTCTGCGAAAAATACAAATAAGCGAGCGGGTTGATATAAATGGCAAAATTAATTTTTTGTCATTTAAAGATTTTATTTATTATTATATATAAATGGATAAATATAAATGGTCATCATCCTTTATTTGCAACAATAAAAAACGCAAATTAAATTCTAAAAAAAATGAAGATGATGACGACGATGAGGAAACAATTCCAAATATTATTATTAACAAACAGTCTAATAATAGTATTTATAGTTGTGGTAATCATATTTATTTTAATAATGATATTGATTCAACTAGTGCATTTAATTTAAATAAAGAATTGCGTACTGTTGAATTAAAATTAAAATCATTTCAAATGGCTATGAATGTCGAACCTATGCCTATTTATTTACATCTAACAACGGATGGCGGTTCAATACATTCTGCTTTAAGTATTATTGATTGTATGAATTCCATCACATTACCTATTTATACGGTTATTGATGGTTTTGTCGCATCTGCTGGGACTTTGATTAGTGTTTGTGGTTGTAAAAGATTTATTGGTAAAAATGCTTATGTTTTATTACATGAATTAAGATCAGGTGTTTGGGGTAAAATGACATATTTAGAAGAAGAATTTAATAATTTTAAAAAAGTGCAAGAACATATTACTAATATTTATGTCGATAAAACTAATTTTTCTAAAAAGAAATTAGACAAATTACTAAAAAAAGATATTGAATGGAATGCAGAGGAAGCAATCGCTTTTGGCGTTGTAGATGAATATTATAATTAAAAAATGAATTTATTTTTTATTTATCCATTTTCATAATGGATTCTTTTTACGGTGATTGGATTAGTAGACGAAAATATTGGTTTTCTCAAAATGATGAAAATGATAAATATTTATCAGATACTTATGGTAATTTAATTAATTGCGATTTGATTGATAAACCTATATTGGCTATTTTAATTTATGACCAATTGACCAGACATTATTATAGACATGAATATAATAATCATATACTCATTTATTTTAATAGAAAAGCATTAGAAATTGTTGATAAATATAATAATCCATTATTTATTCAATATTTAAATATTGATGATTGGATGTTTTATATGTTGGTATATAGACATTCAAATATTAGAGAAAATTTATTATTTGTTATGAATGAATGTTGGAAACGTTCAGATATTCCTAAAAATTTTATTAAAGCTACTTATAATCGTGCTAATTTTACTGAAAATCTCGACTATTATAATTATCCTATTAAATTTGATAGAAGTATTTTAGATAATGATCCATTAGATAAAGAAATTCTTCAAAAACCATTATTTGATATTGGAAAATTTAATTTTAATAATGAAAAAATAATTATAATTAGTCTCTCAGGTGGCGTTGATTCAGTCGTATGTTTATATAATTTATATCATAAATATAAGAATACTAAATTAATTGCAGTTCATATTAATTATAATAATCGTAAAGAAGTAGCCGAAGAAGTAGGATTCTTACGATGTTTATGTTCTCTATTTGATATTGATTTATATGTTAGAAAAATTAGCGAAATTAATAGAAATGATTGTATGTTAAACGATTTAAGGGATGTTTATGAGAGTTATACTAAAAAAGTTAGATTTAATTCTTATAAATGTGCTGGTGGTAATAATCCAATAGTTATATTGGGTCATAATAAAGATGATTGTTTAGAAAATATTTTAACAAATATTGCATATAATAATAAATATGAAAATTTAATTGGTGTTGAATATATTTCTGTTATTGATAATATAACTTTTATAAGACCGTTAATCGATTTATATAAAAAAGATATTTATGACTTTGCAAATCGTCATAATTTACCTTATTTAAAAAATAGCACTCCTGATTGGTGTCAGCGTGGGAAAATTAGAACAGAAGTTAAACCAGTATTAGAAAAATGGGATAAAAGAATTATTGAAGGTTTATTTAATTTGAACGATATTATGAAAGATTATAATAAAACGATAAGTAATTTTAAATGTAATGATAATAACCATATTGATAATTTAAATATATCTAAATTTTATTGGAAATATGGTATATTTAATGAATATAAAATTCATATATCTAATAAATCGTTAGAATCGTTGATTGGTCGATTAGAAATATGGAAAAAAAAGTATGATAATTATGATATTAATGAAAAAGTTATTATTATTATTAGTAAAGAACTTAAATTAGAACTATTTAAAAAAAATGATAATTCATTTTCATACAATCTTATTAAACAATAATGGTTAATGAGATCGTAAATTACATTAATAATTATATTCATAATAATGAAGGTTTGAATATGATCGAAATTCCATATTTCGAAGAACCTGATTTAATAAATATTGTTTCTAATTATATCGGAAATAATATTATTGTAGATGATGTAATCATTATTGATACTTATCACATATATATCATAAATAATAAAAATATGAATGTATGGACTATATATATAGTTGATAATGAATTAATAACTCCGTCTGGACCATTATAAAAAAATGATTTTTATTTTTTAAATTAATAATTATAAATAATCATTATGGGAGGTGGTGAAAGTGTTTATGTTCAAGATCAAGAAAAATTCGTAAGAGCTAATATTGATAGATATAAGGCTGTATTACCTGATCGATTATCTAGAAATCAAATTGCTGGAAAATTGAGACAATTATATGCAAATTCAGATACTTGCAGAGATAATCACGATTCCTATATTTTAAGCCACGATTGGGTTGAAGCTAAGAAAAAAATAACTCCTATTTATGCCAATATTAGAGAACAAAGAGGCGAGAGAAGATATAGACATTAAATAAATGAATTTCTATTTTTTATTTCAACCATTCGATTAATGTCACTTATAATTTTTCCATAAGTACTACTTTTCTTATGTAAATCATAATAATATTTATTGTCTTTATTTTTTAATATTTCATATGCTTTTGTTACTTCTTGAAATATTAATTTCGCCTCTGAATTATTTGCGTGTTTATCTGGATGATATTTGACTGCTAATTTGCGATATGCTGTTTTTAATTCAGATGAAGTTGAAAATGGTGATACTCCTAATACTTGATATATTTGATTTAAAGCAGGTTTATCATAATTTGGTATAAAAGCACTAAATTTACGCACTTTTGCGGCTGGTTTAGGTTCTTTCGGGGCTTTTGGTATTCGTTCTTTTGGTACTCGTGCTTTCGGTAATTTCTCTTTTGGAGCCTTTGGAGCTTTTGGCTCTTTTGGAGCCTTTGGAGCTTTTGGCTCTTTTGGAGCCTTTGGAGCTTTTGGCTCTTTTGGAGCCTTTGGAGCTTTTGGGGCTTTCGGTTCTCCATTCATTTTTTTAGCAGTTGGACCATCTTTTTTTACACATCGACCTTTAGGGCTTAAAATTTTACCGGATGGGCATTTTTTAGGTTCTTTTGGAGCTTTCGGTTCTTTAGGTTTTGATGCTTTCTTAGCAGTAGGTTTATTTACACATTTTTCAAATGTAATAATCTTAAGTACTTTATCAGACGGGCAACTTTTCATATTCTAATATATAAATATAAAAATAAACGCACTTATAATTTTAATACATTCGTTGTTTGTAATACAAATTCTTCTTTGTATATTGGATATTGGGGTTCAATAGTAATTTCTCGTTTTATTCCCCAAAAATATAAATCTTTTGATGAACTATTATAATAACTGTCATATGATGAAAATAATTCTTTTACTTTTAATGCTTTTTTTAAATCTAATTCTGTTAAATTTTTATAATAATATTTAATTAAATTATTATCTTTTTTTTCTAAATAATCTAAACGTCCATTTGACGCACAAGTAAAACAAAATAACCCATTCGGTTTTAACATCTTATATATTTTTTTTAATGTCTCGTGATAATCGGGATCATGTTCAAAATAATTACTAGATATTATCGTATCAAATGTATTTTCATATGGCAAATCTTTGGTTTTTTCCATATAATTACCATAATAATCACAATCTTCAAACAAATAATTATTATTATTTATATTATCAGATCCTACATCTAATACTTTTTTATTTATAAAATATGTTGGTAATATTGTTTTTACGAATGATAAAAACTTCTTTGCTTCTTGATGCATTATTTAAATGAATATAAATATATTATGTTTTAAATCTTAAGTAATTACTATAATTAATATTTCTATATGTTTTAATAAATACAATATCATACTCGTTCCATATTATATTATAACAGTTATTACCAACGATATCATCCAAATATTCTTTATCAAAATTGCTAGTTTTTCTAAAATCTACATTTTTATAATATGGTATTAAACATCCAATATTCCAGTTATTTTGTAATATTAAATATGACATATGAATTTCTTTATTAAGTATTGTTAACATATAATCACTATATATGTTTGTTAAACTAAATATTTCTTTTTGAATTAAAAATTCTAAGGTTTCTTTATTCATAGAATATATAAATGATTGGACGTGTGGATTAATCTCTCTATTTGTATTAATTTTTACATACTGATTACTAATACAAGTATTAATAGAACTTCCAAATAATTTAACATCCTCATTCAAACCTTCTAAATAAATGTCAGTCCATATTTTAGTATTATATAATGGTAATATAGGACCAATTACAGATGAATTTACAAATATGAAATATTCATAGTTTTTATATAAATCATCTTTTAATATTCCTTCACTCCATCCGCCAAAATCATAACCAATATTATCACGATATAATCGTTTAACATAATTAGGACATTCATATTTTACATTTTTATTATTTGCAATCATTATAAAATCAACATTTTCATCATAATATATTGCATTTTTTATAAAATATTCAACATTAGCATTATATTCATGAAATACATATAAAACTAATAATTTTTTTGTCATTATATAATGCTTAAAAATATAATCTTTATATAATATGAAAACGCGTATTTATATTTTAGCTTATAATGATGAAACGTTTGAATATGCATCTAATTTTTATAAAGAATACGAATGGGCTAAAGTTATACGTATAACAACTTCTATTTTATTTGAAAGTATAATATTTGATGAATGGTTATTAGACAATTATGACGATTGGAAGGATTTCGATAATATTGGTTTTTTATCTTGGAAGGCTGATAAAAAAATACCTATAAATTCTGTTAATAATATTATAATGCAAATTAATAAATATGAACCTGATTATGATGTTAAACCATTATATCCATTAAAAACTAATGAAATATATTCATTCAATCTTGGTTATAAAATATTAGATATTGTATTTACTAAATTAAATTATCCTGATAAATATGTTTATGGTATTTTTAAAAAATTTTATTGTAATTATTGGATTACTAAAAGAGATACTCTTTTAGAATTTATTAAATTTTTTAAAAAATGCAAAGAAATTATTGATACTGACGAAGAAATACAATCTATTATATGGCATGATGCGCGTCATTCTGGTTTAAATAAAGAAGAATTACTTAAAATATTCAATAAACCTCATTATTGTTATCATCCTTTTATATATGAACGAATTCCATTTTTTTATTTTCACGGCAAAAAATTTATTTAATATATAAAGCTTTCTTTTTTTATTTTATATATATGAAAACACGCATATATATTTTAGCTTATAACGATAAAACGTTTGAATATGCCTCTAATTTTTATGAAAAATATGAATGGGCTAAAGTTATACGTATAAAAACTACTGTTTTATTTGAAAGTATTATATTTGATGAATGGCTATTAGATAATTATGACGATTGGAAAGATTTCGATAATATTGGGTTTATATCTTGGAAAGCTAATCAGCGAATATGTATAAATGCTTTAGATAATGTTATTAAACAGTTAAATGAAAATGATTATGATTATGATATTAAACCATTATATATATTAGAATTTAATGAATTAATATTGGATGTTAATATAATTAATTATAGAATAGTGGATATTATATGTACTAAATTAAATTATCCTCATAAATTTGTATATGGTAAATTTATAAAATTTTATTGTAATTATTGGATTACTAAAAGAGATACTCTTTTAGAATTTATTAAATTTTTTAAAAAATGCAAAGAAATTATTGATACTGACGAAGAAATACAATCTATTATATGGCATGATGCG